TGAATATAAAAAATATTATAAGAGGATTAATAAAGGAGGCAATAAACAGGTCATATGGAAGTATGAATGATTTGGCAAAATACAGGGATATAAATTTAGATAGTCCATCATCATTATCAAAGGCTAGGAGTAGTCAGGGATTAAAGGTAAGTGACGTGGGTGATTTGTCAAAGAACATACCATTTAATAAAAAGATGGAAAGGTTATATGGTATGATATTGGGTTATATGGCAAATAAGTTTAAATTAAAGAGGAATTCAAAGGATATAAGGGAAAGGGGAAATGAGTTAAAGGAGTTTATAAAGAATTTTTTAACAAGGGATGAGGTTGAGAGTTTTTATTATAGGTTAAATAGATTTAATAGAAATGCAAAAGAGTTTAAGAGGATATGTGAGCAGTTTATAAATTACATGCAGAGTGGAGAGATGAGTGATACAGATGTATATGATAAGGTTAACATGGGTGATGAGGATAATGATTTAGCATTTAAGCCAAGGGATTATGCTCCATATGAGGGGGAATTTGAAAAATATGTAAAACAGTTAGAAAAAAAGATTATGATAAGTGATGAGATTTTAAAAAACATTAGTTATGGTTTAGTACAACCTGGTGATATAAATATGGCAGTAACATATGGGTTATTAAATGAAAATGAATTTAAGAGTAAACTTAATTCAGAAAATCTTCTTTCTAGATATAATACTACTAGTAGTACATCGGGAAAGGAATGGAAAAGGATATCAGATATATTTAATGAAATGGTTCGTGATAATTTAACAAAGTTAAATAATCAATTAAAAAATATAAAGAATAGGATGATGTAAGAGATTATAATATATTTTTCTTTTTTTGATAATACAATTTATGATAATCTTTACGGTTATCATTTATTTTTTTATAGTAGTCTTTATTGAAATTATATTTAGATTTATTTTCTTCTCTTATTAGTTTTTGACAATCTTTGCAATAGATTGTTAGGTTATCTTTTTTAGATTTATCAATTGTGAAATTGGATAAGTCTTTTGATACTAGACATTTTTTACAGAGTTTCATTTTTATGATATTTTTCTATGTACTCATGCAATGAATTTAAATCTTGACATATAAGATTTTTATTTTCATCCCATGCTTCTAGTTTTCTTTTTCCATAATCATTTTCATAGATAAACCAATTAATCCAATCTTTACCATATTCATTATAGTGTGATGCTATTGATATATCAAATAATTTTTCCACATCTGACATTAGTTCAAATTTACCTTCATAGAAATCAAAACCTAGGTCATGTAGTTCGGATAATTTATCTGAAAATGCTTTATACTTTTCTAGTAGATTTTCTAATTCTTTTAGTTGCATTCTTTTTTCTTTTTAAGTAATTCGTAAAATAATATATAAGATGACATTGATAAAATCAATATTCCAATAAAAAAAGTATAATAAATTATAATGCTTTTAATCAATAGAACCATTAAGTTTCAATGCCCTTGCCATTCTTGTCATACCGATACCTGCACCGAATCTTTCAAAGAAGTCATGTTTAAAGAAATCTTCTAATTCTTTTTCTACTCTATCTTTACCAAACAGTTCAAATAGTTTTTCACTATATTTACCATTCTCAATTGTATAGAACATTTCTCTCATTTTTTCCACATTGCAACTTCTTTCAGCAGAACCGATTGTTTCTTGACCATAAAGGATAACATCAACTTTATTAAAAATTCCGTTATCATTATGTTGCATATTCCAAAATGGATTAGTTCTTAGAGGAAAGTTTTGCAAAGATACTACTGGACCTTTTTCTTCCCACATTTTTGTTTCATGTTCATTTTCAAGGATATCAACTCCACCATATTCTTGACAGACATCATCATAGTTTACTTCGATTGGTTTATCAAATCCAAGATGTTCTAGAAGTTCAGCTTCTAATTGAACCATATCTTTCATTGTTCCTTTTGATTCAAATTCAAACATTGGGAAGATAAGTTCATGTCTACCTTGGATTGGATTTTTTTCTTGTCTGTAAGATGTGGATACACAAAATACACCATCCCAAGTTGGGTTTTTCAAAAGTTCATATTCCAACCACATTTGACCTGTTTGCGGTAGAGGCCAAATTTGATTTGTATATTCAAATTGTGTTATTGAGTGAGGGTTTTCACAAGCAGCTAAGATTGATAATCTTGATTGTGTTGGTACTTCAATGAAGTTTTTCTTTTGGAAGAATGTTCTTAGTTTGTTCACCGATTGGTGATAGTCTAGGGTATTATACATAATTCTATTTAATTAGTTAGATGAAGATAGAGATTGATTAAAGATACAATAAAATTTATTATTGAAATTATCAATAGTATTTTTGTTTTGTTAAGTCTTTTATATTCTCCTCTATAAGGATTCCATTCATGTTCATAAAAAAATTTAAACATTCGTATCATCTTCTTCTTGGCTATGATATTGTTTCCAAATTTCCATTACCTTATCCATATCAACTTTATCGGTAAGGTTATTATCATCTAGGAATTCATCAAGGTTTTCGATATATTCTGCACTAAAGTCAAATTCATCATAGAAGTTACCTTCTTTAAATTGCCATTCCCAATAAGTGCATTCATCATCAAGTATACAAACACCATCTTCATTATATATTTGTTCACCTGCAAAGTTCATACCTTGTTCTTCATAAGTGATTCTTGCAAAAACTTTATAGACATGACTAATTATACCAGTAAGTTCAGTAACAGGACTCCAAGCTGAATCACCTTGAATAATTAATTGACCTTCACTAATAAAAGGTTCTTCGGGAGTAAACCATTTAGGATGTTCTTCTCTAAAATCGTAGTCTTCATAAGAATCAATAAAGACTTGTTCACCATTAAAGATTTCTTTATAGTTTTCATAATTCAAACCAGTTTGAGTTAAAGGTGTGAGTATATCTCTAATTTTATTAAGGATTTCGATATCACCTTCAACGGTGATAATATTATAACAATTATTTGCCATTTTGATATTTATTATGTTCTTCTATTGTTAAGTATTGTGTATCTCCATTCTCAACTTGGATAAGGACACCAATAATTTGTCCTTTTTCTTTAACTAAGTTAATTATTTGGCAATTCATAATCTAGCATTTCTAAAAGTCTAGGTTTGGTTTGATTTCCCAATAACCTTTTATATTCTTTTCCTTCCTTAAAGGAAATAATTGTTGGAACTGACCTAATACCATATTCAATACAAAGTTGTGCTTCGGTATCAGCATCAACTTTATATACAGGAACTTCAGTAATAGTTTCAAGAGTAGGTGCTAACATTTTACAAGGACCACACCAAGTGGTTGAAAATGCGATAACACAATCTTCATTGATTGCGTTTTTAAATTCTTCTGAATTAATGATTTTCATATTCTAAATATAATACGTTTTTTTATAAAAATAACTACTTATAAAAAAATAATTATGAGAAAAAAAATTAATTTAAATCAGTTTAAATCTTTAGTAAAAAATATTATTAAGGAAGAGCAGAATAATTTCGAAAAGAAAAAAACTGTTAGGATTACGGAAAGCCAACTTAGGTCTGAAATCAGAAAGATGTTAAGGGAAGAATCAAATTTAAATGAAATCGATTTTAAAAAATTAGGACTTGGTGCTGCATTAGCAGGAGGGTTATCAACATCAAGTATGGCGCAAGATGTAGAACCAAAAGGTAAATGGAATTTTCCATCTTCGTATAGTAAAGAAAAATTAATGGTTGATAGTAATTCGATTAATTTTAAAAATGCTGAACAAGTAGATGATATAATGGAAACTATTTTTAATCAATCTAAGTTTATAGATTCAGCAATTCAATTAAATATTGATTATAATAATGTAGAAAGACTTAGAAATCTTATTGATAATAGAAATATTGGTCAAAGACCTGATTTAATAAATCAAGGTATTGGTGATATAATTACACCTGAAGTAATCAATGATTTAAGAAACCAATTTTCACAAATGATTATTGATTCTTCTAGATTTGGTGGTAAAAATGTTAGGGGTATTTTCCAAGTACCAAGTGGATATCAAGGTGAAGAAAAAGGATTTAAATTGTTTTTACAAAGATTAAAGTCTGCATTTGGTTCAGATGTAGTTTTACCTATTAAAAATGTAACAATGAGTGATGATATATTAAAAAAATTCCTTTTTAAAATATTAATAGGAAGAAATAATTCTAGTCTTGATGTAAGTAAAGGACCAAGAAATACAACCCTTATAAAAAGTGGTTATTAATAAGATTTAAAAATATATAATCAACTATAAATTTAAAATAGAAAAGGTCTGAAATTCAGACCTTTTTTTATTCCCAATAAATATTTTCTCCTCTCTTATAAAATTTTAAATTTTCTCTTGCTTTTTCATCAACGAAGTGTTTATCATTATAAACAACATAATTATTTGGTAATAAAGCAAATTGACCTGAATCTAATTGTATTAGGTTTAATGGTTTATGTTCTTGTGGATATCTTGAATAACCATCTGTCCAATCAATGATAATACCTGTATGTCTACCTTTTGCTTTAAAAGGTCTTAAAGTATCTGCTTGAAGACCTTCAAGCATAGTTGAATAAAATGTTTCCATATTATCACCCATAGCTGTCCAAGGCATTAAATCTTTTCTATCAATAGAAAAGTCTTCAGTTGTAGATAATGCATGGATAGGTAAACCACTCCAATTAGCACCTGATTCTAAAAGAACATGACACATTAATGTTTGATATTCTTTACAGTATATACCATGCCATACACCTTTGGTAATACCTTTGGGCATATTTGGACCTAAGAATTCATTCTTAACATTAACATAAAAATGAAAAGGTAGATTTGAGTGTTTACCCATAATTAAGATGTATAGGGTGTATATTTAGTACCAAACACACCTTTTGATGCTTTTAATATTTGACCTCTTTGTGGTCCATCTGTATTATATGATACATGTAGCCAACTAGGATTTGTTTCATCGCCAAATTCCCAAATAAGCTGGTCAAAGTCTAAATTATCTTTAATCCAATTAAATATATCAGCATTGGTAATTTTAGAACCACTACCATCCATATCAATATCAATTGCTTCTCCTTTAGAGTGTTGAGAAGTTTTAGATGCGCCTGGAGTTACTTTATTTAAAGCTTCACTCCTATAACCTGAAGTAATATGAATTGGTGTATTAAAGTGTCTTCTAATAGGTTCAAATATTTTTTCAGCCAACACTTTCATATTTTGAATATGTTGAGGAGTTGGTTCATTACTAACACCTTTTCTTTTAGCAGTTGAGTTTCTTGTCATCTCAAAAAGTGCAAGATTTTTTGATAAATTCATATGCTATATTTATCTTAAATAGTAGCCAGGGCAAGATTTGAACTTGCTTTGCACCACCCTTCTCAGGTTAGGACAACCATTCATCCCATTATGTGCCTCCTGACTATTTCCCCACAATGAGATTACTTGTGAGTAGTTATTTCGGTTTTCTATTTCTTAAAAACCTGTGAGGCATCCCTCATGAAAACATCCACACTACTAGGAGGGTTTGTGCTTTCCCTTTATTCCTATGAAAGAGGCATTAACGATGTCCTCTTTAGTACCGATTCCATTGTTTAAGTCTTGGATTAAAGACTCTGACTATCTCTTAGTCATTGTGACTCTGATAGGATTCGAACCTATGACCTACTGCTTAGAAGGCAGTTGCTCTATCCAACTGAGCTACAGAGTCTTATGTATCAGAGAAGGGAATCGAACCCTTACGGCATTGCTGCCACAGGATTTTAAGTCCTGCATGTCTACCAGTTCCATCACTCTGACATAGTGTTTTCACAGTTCAAATATATACTTTTTTTTATAATTTTACTATTTACAATAAAAAAATGTCAAAAGATTTTCAAAAAAGGGAAAGGTTTATAGAGTCTTGCAATTCATTAATGTTAGAATTGGAGAATAAAGATTTAAATGAAAACATTTTTAGTGATTTTTCTAATCAATTATTTGACAATATAAAAACTGTAAAGGAAATAGGTGATTTTTATAAAAAATTATTAACAAATAATAAAGCGTTACAATATTATTTAAGTCAAATAAAAGATTCAATTGTAAGAAATATTAATAAGATTAATAATGATTATTTAAATAAATTTTTAACAACATTAAATAATACAGCTAGTTTAAAAAATTTAGTATATTTATCAGTATTAGCATGTACAACATCTTTTTATATTAATAACTTTACAAAAATACCTGATTTAGTAAAATGGTTTGATGGGATATTACATTCTCAATTAATGAATAATATTACTCTTGATTCTATATATCAATTTTTTGAAATGTTAATTAAAATAGTTGGAACTATTGCTTTTGTATATAAAGTTTTAATAGAACCATATAAAAATCAGATAATAAAAAATATAATTGGTAATATTAATTTAAATAAACAAAATACAATGACTGAATCTAAATTCACTAATTACAATAAAAGTAATATGAAAAAAGTTTTAATTACAGAATCTCAATTAAAAGCAATGGTTCGCAAAATGTTAATGGAGCAAACAGCAATGGGAGGTACACCTATTGGTAGTACAGGATTTGCACCACAATCATCTCTTTCAACAGCAGCTTTAAAACAAAGTACTACTAGTCAAACACAAAGAAATACACAACAGAAAAAAACTTTAACACAAGTTGATACACCTTCTGAATTTAATGGACAATTTATAACTTTAATGCAAGGTGTTGACCAAAAAAAATATGGTCCTCAAATAATGCCTAAACAAAGATTATTAACTAGTTTAAGTACTTTATTAGGTCAAATTGGTTATAAGTAATCAAAACTATATCCATTGTGTACAAATGGTAAGTTATCACCATCTTTAACGCAAGATACATTTGCAAAGATTGTTATATATTCATTTAATTTAAACATGCCATTGTTTAAATTATCACCATTGTCATGAATATGACCAAATATCATATATTTAGGTTTTACTTTTAAAACTTTTTTAAGTAAAGCAGAACATCCTACATGTTCATGATTATTTTTATCTCTTGATGCAGAATCTAAAATACCTTTAGGAGGACCATGAGTAATTAAGATATCTGTATCATCAGGAATTGAATCCCAAATTTTTCCAAGTTTAGCCCTTGTGCGATTAAAAGCCCAATTATGATATTCGGGAGTATATGGAGAACCAAATATTTTAATTCCTTCAATCTCAATAGATTCATGTTCAAGGTAGATAATACCTCTATTTTTAAAATCTTTTTTAGTAATGAATCTACTTTCAATAGAAGTATCATGATTACCAGCAATAATCACTTTATATTTAACAGGTTGTTGTTCAAGCCAAATTAAAAATAAATTAACTTCATTATGGTTCATTGCAGGAAGTTTTATATTTGAAAAATCACCTGCATGAATAAGCATATCAGTACCTTCAGGTATTTGAACTTGCTCATGCTTTCCATGAGTATCTGAAATTGCAAAGATTTTCATAAGGCAAAGATAAAATATTTATTTATGAAAATGAAATATTTCCCATTTTCCATCTAGTGTTTCAACTAAAGCTGTACAGTTTTCGCACCAATCTCCTGAGTTCATATAATTTTCTTTTAAATCAGGTTGATGTATATGACCACATACTGCTATATCACAATTTTTTAATTTAGCTAAATTAATAGCATTGTCTTCAAAGTCATTAATAAAATTAACTGCGCTTTTTATTTTATTTTTTATTTCTTTTGAGATTGAGTAATATGGTAGATTTCTTTTTTCTCTATACCAATTATACTTTCTATTAAGCCATAATGCAATATCATAGCCAATTGAACCAATTACGGCTAACCATTTTATTTTTGTTATAAAAATATCAAGAACATCACCATGAAAGATATAAAGTTTTTTATTATTAGAATCTGTTAATATATATTCTTTTAATAATTTTATATTAGGTAGATGTAGGGGTTGAAATTTATGTAAGAAATCATCGTGATTACCTATTAGATAAATAACTTCTTTTTTCTTAGCTATTTTTAATATTTTATTTATAAATTTTGAATGAGATTCTTTCCATTTGCCACCTCTTTTTAATGACCACATATCAATTATATCACCATTCAATATTAATCTTTGACAAGTGTTTTCATCCAAGAATTTTAAAACATCTTTTGTTCTTGATGCTTTTGAACCTAAATGAACATCAGATAATATAATTGTTTTAAATTTCATTTAAATAAAGATATTTTTATTTAAATAGAAAGTAATTCATTTAAAAAGGATTATCAACATATTCAACAATTTCATAATTGTGTTCATCAAATGGAATTGTTATACTTGTTATTTTTAATTCTTTTTTATTAACAGTATCAATAATACTAACTAGTTTAGATTCTAATGCTTTTGGTGCTTGTATATTACCATAACCTTTGAATTGGTTTATTGTATATTTAGGATTTTTATCATTAGAAAGCCAACTTTTACCAAATCTAATTTCTGCCGTATATCTTCTATCATTATATTCAGTTGTTAGAATACAACATTCACCTCTATTAATATTACTTGAATAACTATTCACGCAATGTTTTTGAGTAAGACTTTCAAATAAAAGTTCTTTACCTGTTTTAATAATTTTAAATTCTTTTGGTAAATACTTTTCTAATATAAGATATTTATCATCAACATGAATTGGTTTTGCTTTCATCTTATCAAGATTATCCAATAACATTTTATCATGTTGTTCTTTGATATTATCTTTATTCAAAGAAAAATTAATCTTTTGATTAACATCGTTTGCTATCTTTATTAAATCATCAAGATAAGTTTTATAATCACTAGGTACAACATCAATACCATTAATTTTTTTAAGTTCTTTAAAATTATCAATATAATTGATTGGGTTTTTGAATATTGGTACAACTGACATTATTTCATATATATCATCAAATGATAAACCTGCAAATTGTTTATGTGATAAAGGTTCATCAATGGTTTTAATTTTATTAATAAACTGTTGAAGATTGGAACAAGAACCGTATGATGATTTGGTAAAGTTATTTTTTTGAGATAAGACTGGTGTTACTCTTTCTCTTTTTATTTCCAAATGATTTTCACACCATTCATTCTTTTTATTATTAAAAAGAAGTTTTTTACTTAATTGATTTTGGTCAGGATTAAGAATTAAACCAAAATAATTAAAAGGGAAATTTTTAATATTACTCAATGAAAGCCAAACTGTAGTTTTTTTTGATGGTAGATTAAATTTTATTGAACCACTTGGTGAAATAAAAACAAATGATACATTCCTTTTAGATGGGTAACAAAAATATTCATACCCTTCTTTTCTCATTTTAAGATGTTCACCTGAAAAAGAAAGTCTTCTACTTTTAAATTCAGTAAGAGTTAAAATAATTGAATGACCTTTATCTGTTACATGATGAAATGCACTATAGAAAGTATTATGAATATTATCACCCCCCTTTTTTAAATATTTCTGATAATTATTAAATCTCAAATCATATTTATTAGATTCATCAACGATAGTGGTATCATCATTCTCTAATACATTAGAATTGGCTGATTTAGCAAATATAACTGAAAGATTATAAAGTTCTTGAGCAAGGTCTAGAATGGGGAAACGAAGATTATTGTTCATAAGATTTTTAAGTTTAGACAAAAATAAAAAAAGCCTTTGAGAATTCCAAAGGCTTTGTGAAAAAATTTTAAACTTTTAAGGCTCTATATCTTTTTTTATTATAAATTATATGTGATGCTCTTTCATCAATATTATAATATCTTTCAATATTTGTGCAGATACAACCACCTGTTACCTCATCATCTTCTCTTAAATCATTTTTAATTTTTGATAAATTAAAATTTCTGATAAGACCTTGCCTACCTAATATCCTACTAATAGTTATTAATTTCACTTATTTATCTTCAAGTCTTTTTCTTTCAGTTTCTAAATCCCTATTGATAGCTTTATCAGTATCAAACTTTTCAGGATAACGAACCATAAGTTTATTAATGTTATTTGTCAATGATTGATAAAAATCAAAATTAAGATATGTTGATAAAATATAAATTTTAATCATTAATGATGAAATATTCTTTTTTGGTTTTATTGATAGTCTTACAAATTCAATCAAATGATTTACATATTCAGCATCAGTATATGTTGGTTTTTGACTTTCCCATAATGCTTCAGGCATTACAGGTAAAGTAATCTTATTAATTCTACAATAGTTTACTGCATACCAAAATACATCCCCTATTAATTCTTCTTGAAGATTTACATAGTCAATATCTTTCTTATATGCAATCTTCTTTTTATATACATCAATTGCTTCAGCAAGTTCTGTAATCAATCCCATTTTCATATGGAGATTATTAAGTTTCTTATTTCCTAAATCAGCACAAGTTCTTTTAGCAAGTTCTTGATATTCCTTTATTGAGGAAATTTTGTTTTCTAGTTTATTCATTTTTTAGTTTATTTAAAATATATTCTATTGTTAGGAAATCATCCACAATAACTTTCTTAAATCCTTTATTATCCTTTATATAAGTTATGCAAAGTTGATGATTGATTACATCGTTAAATATACGACAATAAATTTTATTTTCATCCAAAAAGTCAGGATTTAATACTTTATAAAGGGAAGTTGGGGAAACCCAATAGTATTCCCCAATTTTTATATCTGCTGAATTTTTAAGTTTTTCCATTAAAACCCAAATGCAGCAAGACTATGTTGAAATGGGTTACCTTCAATGTTTTTAACACATTGAAGCATCTCAGCTACTACTTCCCTAGTCTCTTGTTGAGCATCAGGTTTTAAACGAAGATTGCAAAGGTGAACAAATGCTTGAAAAGAACCTGTCCAAATAAATGTTGTATTAAGATTTAGTGGTAAGATAGTCCTGGCTTGTTCCTTTGATACACCAAGTTCAATAAGTTTTTCATAAGCACCTTTACAACGCTCAATGATATCTGCTTCAATAATAGAAGCCATTTCTTGATTTTCAATTGGACCATCACTACCTTGTTTAGAAGAAGCGGATTGTCTTCTCCATTCAGTAACCATTGTATATGTATCAGAGAAGTCTACATAACGACCTGATATAGAATTAGCTACCCAACCAACTTGATGTTTGAACAATTGTCTTTCAACATAGATTGGGCAATTAATTCTAAATTGCATATTAGTATGTCTGAATGGTGAGGTGTGACCATGCTTTGCAAGATAGTTAATTAATTTAATATCTTTATCTGTGAATTCATCAGATTGTTTTCCGTATGACACTCTTGCGACATTGCAGATTGTGAGGTCATTTCCGTAGTGAGATAATAGTTCTGCTTTCATAATGCAAATATAAAAGAAAACCCCTGATTTCTCAAGGGTTTTTTAAAATTTATCTTCTTCTTTTTTTAGATTCTTCTAATTGTGGCATATTAGAATATTTCTGAATTAAATCACTAGAACTCCATCGTGCATTATATTCAGGTATAGTTTCTTTTATTTTATCAAGTAAAAATGTATCATTTGGTGATGCACCGTTTATTTCAATATATGCATTACTATTACCATTAACCCATCTTTTTCTATCTCTATCGTACATAACATACATACCTTTTTTTTCAGGATTTAACCAAAAACCACTTGGAGAAAAACTACCTTCAAAATCATTAATGTGGTTAATTGTACCTTGAATATTTTGATTTTCATTTGTTCTTAAATTTGTAACTATTAATTTAATAGGTTCACCATCTAAATTAATAACATTTTCACGGTGAAATTTTTTATCATTTGGATTCATTTCTTCTTTAATAATTTTTTTTACAACAGATTTAAATGATTCCAAAGTTAATCTTTTAGTTTTCATATTATAATTTTATTATAAATAGTTTAATTAACCAAAGATACAAATTCTTCAAAATTTACACTAAATGGTAGTGTATGTGGGTATAATTCAAAAACTTTCATTATAGTATAGTATAACATATAAAATACGCTATTTATGAAAAAGAATAAATGGCTAAATCAGAACTTCAAATATTTGGTAATGGTAAAAGACCTGAATCATTACAAAAAAATATCTATAAGATAGATTCACCGTATGATTTAAGGGATGATGCCGTAACTAAAAGTTTAAATTTATTACAAAATATAACAGGATATGATTATAGAAATAATCCTGTTATTGATATTGTTGAAAGATTAATTGATGCAAAGAATAGTGATTTAGTTAAAATAGGTGGAGAACGATTACTTGTAGAATTTGGTAGAAGAGCAGGAAATAATATATTGGGTAAATTCATACCAAGTCCAACAAATTTTATAGATGATTTAAGAAATATTTTTAAGAAAAAAACTGATGCAAGTATAACTGATATAACTAAAGACCCTAGTAGGACAATTTTTGATAGAGTATTACAAAATACAATAGGTTATAGGGAAAATGAAAATTTTTTAAATAAGGAATATAGTAAATATGATAATACAAAAACATCTGACATAAATTATAATTATTCAGGTGATATGATTAAAGAGAAAATACAACAATTAAATAAAAAATCTGTATTTTCTACTTATAATTCAAAATCTTCAAAAGTTGAATTTGAAACACAATCTTTAGTTTTTAGAAATACATATAGTGAAGATTTTACATCTAGCTTAGAAACAACAAATAATTTAACTGAAACATTTACAAAAAGTTATTTTCAACCATATGAAAAAGAAGAAAGTAAATTAATTAAAAATTATAATTTAGAAAAGAAAAATATAGAAAAAGAGCAAGGTTTTGGTAGTTTAAATAAAATGGATGGTTTTAGGACTGATAGAACTACATTAGGTCCACCAAAAATTTTATCTGTTGAAAATATTGATACATATGTTTATGATAGTGATGAAACAAAACAAAATGATGTTAATAAAAAATTTGGTGTAAGAAGAGGATTGGTTTATTTTACATCTAAACTTGCAAAAGAAAATCCAATCATAACACATAATCAAAAAATTATTAGTACTGATTCAAGTGTAAATCCACCTATAAAATATTATAAAGGTAATGGAGAATGTAGAACATTTACACTTTATGACCAATATGATAATTATGATAGACTTATAAGATTTAGAGGTAATAATGAAAAAAATTCAGTATTGAGAGATAGTGTTTTACCAAGAATTGCACCAATTGTTGGTGTCAATGAAGATAAATATAATTATTTTTTCACAATGGAAAATCTTGCATTAAAAGATGATGTTGAAGAATGTGAGAAAGGACCAAACGGTGGAAGATGGATGTGGTTTGCACCATATGATGTAAAGATATCTGATAATAATTCAGTCAATTGGTCGGATATGAATTTTCTTGGAAGACCTGAACCATTATTTTCATATCAAAATACTGTAAGAACTTTAAGTTTATCATTTAGATTACTTATTGATACGGTTAAAGATATGCAAGATTTAGAACCCACTATTCAAAATTATTATAACTATCTTTATGAATGTGGTCAATTAGTTTTTAAAACTGTAAATGAAAATAAAAATGTTCTAGTAACAGGTGAAATTCCAACAAGTTCAACAACAAAAACAACATTTAGAAGAGATGATAAAGCTAGATATCATTTTAAAAATGATGGATTTGTTATTAATGCTACAACCCCTGTTTATTCAACAGGTGGTGAATTAGCAAATGCATCAACAGAAAATAATAGTTTTATATCTGAACTTGATGAAATTGTAGATTTTTTAAAACAATATATGTTAGAACCTCAATGTACAAAAATTGAGATGAGTTTTGAAGGGTTTGCAACTAGATTGATTACACAAACATTAAGTCAAAATGATGCAAGAATATACAATCGTGCATTAGGTATGAGAAGAGCAGATAACTTAATGAGAAATGTTATAAATAAATATAATCAAGTTAGAGGTGATGCTCCTGAAATTAAAACAAGTGAATTTTCAGATTTAATGACAGATACAACTACGGTAGGTGGTCAAGTTGTTAATAGCGTATTTATTGATACAGGACAAGTTGGTATTAATGCTAATAAAACATATACTCAAGTAATTAATGGTAAAAATATAAGTGTTAAAATAACAACAACAGGTGCTGATAGTGACCCTAAACCTGTTGATAATGACCCAAATCAATTAAATATAAACGATACTAGTAGAATAATACAAAGATTTGCAAAATTAGATGCGATTGTTGCAACTGTTGATGTTATTACAGAAAATAGGAAAGTAGATACAACAACAAAAATAGTTGAACAAAAAATACCTGCTGATGAAGTAACTCAAAGACCTGAACCTTGCGATACTAATAAAAATTTACAATTTGAGTATATTGATGGTGCAAATAAATTCCCAACAGGATTTGAAAAATTAAATGTATTTACACCATCATTTAATAGTCAAACACCGTTTGATTTTACAAAACGTTATATATTCTTACATCAATTAACAAGGCCATCTAAATTAAAAGATAAAAACTTAACAAAAACTGATAATACTGTATTTGGTAGAATGCCTGTATTTGTAATTCGTTATGGTGACTTTATTTATTCAAAAGCAATTGCAAGGTCAATTAACTTTGATATTAGTGAATCAAACTGGGATTTAAATCCTGAAGGTATGGGTGCTATTCCATTAATGTGTAATGTAACAATGGATTTAACTCTTCTTGGTGGACAATCACTTGCAGGTCCAATTGATAGAATTCAAACTGCTAATGATTCTAACTTCATTGCTAACTCTACATTTAATACTGGTAATTATGCAGGTAATAAAACATTTGAGAAAGCAAGAGAACAAGAAGTAAAACAATGGCCTAACCTTGGTAGTAAAAGTATTCCAAACCCTAGAAAGAGACCTTCTAATGGTAATAGACCTCAAGATGGTAATTTACAAGGTATACCAAGGGTAGAACAAAGACCTACTATAACACCAACTAAAATACCTACACCTGACCTTTCTAAATCATTTCAATTCCAAAGACAAAAATTAGCTGATATACCTGAAACAATTGATGCAGATGCAGCATTAAGATTTATACAAGAACAAAATGCAGCATTTGAAAAAGGTTTATAATTAAACTTCTTTAATAATATCTAATTTTCCATTAACAACTTTAGATATGAAGAATTTATTAGATTCTGTTATTTTTTTTGATTTATTATTTTTGTAAATTAAATATAACTCATCATAGTTTTTTAATGGTAAATAAACATTTGATGTTTCTAAATATTTATTGTATTTAATATTAACAATCTCATCTGCAATTTTATAAGATTTTTTAAGCAACAATACTATATCATCATTTTGATATTTTTCATGTTGCATTTTAAAATTTGATGTTATACCAAGATTTTTAATCTTTTCTTTCATCTCATTGAATTTATCATAATACTCATAGGATTTAATTTCGTAATCAGATTTAAATTCTGTGAATATGTCATCAGGTCTTAAACCTGTTCTATTCCAAAATTTAACTTCTTTTTCTTCTAAGTAAAAGAAATCTTCAATTGAATCTCTATCAAAGTTTACAAGTTGTATTTCATTGTCAGTATAATGCTCTCTATCCATTGGTTTATCTTTGATAAGTGTATTCCTTACTTTCTCAGGAAATACAGTTAATAAGGCTGTAACACGTTTGTTAAAGTTATTAACATAACGAGCAACATTATATTCACCAAGCATATCAGGATTATCTTTCAATTCTTTTTCAGTAATAATATAAGAATTATACATTCCTGTTTTCTTATTGATTGAAACATCACCATGAGATTTGGCTGTGCCATTATTTACATAATAAACAAAGTCCATACCGCTTGTGTTAATATTATGTGCAATAAGCAATTCCATATGTGCTTGTTTAGCTTTTGCTCTACCATTTACATCCGTACCTCTATTTTGATATTCCTCAACGGTTTGTTTTAGTCTTGATTTAGATGCAATCTTTTTAATTGGTATTTGTTTACAATAAATCTTTGTTAGATATTCATAATAAAATTCTATAAATTGTTTAGGCTTATTTGTGAGAATAAGCTTAATTCCTTCATTGACAAAATCCTCAATGTATTCCGACATCGTTTTAGATTTGATTGTATTACCTGTGACCTTTGGCTTTGATTTCTTAATTTTAAGATTTTTAGTTTGTTCTCCCAAATAAGAGTTCTTCTCTGCGTATTCTTTAAAGTATTCATCTTCTTTTCCTAAATATTCTTTTGGTATATTAAATATCTTTTTCTTATTCTTATCTTCAAGAGTTGAATATTCAAGATTAGCATAGTTCTTTCTTGAGAAGTTAGCAGCAGAAATCCACATACCATCATTATCAAGTTTCATATATTGACCTGCAATGATATCATTGTTAAATTTCTCAACCATTGCATCAACACCCTTATATGTTACACCTTCATATTCATATGTTAAATCACTAATTTTTATTGGTGTATCTAACTTATTAAAATTTAAATTAATATTTGTATATTCAGGTACAGAGAAGTTACAACCATCAGTATCTTCAGTAATAGGAATCGCTCCAAACTGCATGAAGTAATGAATCATTCTTCTAAGATATTGTCTACCTGTACAAGTAATACGTTCAGCACAATCAAAGTCAGCCCAATTGAAGTATTCAGAACCAAACGCACCAAAGTTTGAGTTATTAAGAATCTTAATTGGAAGTTGTAGTGTATCATAAAACTTTCTTTCTGATTCAGGAAGTGTTTCATCTTTACCCCATTTCTTATATTTATCCCTTGTAAATTTAAAGTAACTTAAAAGTCTAAATAGAATATTGGTTATATCATGTTTTGGGAATACATAATGCTCAAGTTGAATAGCAGGATATAGACCTGCATAATCTTCTTTATATATATTTTCAAAATATCCAACTTTGAATGTTCTTGAAAGACCACCTGTAAATTCTTTCTTGTTTGGTGTATATGGTATTGCAAGGTCATTCTCATAACTCCAAGCAGTCATAATAAGATTCCATGAACCTGCACCACCAATAGTTGCAGTTCTTTCTAATGATGTTGGAAGAAGTTTTGAAAGCATGAATGTTGATTCGTTGTATCGTTTATCAACTTCCAATGTTTCCCATAAGTCATCACTAAGATATTGTTCAATGATTTGTTTACCTTTTATGATTTCATCATATTCAGAATTTTCTAAAAGGTAATTAATAGGGTTATCTTGATATTCATCAGGTATTAATTCATATTCATTAGTTGTTGATTTGTTAATGTAGTTTTTATTATCTCTCCACATTTCATAAATCTTAGCACCATTCTTAACATACATACGATTAGGTTTAGCAATACCTGCAAATTTACAGACATATTTCAAACCTGCCTCTTTCATATTTGAGTTAATCGCTTGTGTTTTCCATACAGCATGAATAATATCTAAAACATTATAACCATACATTGATGTTTTGGTATAATATTTTGTTTCATTACCAACTTTAAGAGATGAATTCTCTATTCTTTTAATATGTTTATCTAATTTGTAGGTTGTTTTTATTTCATTAATATCAATACCTAACAATGCTGCTCTAGTAAGTATAAAGTTAAAATCAAAATCTTCACTATTATATCCAAAAATAATTGCAGGTTTTAATCTATTAATAATTCTAAAGAAATCTAAAATTAGTCTTTTTTCTTCATCGTTATTATCCATTTCATTAACAAAGTTAATTGAAACAAAATCACGATTATCTTTACAACCTATTGCAAATATTCTATCTCTATTTGGATTAAGACCTGTGGTTTCAATATCAAATACAAATTTATGAACTTCATCATAAGTTTTATAACCATTAAACATTCTAATACCATTTTGTATTAAGAATTGTTCTTCAGGTTTTAAACTATAAAAAAGATTTCTATTTGATAATTGATAGGTTATATTAATACTTTCACCTGCTTTTAATTTATCTTTAAAGATAATTCTATAAACATCTTTATCTTTGAAAATTTCATAATTATGAAATAACCCTAACTTTTTTAATGAATTATTTTTTTCCTTTGGTTTTGGTTTTTCTTCAATAAAATCATCTAATTCATTTTCATCATCTATATTATCTTCTTCAGTAAATTCTCCAGTATATTTTACTTGAATAGAATTATAAACAACTTTATGAATATTTTTAATGATTATTTCATAATTTTCTGAAATTGTGTTGTAAACTATTGATTGGTTTTCTGTATCATAAATAAATGGTTCATCTTGATTGGTATCAGGATTGAATAATTCTTTTGTAAATGATTCATCTTTTTTCCAATGAACATCTATACCACCGTGTCTAAAGAATAAAAGTAAATCTCTCATTCCATATGCAGAATCAGTATAGAATATATATTTATAACCTTGTTCAAGTCTATCGACTACAGCACCATTATTATCAGTAGTTTTTAGTTTTTTATAACTAATTTTATATTTCCTTTTATTCTCTACTTTTTCTTCAGAATTATTTTCATAAAAAGGAATCCCAAGTTTATCTAAGTCTTTAACATAAATAAAAGGCTTATATACTTCAGTTACACTTTCTTTTTTATTATTTTCAATATCATCAATAACTAAATTAATTTCATTAGAATAATTACTACCTTGAATACATACAATATGTTTTCTATTTTTATTCCTACCATTTAAAAACCTTTCTACTTGTTCATCTTTAAATGTCTTGTAAGTAATTTTTTTTCTAACTGCCATTATTGTTATTTATGAAATCTTCTAAATGAATTTTCTGTAATGAATATGAAATTAGCTTTTTCTTTTAAATCATTAAAATTTGCACAATTCAAATAACTCATTGTGCTTTTAAGATAATCATTAAAATTCTCAATCCAACCATCAAATGTATATTCTACTTTATTCCATTTGGCTATACCTTCGGATGTTTTAAGTCTATAATTACCCCAAATCTTTTGTACTTCTTTTGTGGACATACCAACATGTCTTTTATACAAAGAGAATTTATTTTTATAAAGCCACTTTGCCAAATTCATATTAGTAATTTTGATTTTTTTCCAAAGATAAGGATAAGAATCGGAATCCAAACATTTATTTAAAATTGAACCTAACATAATGTAATCTGCGCCAAGGGCAAGACCTTTAATAATATCGGCAAAATTTTTAAATCCACCATCAGCAACAATTTTAGATTTATATGAATTTGCTTGTTTTATACTATTACATTCATAAATCAATGATGCCATAGGATAATGAATAGATGCATTAGCTGATGTAGTACATACAGAACCACCACCAATACCTATACGACAATAATGAACACCAATCTTAGCAAATGCATCATATGTATGTGGATTAGCTATATTACCAATCATTATTTGTTTATTAGGAAACTTCTTAATAAAGATTTTAGATAAATCAAGAAGTTTTTTCATATGTCCATTTGCAATATCAACTAAGATACATTCTGCCTCAAGTACTAAACTATCAAAACTATCAAAATTAGTTTCAATCAATCTAAACTCTTGCAATGAAATTGATTTAAACATTGATTTGTTAAGACTGCTATGCTTAAAGAGTTCAGTATATCTGCTGTATTCATAATTTCTTGGAATACAGACCATCATTTCTCTAAGTAAAGAATTTAAAAACTCTTCATGAAACCTATCTTTTTTTCTAATTGAAAGAACAGAGTTCATTGGTGATGCCATCAATGGTAAAAGATTGGGCATCTTAATTTCTTTTCTTGATTCTATATTAGATAGAATGGATGGAATCAAAGCGATATCATGGAAATCAAACTTGGGTGATTCCACATTATTAATAAAGTTCATTATTCTTCGGTTTTAGGAAGTTCGGATTGATTTTTTGATTCCATAATTTTACGATAATTTTCTAAAAAATTTTTAGATAGAATTTTGGCTTGTGTTTTTAATCTACTTGTCCTAGCAACACTTTTTTTCTTCTGATTTTTTCTTTGTTTTGATACAGGCATAATTTTAAAATTTATACCCTAAATATATGATTAAAAACCTAAAATCTTAATAATTTTTTTAAAAAAATTATTTTTTTCTTTTTTCTTTTGAATTTTAAATTTTTCAACTTCTTGAAAAATATTCTCGCTTTTTATCTGTTCTTTTAGTCTACTTGAATAACCTTTCCAAAAATGTTCTTCTTTTAATTCTTCTTCTTTAAGAATTTTAATTTCATTTTCTTCTTCTTTAGATATCTTCATTATCAAAATAGTTTTTAAGGTCTTCTAATTTAGATAAATATTTTTGAATGTCAACAACATCAATATCTCCACTTGAGTATGATGTTTCTCTATCATCAACTATAACAATATCAGGATTTGTTAACCATTTTTTTTTAACCTCTTCAAAAAATTCTTCTGCTGAATTGTTTGAATAGATTTCTGATTTAATATCAGTTAAATAATAAACCGCTTTGGGTTTTTCTCCGTAAGTAAAATATCTTGCTTTCATGGTTCTTTATAAAATAAAAAATATAAATTTAAAAATTCTTTTATATCTGTTTTTTCTTTGTAAAGAAAAAATCTTTCTTTTATTACTTTTATTAACTTATAATATAATGGGTTTAAATCAATATCCTTTTTTATTATTTCATTAGAATACGTCAACATATATAAAAATAGTTTGCTATTATTAGTAAAATCAAAATTATAAATATTTTTATATTCTTCACATGTTTTATTATAACACCATTTAATATAATTATCTATTTCATCTTGATTGTCAAAAGCATCAAGACCTAAAAAAGAGTCTATGAATAACTTCGTAAAGTCAATCATAAACTCTTTACAGACTTCTACCTTTTGGTAGTTAATATTTTCGCTGAATAAGATATAGTAATTATCTTTTGATATCTTATCCTTATTTTTAAAATCCATCACTTTAAACAACATAAACTTTTTTACTTTCTGGTGAGTAAAGAAGTTTTTTGTTTAAAACTTTGTGTTTAAAATCTTCAGATAAAGTTTGACCTAAACCCTTGTATATTAATTCTTTACAACCATTAAGCTTGTTTTCATTGACCATTTCAATGACATTTGTTGAATCAAATATAACAGGTTTTTTATTATTTTCGTCATCAATGTAATAAGATTGTACCTGATTTAATATATCATTTTCTCTAACAAGAGTAAATTTATTTTCTTTTAATGCTTTATCTTTTTTATCTACTTTTGGTAAATCTTTTTGTAATAAAACTGCTTTATTTGTACCTATCTTATTGTCTTTAATTTTATTAATTCTTTTGGTAGCATTGTCATATGCTTTTGCTCCAACTTCTTGAGTACTCATTAAAGCTTTCTTCCTTGCTTCCCATTGAGGGTCAACTTCTCCATTTGGTTGATTTTCAGGAACAAAATCTTCTAAACCTCTATGAATCTTTTCAAGATAATCTTGTTGATGTTCTTCTTGATATTTATATTTTGGAATATCTTTTCTTTGTCTTGAATCTTTATCATATGTTAAACCATCACCTTCACCATTTTGAACAAGCATAGTAGTTGTTTTAGTACTAGCATCTTTCTTATAATAATTATTAGAATCATTTTTAGATTGATTTTTTAAAGCATCAAGTCTAATCATAGCATCATGTTTCTTTTCTTCATTAAGTAAATCCAATCTTTGAACTAATCTGCTATAATATTCATTTAATGTTCTTAATGATAAAGTATTTAATTGTCTTTTATTATAAAATTCAGGTAATTCATGACCTTGATGTTTTAAAATAAACTCAATAATAGAATCTCTATTATTTTCTCTAATTAATTCAACTTTAGTACTTTTGAATGGATTGTTATTTTCATTAATCTTTTTATATTCAATCTCATCATTCATTAAAGCATTTAAATCAACCAAGTCATATCCTTCTTTCATTGCTTTCTTTTTAGTACCTTGAAAATGAGTTGTTTTTACAGGTGTAATAAATTCAGGTTCTGTAGTTTGTTTAAAAGTAGGATTTGAAAATTCAGATTGATATTTTTTAATACCATTTTTAACAGAAGGTAACATGTTTTTAGCTTTAAACATATCTTGTCCTTTAGACATATCAAAACCTCTTCGTTTACCATCACCATAAACTTTAAAGTTTGGATTAGCAACAGGATAGCCACCTGTAGGTTGAGCAGGACTAACAGGAAAAGCAGTAGCCATAGAACCACCAAAATCTTCATCAATAGATTCTTCATCAATATTTTTAGGTGTCCTAACTTTCATTGAACCAAATCTATCTTTATACATATTAAAATATTTCTCACCTTCTTGTCCTGGTGCAAACCATCTAGTATTTTTTCCATGTTTAGTATACATTGAATTAAAATCATCAAAAGTTTCCTCATCATAATCAAAATCAAAATTATTTTTATAACTATTCTCTTTTTCATCATACCAATCTTCACCATTGAATGAACCATAAACTTTAGAATCATCTTCATCAATCATTTCATCCATATTACTTCCGCAATATGCTTCATTGATTAAACCAACCCAATTGGATTCTTTCAAAAAGTTTTTAACACCTAGTTTAGGTAGTTTAGAAGATTTAACAACAATAACATCTTTTGGTGTAATTTCAGAACCATAAGTTTCTTTTAAAATATTTAAAAAATATTTATTTTTGTTTTTATTTAATTCATCTTGTGATAAATCTTCATAATTATAGCCATAAAGAATATGATTAGTTTCTTTTAATAAGGCAAAGTGAGTATAAGTATATTTTTGCCAATTAGATTTTGAACTTTCATTCAAATTTCTTTTATGCAAATTTGATTTTGTTACAACTAATACATCATTTTCATTTAGTTGTGGATAAGACATTTTAATATCTTTACTAAAGAATTCATGTTTATAATTTTTTAATTCGCTATGGTCATAACCTTCATAATCCCAAGATTCTAAAATCTTGTTATTCTTTTTATTGATGGCAAAATGTGTAGCCTTATTTTCATTTATCATGTTTTTCATTGTATTTTCTTGTACTTTTTTTTCTTTTTTGAATTCATAACCTTTATTGACAGCATCTTTTATTTTCTTATACATATCAAATAATTTTTTATTGTCTTTTACATATTTATGAAATAATAAGATGTTCAAAATTTCATTATAATGATATCCTAATTTTTCTTGTGCGTTAATTGATAATGCATCATATTTATTTTTCAAAAAACCAATTCTATCAACTAGTGCTTCCATAGCCTTTAAAGAAAATGTCTTACGATTTTTAAATTCTCGTTTTTTAGTTTTCTTTGTTGTAGAAGCAACTCTAGTATCAAGAGCAGCAGGTTGTACCTGTGGATTTGCCATATAAGATTTATAATAAATAGTTATAAACTACTAATTATATAAAATTATAAAGCTTAAATGACTAAAAAGGAAGAAGAATCTTTAAAAAAAGAAATTATAAAAGAACTTAAACCATTTCTTGAAAAGGAAATACATAAGGTCGTTAAAGATAAATTTACAGATGAACAAGTAAAAAAGGTTACTGTAAAAACTTTAAGTAATTTATTTAGAGTACTTTGGAATAGAAAGGGTACTTGGAGTGATGCTGTTTAAAGAAACAACATAGCAATTATAATAGCTAAACTTGTACCACTAAGAAAAGATAATTTTATATTTTTCTTATCAATAATTTTATGTTGATAATTAATTATACTATCTTGCTTAGAAATAAATAAAACTTGTTTATTAACAATTTTATTGCAACTATCTAATTCAGATTTATTATTTTTATTTATATTATTAATATCTTCAATAATTTTATTTTGTGATTGAATTATTGAATCTTTATATAAAGTTTTCTTATCACATAATTCTTTTAATAATTTAGTTTCATAAAAAAATCTAGTCTGTTCTGAATCAAATGTGTAAAAGGAATTATTTTTTTCTTTTATAAAACTTATAGGCTTTAATGTTTTAGTATGGAGTTTCTGAGAGTAACCTATAAAGGGTACTATCACTAATACTACCAATAACTTTTTTAACATCTTTTTCATCATTTTCTAATTCACTTATTCTTCTATTGTATGTTATAATTTTTATATTTTGTTTATCAATTAATAAAAAGATTGAGTCATTAATTTTTTTTAATGTTTGATATCTAATTTTAAACTCTTTTGTTTCTTTTTTTATATTTTCTACTTCTTGATTTGTTATAATAATATTTTCAGTTGTTTTATCAGTTTTTTCATTTATTAAATAAATAAAAATTGATAATATAACAGTTACAATAAATAAAAGAACAATTTGTAATCCATTAGTTTTATCCATTATTTTTCAACATTAGTTTTCCAAGTATCAAAATATGTTGCGATTTGTTCAATTGATTTTAATAAATCATCATCTAATGTAATTGCTTTTTTTGTTTGAATTACAGGATTTGGTTCTTTTGAAGAAAATTTAAAATACAATCCTTTTTCATCATCAGATGTTGCAACGTAACCTTTAACAATTTGTGTATCACCTTCAGGACCTACAGTTGTAACGGTTGAATTTTGAATTGCTTTTTCAATTTCTTTTGAGTCATTTGTACCAATATCACCCATAGGTTTATCCATATCACCACCCATATCTCCACCCATGTCAGATGAAGGTGGTTGTATTTGATTACCTGTTAAATCAAGTTCTTCCTTTAAAAAGGAAGCAGAAATAGATTTATTTGATGTTTTAGCACCTTTTGTTATTGCAAGAAGTCTTTTCAATTCATCAACTTCCTTGTTAACTCTATTTTTATCGTATCTAAACATAATATTTTATTATAAATAGTTTTTTTCTATTTATATGTATAAAATACGATATTTCAAATGAAAGGTGGTAAAGCAGATAAATTAACATTGCCTCAGATTGCTAAAAAACATAAACTTCCAATTGAGGATTTAACATCTCAATTTAAATTAGGTGTTAAAACCGAAATGGAACATACTGATAATAAAAAACAAGCAAAGGAAATTGCTATGGACCATTTAGCTGAAGACCCAAAATATTATACAAAACTTAAAAAAGCTAAGTTAGAAGAAGCGATTAATAAAGATTTATTAAATGAATCTAAATTAGGACTTTTTATTAATGCCAAAACAAATTTTCCTGATGCCGATTTTTGGATAATTAGAAGAGGTAGTGAAGAAAAGGTTGGTAAACCTGTAAAAGAATATAATCCTGAACATATAGGTATTAAAGTTACAGCAATAGATAAACTTGACCCTAAGTATTTATATTATCTTATGGAATATGTTTATTCAAAAGGTTATTATAAACCATTAGTTCATGGTACATTAAATTTAAAAAATATTAAAATTAGTGATATATTAGGTATTGATATTTCAATGAATGAATCATTAATAATGGAAGATGAATTACCATCTAAATTAAAAACAGATATTGAAATTGAGTACCATAAAAAATTAAATTCAAAGTTTTGGTTAAACAATCATTTAAAAAGTAATATACGAAAAAAATTATTAACACTTGCTAAATTTTATTTTAATCAATTAGATTTAGGTGTTGAATTAAAAGATATTGTTTTTACAGGTAGTTTAGCAAATTATAATTACACAAATTTATCTGATATTGATTTACATCTTGTGATTAATTATAAAGATTTAACTGACGATGAAGAGTTTGCTAAAGAATTTTTTGGTGATAAAAGAGCATTGTGGGCAGATTCAAATGAAATTAAAATAAATAATTATCCTGTTGAAATATATGTTCAAAATGAATCTCAACTTGATGATAAAGGTATGGGTGCGATGTATTCATTACTTAATAATAAATGGATTAAAAAACCAAAGTATAAACTACCTAATGTTGATAAACATTTAATTACTCAAAAAGTAAACAAATATTTAGATATCTTAAATAAGATATCAATAATGAAAGACTCTAAAAAGAAATTACAAAGTTACACAAAAGTGATGGAAAAAATAAGAGATGACCGTAGAAAGTCTACAAAAGAAGAAGGTGAATTCTCTGTTGATAATTTAGTTTTTAAAGTATTAAGAAATAAAAAAGTTTTTGATATCATTAGTAACAATAAAAAAGAAATAGTAAATATTCTATTTTCCATAAATTCTAACTAATTATAATAAAATATTGATATGACAAACAAACAACTATATAATTTAGTTTTTGAAAATTTTGTTCAAGCTAAGAGGGAATTAATTAAAGAAGGATATAGAAAAAATTCTTTGGATGAAGTTGATTTCAATAAAGTATTTAGCGAAACAAAGCATAAAATGCTTGAAGAAAAAGTCAAATCTCTTCAAAGAGAAAATCAAATGCTTAAAAGTCAACTTTATAAAAGAAAAGGTTTGAAAGAAGCAGGTTCAATGAGTGCTGCTGGAATGGGTAAACAAGGGGGTAGTAGACTACTAGATAAATCATTTAGAAAAGTAGGTAAATTTTTTGGTAACCCTACGGATAAACTAAATGATGTTGCTTTAGAGTTAGGAAAAGATGGTAGTGATTATCGTTATTTATTATCATTTATTTCTGATAAAGTATTAGATACAGATGCTAAAATTGCACAAGCAATGACATTTGTTGATAGTGCAAAAAGAAAAGGTCTTACCAATGATTCTTTAGATAGAGGTATTGAAGCAATTGGTACAGGTAATCAACCTGAAGGTGGTATTTTTGAAAACAGAAAAAGAAGAAGATATTAATAAAATAAAAAAAATAAAAATTTTAATAAAATGATAAAAAGAGCAGATGCAAGTAAAATTAGTAGAGAAAGGGCAACTAAAGAACAGATTGCTGAAAATTTTAAAAGATTAGCAATTGATACTGATAAAAAAGTTCAATTAAAGCCTTCTCTATTGAAAATCCAAAAAACTTTGGATGGTAAAACATTTGGCATTATTCATGAGAATAAAACCTATTATTTAAAATATACTACTAAAAAGGGAAGTACAAACCCAACTGATTTTAAACATTTAGATGGTTTAAATGTTACTTTTGGTATTGAAAAGTTTAACTCTTTTGACAAGGCAAATAATAAAATGTCATTTATTTGTGAAGCACAAAATAATGCTCATAAATTAAGATTGTTAACAGAAAAAGAAGAAGATATTATTGATGATTCAGAAGAGTCTACAGATTCAGAAGGAACTAAATCTGATGAAAAACCTGTAACTACTGATTCTACTGAAGATAGTCTTTTAAAAAATTTAGATAAAGATAAAGAAGCATCTGCTCCTGAAATGGGTGGAGATATGGGTGCTGCTCCTGAAATGGGTGGAGATATGGGTGCTGCTCCTGAAATGGGTGGAGATATGCCTCCTGCTCCTATGGATACACAACCAAAAGGCGAATCACCAAAAGAAATGGCAGACGATATTTTAGGTGGTATTGGTGATAAAGAAGCTGCACCTGCTGAAGAACCTTCTGCTGAAGAAGCACCTGTTGAAGAACCTGCTCCTGAAGAAGCACCTGCTCCTGAAGAAGCACCTGCTCCTGAAGGTGAAGAAATTGACCCTAAAAAAGAATTTCAAGAAGCTGTTGGTAAATTAGGTCAAACAATCAATGAACTTCAAGATAGTGAACAATTTGATGAAAAAGACATTAAGAATGCAATGAACAGTCTTATTAGTGCAATTGGTGATGAAGGGTTTAAATTAGTAGGTGATAAAACTGTTGAATCTTTTTATAAAAAAATGCAGGGTTCAAAAGAAAGTGTTGAAACTAATAAAGAAGAAGCACCTGTTGAAGAACCTGCTCCTGAAGAAGAAACTATTGAAGAGCCATCAACTGAAAAATTAGATGAGAAGTTTTTAGGAAACTTAAAACAAAAAGCTAAGTTAATACTTAAAGAACAATTGGAACAAGAAATTTTAAAGAGAAAACGAAAATATTTAATCGAAAACATTAAAAGAAAAATAGTTTAATATGTTACTACAAATAATACCAACCACACAAATAATTTTTGCAGCTTTATCTGCTATTGTAGGTACTATATTAACATATGTATTTGTAATCCCTGTATTACAAAATAAAATTAATTCTTTAGAAGACGAAAGAAAAAGTCAAAAATATACTTTTGATAAAATAGGAGATGATATTAATGAAATCAAAACAAGAATTGCAATATTAGAAAGTTCTGATTCTAAAATTAATACATTAATTGATGAATTATTTGATACTGAAAAAGAAAATAATGAGAAGTTTCAATTAATGATTCAAAAAAATACAGAAGCTATCGTTAAATTAGAATCAACACTTCAAAATTTAAACGAACACACTAAAAAATTAGATGATTTCTTTACTAAATTTTTAGAAAAGAAATAATTTTTTATTATTTTATTTATGGAAAAAGAATATATTAATATTGAACCTATTAAGGTTCAGGAAGAAGAATTAAAATTAGTTTATATAAATCCTGTTGGTGAAACACATAATGGGTCTCAAAAATTAGAATTTATATTTTCAAATAATCCTGATGATTGTATTGGTCCTCAATGGGAGGACATATGTGATTTAGGTGTATATCCACCAAGAAAAGGATTTATTAAAAAAGTAATGGAAGTAACATCAGATTCAATTGAATTTGATTGTTTAGTTGATTCAGGAGAGTTTAGAATGCTTGATGCTGTATTTGGTGTTGTTGCACTTGCTTGGGAGTATGTTGAGGATTATAGTAAGATGTCTTCATTAAACAAAAATCTTATTGTTTTTAGATATGGCGATTCATATTATGAAATTCGTGAAGTATTAAGAAACAATGACATAAAATTTGAGGATTAACTAATTAAATTAAAATCCCATGACTAAGCATGAACTAATGATGGAATATGCTAAGTGCGCTATTGATGTAGAGTACTTTGCAAGAAAATATTGTAAAGTTTGGGATAAGAAAAGACAACAGTATGTTGCTTTTCAATTATTACCTCAACAAGTTCAAGTATTAAATAAATACAAAGAAAGTAACAGAGTTTTAGTTGCTAAGTATCGTCAAGGTGGTATTACTACCGTGACTTGTTTATATTTAGCACATTCATTAGTTTTTAGAAAAGATATTAAAGTAGGTGTTGCTGCTAACAAATTGAAACTTGCAAAAGAAAGTATCTTCTATCAGATTGCATCCATTATTAATAATTTACCAAGAGAAATATTTAATAGAATACCAACTGAATCAGATACAAAAGAGATTAAGATTTATAATAATGGTGCAACGCTACAGGCTTTCGCAGCGTCTGCTGATGGTTTAAGGGGTTTTACACCCGATGTACTTTTTATTGATGAAGCAGCCTTTCTTGAAGAAGGTGAAGAATTTATGTCTTCTGCATCAGGTACAATGTCAGCAGGAGGTCAAATTATATTAAACTCAACACCAAGAGGTCTTGACCCAACTTATTATGCTCGTTATGAAGGAGCAAGAACAGGAAAGAATAACTTTAAAGTTGTTGAAATTAATTGGTATGAAGACCCAAGATATAATGATGATTTAGTTTGGATTAGAGGTGATGAATTTATTGAAGAAAAAGAACCTGAAAAATATAAAGATTTAAAAGAAATGGGTTATAGACCATCATCTTCATGGTTTAGAGATATGTGTCAAACATTTAACAATGACCCAAGAAAGATTGCACAAGAATTAGAAAATAAATTTTTAGGTTCTGGTGGTAACCTTGTTGATGAGGAAACTATTATGAGAATTGAAAAAACTTGTAAAGAGCCTATCAGAACAGAGTTTGATAATAACTTTTGGATATGGGAAGATGCTATTGATGGTTATGATTATTATCTTTCTTGTGACGTTGCAAAAGGTAGTGGTGATGGTGACTATTCTACAATTGAAATATTTAAGAATGACCCTGTGAATATGTTACTTGTTCAAGTAGCTGAATATCAAGCAAGAGTACCGCTTGAGGTTATGGGTGAATTATGTTTACAATATGGTACAAAATATAATAATGCTTATATAATTGTCGATGTTACAGGAGGTTGGGGTATATCAGTTATTAGATTCTTAATTAATAACAAATATAAAAAATTACATTATGATAAACCAAGACAAAATGATGTAAAAATACAATTAAAATCATTTCAAAGAGGTGAATTGCAACCAGGATTTACAATGAAAAGTGGTGCAATTCGTGATTATGTATTAAGAGAGTTTGAAAGAAGATTAAGAGAAGGTGAAGCAATAATTAATTCAATTAGATTATTAAGTGAAATTAAAACATTTGTATTTAATGATAGTACAAATAGATATGACCACATGCGTTCAGCACATGATGACTTATTGATAGCAACAGGTATGCTATTTGCTGTTTATATGTTTTCTAAAAAATATGGAAATGAATTGAATATTTATTTAAGTTTAGCAAAATCAGCAACCATTAGGAAAGGTGATGAATTTACAGATATGAATACTGAGTTCCAAAAGAAAATGATATCACAAGATGGTCAAGATGTAAATTATGAAAGATTAAATGATTCATCAAGACCAAAAGATTGGTACAAAAATGGCAATAGTATTGAGATGCCTGAACGTCAGACACCTAAAATAAATAATAATCCTTACATATTTGTAAGATAAATATTTATGTCTATTTAAGAAAAACGTATTTTATTAATTATGGCAGATGATAATAAAGGCTTATTTTCAAACATTAATACTTTCTTTAGAAGAGCAACTGATGCTTTAGATAGTACACAGGGTAGATTTGAAGCACCTGTTCAAAAAGAATTTATTACTGCTGCTTCTCAAGAAGAGGCAACAAAAAAGGCTGTAGAAGATGGTGCAATAAAGTTTTATAGAAACCAAAGCACTAAAATTGATAGAGGTAATGACCAACGTAAATTGATGTATGAATCTAGTAGAATGATGCTCTACTATGATTATCTATCAATGGATGGATATCCAATTTTAGGTGCTGCACTTGATTTACTTGCTGAAGAAGCAACAACAACAAAAAGTGATACAGGACAAATTCTAAATATTTATTGTTCATCCGATAAAGTTAAAAAAGAACTTGAAAGATTCTTTTATAAAGTTATGGATGTTAATACAAATATATTTTATTGGTGTAGAAATATGTGTCAATATGGGGATAACTTTGTTTATTTAGAACTTTCAAAAGAAAATGGTGTTGTAGATTTCAGACAACTTGCATCTCAATTTGTTGAAAGAAATGAAAAATATGACACAAAACAAAGATTCAGAGCATTCTTTAAATACAAAGACCCAAATTCAGGTGGTGAAGAAGAATACATGGATTATCAAATTGCACACTTTAGATTATTAGGTACAGGTGATAGACTTCCGTATGGTTGTAGTGTATATGAAAAAGTAAGAAGAACATATAAGCAACTTTTTATGATGGAAGATGCGATGATGGTTTATCGTATCACAAGAGCAGCAGAAAGAAGAATTTATAAAGTTCCTGTTGGTAATGTTCCACCTGAAGATGTTCCACAAATTCTTGAAGCATTTGCTAATAATGTAAAGAAAAAGAAATTAGTTGACCCTAAAACAGGTGATATTAACTTTAAATATAATATCGCTTCAATGGATGAAGATATATTTATTGCTGATAGAGGTAATTCATCAGGTCAATTTGTTGATACACTTCCAGGTGCATCAAATCTTGAGGCAATTTCTGATATTAATTATCTTCGTGATAATTTGTTTACAGGTTTAGGTATTCATAAAACATTGCTTGGTTTTTCATCTGAATCAACAGGTGAAGGAGGTGGTAAAAATTTATCAATGCTTGATATTCGTTTTGCAAGAAAAGTAAATCGTATTCAACAAGCATTACTTGGTGAACTTAATAAAATAGCAATTATTCATTTGGGTTTACTTGGTGGTGATTATGAATCATATATTGATGATTTTAAATTATCTCTTAATAATCCATCAACAGCATCTGACTTACTTCAACTTGAAATTTGGAAATCTAAATTAGAAGTATATCAAGCTGCTACTACACCAAACAATGCAACTAACATTAAACCAATGTCAGAAATGATGGCTAAGAAAAGATTCTTCCATATGTCTGAAGAAGATATTATTAATGACCTTCAAGAGCAAATGCTTGAATCTAAAGTTGGTGAAGAAATTAAAGGTGCAGGTATGTTGCTTAAATCTTCAGGTCTTATGGATAAAATGATTAAATATAAGAATGCAGGATTTAATGTTGGTAATCAACAACAAGGTGAACAACAACAAATAGATAATAGTCTAGGTGGTAGTTTAGGTGGTCCTCCAATGGGAGGTGGTGCTGAATTAGGTGGCGGTTCTCCAATGGGAGGTGGTGCTGAATTAGGTGGTGGTCCTCCAATGGGAGGTGGTCCTGAAGCAGGTGGTGGTGCGCCAGGTGGTGCAGGATTTTTAAGTGAAGAAATATTTAAAAAGACTAATGAACTAAATAAATTAATAAAGGAATAACAATAATATTTTATACTATTTATAATAAATACAAAAAAATGGTAAATTTTGGTAATGTTAAGTCAAAATTAAATAAAGCTTATTCTCAAGATTTAATTGATAATACTAATAACTATAAAAAGTTATATGAAGAGTTTTTAAAAACAATTAAATCATCGCCTGTTCTAATGTTAGAATATACAATTTATGAGAATTTAAAAAAACATAATTTAGATTATAATGAATCATTAAGATTTATTGAGGCTAATATTTCTGCTTTATCTAAAATTGAAAAAAATGAATTACTAAAAGAAAACAAAAAACTTGAAAAATTTAATTTAAAAGAAATTGAATTATCAGAAGATAAATTAAAACTTAATGAAAATATTGAAAATGTTATTAATGAAAGTGTTTTAAAAAAAATTACTAATGTTAATAAATTACATGAATCAGTAAATTTTTTAATTGAATCATTAACTAAAAAAGAAGAGATTCAAATTAAAAAATCAGACAATACTTTTAAAGTAACTCATATTTTTAATTTAGCTAAAAAGAAATTAGAAGAAAAATTCTCAAATCTTCAACCTGATGAAATGGAAATTATTTCAAGTTTTATTAAGGGTGATGAAAAAAAGAAAAAAACAGTTTTTGAATCATATAAGAAATCAACAAAAACACATTTATTAAATGAAAAAGATAATATTAGTTCAGAAGTATTAACAGAAACATTTGATTTTATTGATTCATTAGAATATCAATCTGAAACAGCAGTTTCTAATTTGTCCAAACTTTTTGAAATTAAAAATTTAAATTCAAATAAATAATGAAAGAAGTGCAACTACTAAAAGAAGGACAAGAAGGTTATGGGTTATTAGTTGAAACCGATGCAGGTATTATTAGCAATGATTTAACATTAAATAATAAAAGAATATTTGAAGATTTAAATTCAAAAGTTAGAAAAAATGATTTTGATAGTCATTTCTATATTGATTGCAAACTTCAAGAAGCTGATGTACTAAACCGTAATGGTAGAGTTTATCCAAGAGAAATATTAGCAAAACAAATAGATGAATATCAAAAACTTATTAATGATAATGCAGCACTTAATGAAGCTGACCATCCAGAATCTGTTACAATTTCTTTACAAAACATTTCTCATAGAATTGCTAAAACTTGGTGGTCAGGTAATGCAGTATTTGGAACTCTTGATATTATCGTCAGCGATTCATTTCTAAGAGATGGTATTGGTTGGACAATTGGTGATAAGATTGCTCTTTACTTACAAAGAAATCTAAAACTTGGTATCTCTTCAAGAGGATTAGGTAGTGTTAAAAAAGTAGGTGGAAAAAATATTGTTCAAGATGATTTTGAACTTATTTGTTTTGACCTTGTTGCAACACCTTCTACACCTAACGCATATTTATTTTTAGAAACAAAAAATGATAATTTACAAGAATCGGTAAATATTCAAAACAATAATGTAAAAAAATATGATGAATCCATAAGAAATATAATTAAATCTTAATTTTTTTACTAATTAATTATAGATATATAATAAAATGACAAATAAAAAATCTCTATTACAAGATAGTTTGCAAGAACTTGAAAATATTAAAAATGAATCTTTGGAACTTGCCAAAGAGCAATTGATTAATGAAAGTGCTGATTTGCTTGAAAAAAAATCTGCTGCATTGTTTGAAAAATTAATTGCAGGTGAAGATGATTCCGAAGAAGAAGAGGATGAAGATGAGGACTCTGAAAAAGAGGAGGAAGAAAAGGAATCTGAAGAAGAAGAGGAAGAAGATGAAGAGGAAGAAGAGGAAGAAGAAAAACCTAAAAAATCAAAGAAAAAAGAAATGTCTTTGAATGAAATTCTTTCTGAACTTGAAGATTATAATGATGAAGAAGAAATGGATTCTGATGAAATGGATTCTGATGAAATGGAATCTGATGAAGAAGAAATGTCTTTAGATACTCTAAGAAAAGCAGCAGAAGAACACGGATTTAAATTAGTTTCTGATTCTGATGATGAAGAGGATATGGATTCTGATGAAATGGAATCTGATGAAGAAGAATTAGATTCTGATGATGAAGAGGATATTGAATTTGATGATTCAGATGAATTTTCAGATGTTGATGTTGATGATAAAGTATTAGCAGAACCTGAAGATGAAGAGGAAATGGATTCTGATGAAGAGGAAAAAAGTTTTGAAAAAATAAATGAAAATTTTAAAAGAAATAATACTAAAATGAAAAATACTAAAAAACAAGTTCTAAAAGACCTTAGAGACGTAAGCTTTAATAAATTAGTTGAAGCATATTATAATATGGAGGAAGATGATTCTTTTGTCGTTAAAGATAACTATGGAATGGAAGATGAAATGGAAGATGAAATGGAAGATGAAATGGGTAGTGATGATTATGAGTGGACTAATTCTCTACCTCAATTAGAAGGTATGTATGATGAAGGTTATGACATGGAAGATGAAGGTTATGACATGGAAGATGAAGGTTTAATGTATGAAATTGATATGCCTGAAGGTAATTATGATGAACCAATGTCTGATGAAGGTTATATGGATTCAGAATTAACTGATGAACAAATTAATCAAATGCTTGCTGAAATGGATGTTGAAGACGAAAGTGTTATGAGACGTTCTGAAAGAGCAAGTGGAATGAATAGACTACAAAAAGGTGCAAAAAATCCTCAAAGTAATGAACTTGAAGAAATGTTTGAAGAGATGTCTATGGAAGAACTTGAAGAAATGAGCAAAATGCTTGAAGATGATGGTGGTGAAGGAATGTCTTTTCAGGGTAAATCTAGAAATAATATGAAATTTGAAGTTAATCCTGAAGAAGATTACATGTCTGAAGAAGCTGAAATTGAAGAAATGCTTTCTACAATGAAAGAAGAAGATGAACTTGAGGAGGCAAGTGGTGCATTTGACCGTACCCATAAATCTGTAAGAAATATGGGTGGTGATGCTATTGCACAAGGAAGACCTGATAGACGTTCAAAACCTACTCTTGTTTCTGAAGAAGATATGGATGAAGAAGAAATGACTTCTTTACATGAAAAAGTTAAAAAACTTGAAGCAGAAAAGAAAAACCTTCAAGAAGGTTTTGCAAATAAAGTTAAATCATTAGAGAATAAAGTCTATGATGTAACAATTAGTGCATTAAAAGCAGGATTTGTAAATAAATTCTTACTTGAGCATCCTCTTAGAGAGAATGAGAAAAGTGAAATTGTTTATCGATTTGCAAATGCACAAACAAAAGAACAAATTAAAGAAACTTATATTTCATTAACAAATGAGTTTGCAAAAGGGCAAACAGTTAAAGATGGTTCATTACTAAAAGAATCAGTACAAAATAAAGTTGGTAAAGTTCATAGAACTGACAATGCTATTGTCACAGAAAAGAATTTAATCAATGAAAATGATGAAACTAATAGGTTTAAACAATTACTTAACTATAATTTTGGTAAGAGAAAATAAAAACAGAAAAAATCTTACTATTTAAATTAAATTAAAAACATTAAAAAATTATGTACGGAATTACCGAAATCCTTAACTCTGGAAAAGTTGGTCAAGAATACAGACAACTTAGAGAACAGCGTGAATTGATTACCGAAAAATGGAATCAGTTTGGCTTGCTTGATGGCCTTGAAGGTCATATGGCTGAAAACATTGCTCAATTGTATGAGAACCAAGCGTCTTACTTAATCAATGAATCTACTGATGCTACATCTTCAGGTTCATTTGAGACAGTTGCGTTCCCAATCATTAGACGTGTTTTCCAAAAATTACTTGCAAACGAAATCGTTTCTGTTCAGGCTATGAACATGCCGATTGGTCGTTTGTATTTCATTAACCCTAAAATTTCTACTAGAACTAGTGGTAGACACTCTACATTTGATGGTGTACTTTCTAATGCTGCTGATAATTATAATTCTAGTGGTGTAAAAACTGGTGGAACTCCATATCAGACTACTTCATTGTATGATTCATTCTACAACAATGGTAGTGATTTTGATGATGTTGGAGGTCTTTTTGACAGAACTAAAGGTAGAGTTACTTCAAATCAAGTATCGGTACAAATTATTTCAGGTACTGTAGGTAGTGCAACTCCTTCTGCAAGAGCATTAGTTAGACTTAGTGGTTTTTCTTATACTACTGAAGGTAAATTACAAGGTCCTGTTGGTTCAGCAGTTGATACTGAGTCGTTCTTAATGAGTTTGAAAATTACAGCAGCTTCTGCTTTGACTTCTCAAGCTGATGGTTCTACTATTATTGCAGGTGGTTCTCCAATTCCTTTTAGAGTTCCAATGCAAGCTTATGCAAAAGAAATCGTTAAAAGAGACACTACTTTCATTGATGTTGAATTGATTCTTAATTCTCCTGTAAGTGCTGGAACTGTTTATAGCACAAATCCTTATGCTACAAATACTGGTATGGGTCTTAAGTCTGTTGGTAATGGTTTTGCAGGAACTACTCTTCAGGCTACTTGGAATACATATTCTTCAATGGAAGAAGATGCTGAGATTCCTCAAGTAACTTTTACATTTGACTTTATTGACGTTTCTGTTGAAAAGAGAATGCTAGGTGCTACCTTCACTCCTGAACTTCAGCAAGACGTTAACGCTTTCCACTCAATTGACGTAGAAGCTGAATTAACTGCACTTCTTTCTGAAGTTGTATCAGGTGAAATTGACCGTGAAATCCTTCGTGACCTTCGTAAATCCGCTTCACATGTTGAAGTTTGGGATTACTCAGCATACGATAGAAGATTTAACAATGTTGGTCAATCATTTGCAATTACTCGTAAAGATTACAACCAAGAGTTGATTACTAAGATTAATCAAATCTCTGCTCGTATCATGAAATTTACTCTTCGTGGTGGTGCAAACTGGGTTGTATGTTCTCCTGAAGTTGCTGCTGTTCTTAATGACCTTGAGTACTTCCATGCTTCTGATGCTTCTGCTGAAGAAACTAAGTTCTCTTTAGGTATTGAGAAAGTTGGTTCTGTAGCTAACAGATACACAGTATATGTTGATGCTTATGCTCCTGCTGGTGTTGTTCTTATAGGACACAAAGGAGATTCAATCTTCCATGCAGGTTACATCTACGCTCCATACGTTCCGTTGATGTTGATGCCTAAGACCATTAATCCTGCTGACTTCAAACCTGTAATGGGTATCATGACTCGTTATGCGAAAAAAGTCGTTAACAACAGGTTCTATGGTAAAGTATTGGTACAAGGTTTACCAACTGCATCACCTTCTGAGTTCATGTTAGATGTAATCTAATTTGATTTAGAATAAAAAATTAAAGGGTGGATTTATTCCACCCTTTTTTTATTTACTATTTATAATAAAAATGATTAAGGTTTCTTATTCTAAAAAAATAGATAATTTAAATCCTACAAAATTTAAACACATATCAAAATTTTTAAAATTTTGTAGAGATGAATTAGATATTACAAACGATATAAGGGTATTTTTATTATCAAAAAATAATAAATTACAAATAACCACAGGTGGTTATAATCCATCAGATAAATGTGTATATACTATTGCTGAAGGAAGGCAAATTGCTGATATACTTAGAACTATTGCACATGAATTAGTTCATCAGAAACAAGATTTACAAGGAAAAATTACAGGTGAAATACCTGATATTGGAGGAGTTATAGAAGATACTGCTAATGCTATTGCAGGTAGATTAGTTAAGATGTATGTAAAGAAGTATGATGCAAGAGATATTTATTCTCTATAGATTATAAAAGCACTAATTCCTTGAGACAATAATACATAATACCAAGGGATTGTTGTAAAAATAGCAAAGATTAAAAAGATAAAAAAACAAACCCATACTGAAAAACATTTAATGCAAGTTCCAAGAGGTTTTGCTAATTTTTTTGATATTGTTTCTACATATTTTAATAAAAATATATAATACCAATCCAATATATTTCCTTCATTAAAAGAAAAATCTAATACCTTGGTTATTTGTGCTGAACAAAAACCAATTATAATTGATAAAAATAAATGTTCCATTATTTTCTAGGTTTTTTAATTATAACAGATGGTTTTTTAGTTCCACCACAACCACATCCTTTATTTTCCATATTAAATATAATTTTTTAAGTTTTGTGGTAATCTATAATCTTTAACATACGTTGCAGTAATTTCTTTAAAGAAAGGACTGTAGTTAAACATTTGATTACTACTTGTTATATTAGTTATTGTATTAATTTCAAAAAATCTTTTTGTTTGATTATCATCATATAATATATAATCACCTCTTTTAGGGTCTGAGTTAACCTTCTCTAATTCGTCTAAATATATTCCAAATTTAACAGTTTCCATTGTTTCATTAACAAGCATTGTTCCACCTAATTTAGAGATTTCAGATTTAGGTAAAGAAACAAATGCACTTAATTTAACAGGTTCAATAAATTCCTTTTCTGTTGGTAGACTTTCTCCGTAAATATCTTTTTTAGATGCAGTAATATTAATTGAAAATAAATAGATAGATAAACCCATATCTTCATCAATATAGTCTTTTGACATTCTAAGGTCAATTTGAAAATCTTTTTGATTATAATAAGGTGTATTTGCCATTTATTTCCAAATTATTCCTGTTTGAGGTGGTGTGTATTGTAATACTTTATTTAAATTCTCACCAATTGATGCTTTCTTTTCCATAATTTTTTGATATGTAAAATCTACTAATTGTTCTTGTAATTCTTTAAATATCGCTTCTTTTTCTTTATCATAATCATCTGCAAAAAATTTATAATCTATTTCAAGAAATTCATCTCTTTGAGGTAATTTAATCTTACCTGATGTTTTTGCCCAAATAGTTGCAAGAAATTTTTTAATATATGCTACTGTTAATCTTCTTACTTTATTTTTAGAAGGTGCATTTAAGTTATCCCATTTTTTAAGTCTAATTGGAACATCAGAAGGTAACTTTACAATATCCTCATTTTCTTCTAAACATTTATCTCTTTGGTCATTATCAAAAGTATCATAATAAAAATACCATACTTTAGAACCTTCTAGTGTTTTACCATATTTACCAACTATTTCTTCTCTACTTCCTGGAATTGGGTATAAGAAAAGTTTTTTTGTTTTATTTGGACCTGGTGCTATCCTATATGTTAATTCACTTTGAATAATTTTTTTCTTTTGTAATCTATCCATAGTAGATAGAATCAATGAAAATGATGGTAGCATTGCTTGTGCAGGTACATTACCATAATACCATCCTGTTGGCGCACCAAACCAACCACCACCCATACCGATAGGGTCAAGAATGTTGGTTGCAATTTGTGAGGGTGTATACCAAAGAACTTCATTGATTTCTCTTCCTGAAGGGATTGTATAAACTTGTGTATTAGCAGAAATGATTACATAATCACTTTTAAGTTCCCATTCACCTAATGTAGAAATACCTGTTTGTTTTCCATATGCCACAGCAAATGATTTTTCAAAATCAAGTGTTTTAGTTGTAAATGCTTCAACAAAGTTGGCTGAACTAATACTTAAACCTTCTAAAGTTGACCATTGTTGTTCAATTAACCAATTATCTAGATAAGAAATATAATCTTCTAAAGCCATTTCAACATAAGTATCAATAACATCATCAGTAACCCAATCGTTATAATCACGAACAGGTTCTCCAATTGATACTCTGACTTGTTTGTATAATTTTAATTGCTCTTGTGAATCTTTAAAAATCATTATGACTTATTTATTATAATTAGTCATAATTTCACTAATAGATAATGTAGTATCTATGTTTTTAAGTTCTTCAACTTCTTCAATTTTTTCTACAATTTCTGATTTTTGTTTTTTTGTTTTTTTATTATCACCACGAATTGAATTGATTTTTTTATTAATACTATCTTCAAGTTGCTTTTTTTCTTGTTCAAGTTTTTGATTTAATTCAAAAATCATTTTTTCTCTTTCCAAAAAAGTATTTTTAATTTCAACTAAGATGTTAAATAAATCATCAGTATAATCAATTGATTTTAATAAAAATTGATATATATTATATTGTCTACCTTCATCTTCAAAAGACTTTTTAGGGTTTTCTAAAATATAAACTTCATTTTCATCAAAAAATGGTGTTAAATCCCAATCAGATGGAAAGGACATATATACATCAACAAAATCATCAAAATTAATTTGAACGATGTAGTTTTTTAATTCTTCAATTATCTTTTTTAGTTTCATAGGAAAATATAGGTAAATATATAGCTTATTGATAAGAAAAAATAAAATGAATCTTTTTTTGTTAAGTTTTCTGATAATTTTTCTTGTTTTCTAATACATTTTACAAAAATGTAAAAGATATAAATGTGATAAAAAATTGAACACATTAATAAATATAGTGGTAAAAAATTAAAAAATTTTGTTATTAAATCTATCATATAAATTTGCCTTTTGATGTTATTATTTTGTTTGGTTTAACTATAGGTTTTGTCTTTTTTATTTTATTTTGGTCAAGTAATTCTTGTTCTTTTTGTGGTTCTGCAACTTCTGAAATTTTATATACATTTGGTTGAAAACTTATAATATCACCATTAATAATGTTATATGTTTTTGTTATTTTATCTATTTGTAATATTAAATAATTTTGAGATGCATTTCTATCAGTTTCTGAACATTTAAAAAATCTGAATTTACCATTTATTGCATTAAAAAAGTTAATCTTTAAATAAAAAATATCAATTCCTTGATTAATAAAATACGATGGAATATAAATATTTACAAATTCTTTTACCATTTTTTTTGAAACATCAAAGAATATATATGTTGTTGTATCTTTTACTATTTTTGACATTTTAACAAAATTTCTTGATATTAAATTTTGATTATTATCATTAAAAGAGTCGTATAAATCAAAAATATAATAACTTTCTTGTGTATAAACATTAGTGCCTGTCAAATAAAAATTTGTAAATCCAACAGGTTTATATGAGGGTGAATTTTCAAAATGGCTTTGCAAATAAAAACTTGTACTTGGTTTGAAAGATATGAATTCTAAATCTTTTTCAGAATTTCTAGATTCTTCCAATACTCTATTAACTTCTAAATCAACATATTTTTTAATTGATTCACTTTTGGGTGTAAAATCATGATTTTGATTTATTCCAATGTCTAAAGTTAATCCACTTATTCCATAATTAGTTACTAAAGTTAACATATTTTCTTTTGTTCAGGAGTTAATTTTAAATTATTCTTGTTGAAGATAAAATTATTATCTTGAAAACCAATACCAAATTCTTTTACTAATGTAGCAGTATTTTTATCTGATAAATCAGGTTTTAAATAAAATCTAATATCATTAAAATAATAATGTGTATCATTTAAAAATGGAAAGTCGTAATTTTCAAGATTTCCGTATTGCATTAAATCTCTCCAAATAGTTCCACCACTAATTTTTATTGCATTATCAGGTGGTACTGTATTTGTTCTTACATTGTCAAATATTTCTTCATTTGTGGTTTCGTATTTCTTTAATTCAATTTTATAAAATGGATTAAATTTAAAATAAAAATCAATTGTTATTGTATTATTTTGTTCCGTGTATGTATATGAACTATAATTCAAATCTCTGTATTGTGTATAATTTCCACCTTGATATGTATCAATTAATTGTAATTTAATTAAATATTCTTTTTTAAGAATTTCATTAAATAAATAATTTTCCCTATCAAAATAAATTAAATTTCCTGTTAATGCCGATTGACTTAAATCTAAAACAATTTTTTGAGTATAATCACTATTTCCAATATCAAGATAATTTCTAATAAATCGTTTATTTAAATTAATATTAGAGTCTGTAATTTTAATATCATAAGTTTTAAAAAAATTATGTGTTTTTGTTGAAAGAAATTCATTAAATAAACTTGTTGTATTAAAATTACTTCCAAAAATAATATTATCTATTTGTTGATTTGTAAATGTTATTGCTGAATATCCTAATTCGGTATTTATATTTACTGTATTTATGTAATCATTAGTTGTATAAATTTTTTCATATGTGGAAACATTTTTAGGCATAAAACCTAAATAAACATAATTATTATAAAATAACTCATTATTTATTTTATAATATTCATAAGGATTTAAATTCAAAGTGTCGAATTTAAAACTATAATTTTTTTCATTATAAATATTTCTAGAAAAACCAAAAAAACTTAATTTATAACTTGAATCATCTGTGATTGGTGATAATGATTCCACATATGTGGTATCGGCATTGGTTAATGTATATTGATTTATTACTTGTTTAAAAATTTTTAAATCAAAAAAATCTTCAAAATTAAATCCTGTTTGTTTATAATCATCATTGAAAAAATCAGTTATTTCTGTTTGTGTTGTTTTTTTATTTCGTAAAAATGAAAGATAATTAATATTTCCATAAATTCTATATTTTGTTGATTTATTTCTTTCTTCATTAAATAAATCCGTTAAAGATATGAGTTTACTATTATTAAATTCATTTAAATCATTAAAATTAGTTTTTAATGATATATTAAGATTTATATCTTCTTGAGTTGCAAGTAAATATCTTTTATCGGGTTTAAGCTGTTCCATTAAATTATTTTTGAATCTACTAAATATTGTAATATATCATTATTCATTACTCCCTTTAAAAAATAATATTGTGTTTGGTCGTTATTACTTGATTCTTGGTTTGTATTGATTGTTGTATTATCTCTTTTGTAAGTGCCTTTTAGTCTACTTTTATCTATTCTCATACCATATTGAAGGTATGGTATATTATTTAATGTAAATAATTCAGTATAAAAAACATTTACAAAATCATCTTTATCAATTTCAACAAAATCTGTTTGATAATGTTTTCCATCACCCAAAAATTGTGTATCTTTTTGTTTTCCACCTATTGGTTGTAAATTTGAATTTAATCTACTGTATCCATTTAAAGGTATTATCCAATCACAAAATTTATTGTTAGCAGGATTTCTTTTGGTTTTATACATAAAATTTGGAAAGTATAAAGTAAAATTTATCCATTGATTTTTTATTGCGAATCCTAAAACTTTTGCCATATTTTTAAATTATTATTTTATAATCTGAATTTTACTAACGTACTTTGTGTTTGATTTGTTGCATTATTTCTAAAAACTAAATTATATGAAAAAACACCACCTGGTCCATCTAAAGTGATAAAAGTATAACTTTGAATTGATGATTTTGTAATTATATATATCCCATTATTATTTACAACTGTTGGATTTGATAATGGTATTGGTTGACTAGTTGGATTTCCTGTACTAATATCTATAAAATAATAAGAAAAACTACTAAAACTACTATCGCTAACATCTGGTGTATTTTCTATTAAAATATTATTAATTTCAGGGTCATATACATCAACACTACCAGCACCACCAATAACAATCATATTAAATGTATGTGTAATTGGGTTATCAATTGAATCTCCATTAATTGAGAATCTAAAATTACCACTTCCTGTTTGTGGTGGATTTACTACTCCACTTCCTGTAGTACCTGTTGTTATTGTATTACTTCCTGGTGCAATATATGGGTCATTAAATGTAGTAGGTAAATTATCACCAATATCAATACCCAAATTAACTATATGATTATAAGAGTTTACATAATTTGTATAACCTGTGTTATAATTTTGAAGTCTATTATTTATATTTACATCTTCTTCTCTAGAACCAAAAAGTAATAAATTTGTTTGACTAGCAAATCCTTTATCTTCATCTTTTCCAACAGTATAATCATCTTCTCCTTCCGTATTTGAATCAAATTCTGATTTTCTTACCATAGTTTTTTGAGCAACGCTATAAATTTTACCAAAGTCAAATTTAAAATGTTTCCAAATCCATTTTTTAGTAGTATCAGTTAGGTAAAAGAATGGCAGGTCTCCATAATCAAAAAATTGAGGTACTTTTAATCTTACTTTACCAACTCTATATCTAGTTGGTGGATTATCAATATCCGATAAATTAGTAACATAAAAATATCCTCTAAAAGATGTGAATACACCTTTTTCTGAATTATCATCAACAGGTATTAAATCTCCATTTTCATTTGTAATAACTTTATTTCTGTTGCAATTTATTAAAAATAAAAAACTACCTTGATTTTGATAATAAATATATTTATTTTTATCATATAATTCAATATCTTCATCGTATGAGTAACTATTAATAGTAAAAGTATCACCTTGATTTAATAATTCTGCATCAGATTCAGGAACTGTATTTTTTATATTAAAAAGTTTAATATCTAAATCACCTTTTACATGTGAATTAATAAAAATGTCATCAGTCATACCTTCTGTAATTACTTGTTCTGCTTCACTTCTAGTACATGATGTACCTGCATCCACAAATTTCATTTCAAAAGGTTCATAATCACCTTTTCCACCATTTAATGTACACATTTTTCTTACAAATAATCTAATAGCAAAAAATGGTACTACATAATCTATTTGTATTCTTACACCAAATATATCAAAACATAATGCTCTTATACCAATTACAAATCTAAATTGAATTTTATCACCCCACCATGCTCTTGAATTTTGTGTAAATTGATTACCAATAATGGTAACAAATGGTTTAATTTTTTTAATCAAATTAAAATCTAATCTATTAATACCAACATTAGAATTATCATTATTTTGACTCCATAAAGGTTTAACAGTAATTGAATTATTTTGTATGTCAATGTTTGGTAATCTTTCTAATTCTATTTCTTCATTTAATGTTCTTCCATCTTCAGAAAAAAAGTTATCAGGATAACCATCTAACTTTAATAATGCAGCACAAGTTGAAAATCTACCAATATCAGTAATATCACAAGACATATTTATTGTATATGTTTTATTTGATGGTACTGTTAAGATATAATCACCACTTTCATTTGTAACTGTTGTAAATTTTAAATACTTATCATAAACATAAGCAACAGTTTCGTTTACTAATATTTCATCTTTTTCGGGAAATGTTCCAACAGGTGTTTTGGGTGTAGCACCAATACCATAGGGATTATCGGGAAAGCCATTAACATTTCTATTTCTTGCATATTTTGGTAATAGATTATAAATTTTTCCATTACCATCTTTATTAAACACAGTTTGAAAAGGATATAAAGCAGTTGCTTCTATTCTTTTAATATCTTCTAAGGTTGTAGGGTTAGTTATATCTTCCTCATCTAATGGTATAAAGACAGAAACTTTAGCATTTGGTATTCCAACACCTTGACCTAATACTCTACCAACAATAATCCCATAATCGGCATCAAATAACCTATACAAATCTTTTTGAAAGATTTTTAAAGATAGGATATCCATAGATTCATAAGTTTGACCAAGTTTAACATTGATAAATTTATCACCAATATTTGTATTAACTCTTATGGATTTTCTATGTTCACTATTATTTTTTAAAAAATTTAAAAATCCCATGATACTTTTTATTAAATAGTTAATAACTATTTATAATAAATCATTATAAGTGGCAAAAAAAGTTAAATACATTGGTAGTAAGGCGGTTAACAAATATTCATTATCGTCATTTTCGGTTTTTAATGATAGTTTTAATACAACCATATTTAATGGTGATATTAATTTAACAACTAAATTTGCTACAAATCAATCAATAAAAGGTGAGAAGAGAATTATTGTAACACAAAAGAATGTTTCTCTTAGTGATTTAAAAATTATTGATTTAGATGGTCTTAATAATTTTATAAAAATAACAGATAGATTAAAATTAAATCTTGACAGGGTAAATTTATCAAATTATGCAGTTTATGGTTCATTAAAAGAAAAATATAGGGTTGCGATAAACAATATTATTAATAAATTTCCTGGTGGATTATATATAAATACATATATTAGTGGAACACCATATAATACAGTCTTAGATTATTTATATGATGATATTACTGATAAGTCAACATTTAGAATTCCAATTACTGTAATTGAAAACCCATTTTTTTTAAATTTAAGTACATTTAATGCAATTGGTTCAAAAAACATTGATAATCTTATTGAAAGATATGAAGATTATGTAATAAGTTATGAAAATATAGATTATAGTATTAATGGATTTACAGGATTTACTAGTGGTAATTCTTCTTATTTGTATTTTGATATAAATGGTAATATATTTGAATCTTTTTCAAGTACTACAATAAGTGATAAATTTATTATTAAGCCAAATGAAATTGAGTTTAATAAATTTTACAATTCATTAAATGAACTTGAAAGATATTTTTTAAATAAAAATTCAAATCCAAAATATACATTTGTATTTAAAATACCTGAAATTGATGAAGATGGTAATTTATCATTTAAAGAGTATAAATTTTCAATCCCAATAAGATATGATGGATATAATTTAGATACGGAATCTGTAAATTATGTTGTGTTTTTAGAAAAATTATTTGAAGTTGGTGATTTATATGATGAATATAAATCTAATTTAATATTAAGAAAATTTATTCCAAAAACATTACTTGATTTAGATACAACAACATCATATAAATCTGAATCAATATTTAAAATTTATGGAAAAGAAATCGATGAAGTTAAAATGTTCATCGATTCATTAATGAGTATTAATGCAAACTCATATGATAAAGTAAATAATATTCCTGATACATTAATTAAAAATCTTGCAAGAACATTAGGTTGGAAAGCAAGAAATATAATTAATGATAAAGATTTAATTTCTTCAGTATTTGCAAATGATAAAGGAGGTGATACTGATATAACAGCTTCACTTGCAGAAGTTGATATTGAATTATGGAGGAGATTGGTTATTAATACTGCATGGTTCATGAAATCAAAAGGAACAAGAAATGCACTAGAAACTATATTCAGTTTTATTGGTGCGCCTGATTGTTTAATAAATTTTGATGAATATGTTTATGTTGTTGATAAACCAATTAGTAGTAATGCTGCTATTATTACAATAGATAATCCTGATGCTATTAGATTACCATATGATAGTGATGGATTTCCTATTAATCAAACATTTACATCAACTCAATATTTTCAAACAAATGGTAATGAAGATGGAGGACAAGATTTTATAAATATTTATAGAAATTTAGGATTTGATGTTGTAAAAACAGTTGATAATAAAAAATCTTGGGTTTACTATGAAAGTGCAAGTACACATTCATCAACAGGAAGAAATACAAATTATAATATTAATGATTCAAGATTGTTAATAAATACAAAAGAAGTTTCGATAGGAATTGATATTGCAACAGCTATTGAATGTGATGTTTATAATTTTAATAAAGAATATAATTATCCTGTAACAGATACAGGTAGAACTATACCATATCCACAAAGAGAATCAAATAAATTTGATGCAAATGAACTAACATTTTCACAATATGTTAATGATGTTTATTCAAAATTTATTAATGTTCAAAATAGGAAAGTAAGTGATTCTGCTATTGGTTCATATTATCCATCATTAACAAAATTATATTATGATTATTTAAACGAATCTTTTAATGATATTGGTGTTGTTTCAAATAAAAGAAGATTTATAGAATTAATGAAATATGTCGATAATTTAGATGATATATTTGATGATTTTGTAAAGCAATTTATTCCTGCAACAACAATAACAAGAGATAGTGGTACAAAAATTAGAAACACAGTATTTACACAACAAAAATTTGTTTATAAACAAGGTATTGATGATGGTTCTGAGTTTTCAACTGAATTAACGGTTACACCAGATGCAGAAATACCAAATAATGATGACATAAATATTATTTTGATTGAAACTGAATTTTTTGATAATAATGAAGATAGTTTAAGTGTTGCATCAATATCAACAGAAGTTAAAATTGGTAATAATGGTAATATTGATACGGATTTTTTAACTTCAGTTTATCAAGCTAGAAATATTCAACCAACTTGGGATGGTGTAATTTGTGATAGTGAAACACCAACATTTGATATAACAGGTGCAACAAAAATAGAATTATCTAGTTTAACAAATAATTCATTATATGAAAAATCAACAGGAACAGGTCATACTGTTTCTTTTAATTTTACATCAGGAACTGAAACATTAACAGCAGCAACAACTGAATTTTATTATGGTGTCCATAAATATAATAACTCACCTATTATTTTAGGTTTTGATGATATCCCTGTATATACATTTAGTGCAACTTCTACGGCATTTACAACATCAACAACTATATCAACATTAATTGATGATTCATTATTAAGATGTGATTCTGAATATATTATAAAACCATATTTTATGTATAGTGGTTGCTCACAAGAAGAACAGATATTTGCACCACAGAAACCATATAATATGTATGAAGAATTTATTTATTCTGCTTATAATAAAAATTATAGGAATAGTATAAGATTTTTTGATTATACTAAATTTAGTTTATCTTCAGGTTCAAAAATTTCTTCATTGATACCTAAGACCAATTATACACCATTATTTAGAAATTATAATAAGGATGTTGACTATTATTTTGTTTCAAATTGTAATCCTGATGAACCAATTTTAACTTTCCCTAATGTGCAAGAAACAGAAGGATTGGTTGTTGAATCAACTGTTATTAGTGTACCTGAATTTTCTAAATTTATATTACAAAATGAACCAATTGGTGATATAATTGTAGCAGTTAATGGTGTAACATTACAAGAGGGGTTAGAGTATGACATTGATAATACAATACTTGTACCTTCTATAAGAAATCGTAGTTTTACTTTATTTCAAAGATTAACATCTGAACATGGTGATGTACTTACAGTATCATATTATAAGAATCCAAATAGTGTTAATAGATTAATAAAAGAAGATTTCCAATATACAGGTTCTACAAGTATTACATATAATATAACAACTTCAAAATATGAAATTAATTTAACATATAATAGAATTGCTAATAGTGATATTATTGTTTATTGGAATGGTGTTTTGTTAAGTGAAAATATTGACTATTCTATATCTGCTTTTGATACAAGTAAAATTATTTTAACTTTTGCAATTACAGACCCAACAGTATTAAGTGTTGCTTACTTTGCACCTTATGGTGGTGGTGCTTCAATTGATGCAACAGGTCCAACTTATCAAATTAATTGGTCAATACAAAACCAAATACCAAATAATGTTATTGGTAATTTTACTCATGAATTTTATAATATAACAAACACAGGTTTAACAGGTACAAGTATTTATAGCGTTGACACTCCATATGATTATATAAATGTATCTTATTCACAAATTTTTAATTGGGTAGATTTATCAACACCACCAAATAGTTTAGTTCTTGGATTATCTTATTTTTATAGAATTGCTTCTAAAAAATATTTTAAAACAATAAATAATATAAATTTAAGTTCTGTAACATATAGTCAGACTTATACAATACAATTACCTTTATAATTATGTCTGAAATTGGTGGTGAATTAACGTATGGTAAGAATTTTCAAAAAAGTTCATTTGGAACAAATGTACCATTGTCATTGAATAAAAATATTTATATTGCTAAAGTTGTAAGTATTGATGATGATAATAATACAGGAAGAATAAAAGTATTTATTAGTGGTATAGACCAATCAAAAACACCAATTGATTCTTTACCATATGTATATCCATTAATGTCAAGAATTGTTCATGTAATGCCAAAAATTGGTGAGGCAGTTTTGGTATTTTTTGCTGATGCAAAAAAAGAAAAAGAATCACAAATTTTATCAAATAGATTTTGGATAGGTCCAATAATAACAAATTATGAATATATAAAAAATGATACCCAAGATATAATTAATGATATAAGTTCAAATTCTATTATAACAAAAAGCATTAATTATGACCCATTACAAGTTAAATCAAAAAATAAAAAAAATACAGAAAGAACTATTTTTCCCATTGATAATGAAAATGGTGTAAATGAAGTTAATATTGTTGGTAGAAATAATACTGAAATATCACAATCTGATAATAAAATTAAATTAAGAGCAGGTAAACATAAAAAAGATAAACCATCCGAACCAAATTTTCAAAATCCTGTATATTCAATTTTAGAATTTATAGATGAAAATAGTTCATACAGTTTAACAGCAGGTGATGAAATTTATTTAATATCACATAAAGGTAGATTTAGATTTAAAAAAACTATAACAAAAGATGATGTTAATGAATTAAAAAAAAATGCTCAATCAATGCTTTATGGAGAATTGACTATTCAATATTTAAGAACATTGACAGAGGTGTTTTTAAATCATATACATCAACATCCTAGTATACCTCCAACATATTCACAAAATTCTCTTTATAAAATAGAAGATTTAAGAAAGGAATTACAAAACATTGAAAATTTATTGGCTAAAAATATAAAAATTAATTAAAGTTTAAAATAAAAAACTAGTTATAATAAACTATATTATAAAATGGCAAATTTTAATTTTAAATCCCCTAGCGTTAAATTTCAAGAAATAGACAGAAGTTTCGCTTCAACTGCATCACTAGGCATTACCTCAGTTGGTATGGCAGGTGAATCATTAAAAGGACCAGCATTTGCGTCAATTTTGGTTACATCAAAAGCAGAATTTAGAAGATATTTTGGTGGTACATCTGCTGAAAAATTTATAGATGGTTCAGGAAAAATGAAATTTCTCGCACCAACATATGCTAATACTTTTTTAGAAGAAGGTAGTCAACTTTATTTTACAAGAATTCTTGGAAAATCAGGTTATAATGCAGGTTTGGGTTGGGCTATTAGAGTTGGCGCACCTGTTTCTTCAACAGCATTAACTACTACTGAAATAAGTGGTTCTGTCTCTGTTTCAACATCAACATTCTTAGGTATTAATATTACTGGTAATGGTGATTATAACAATTTACCTTTAATATATAATAAAACAAATTCAGTTGCAACTGCACAAACTGTTTATCTAAAAATTTCAGGTTTTTCGGCTTCATCATCTACAGTTAGTGCAGCAACTAGTGCAGCAACAGGTTCAGTTACTGGAATTACAAGTTATACAGGTCAAACACTTTATGGTATATCTCTTGTAAGTGCAACAGCAACAACAGGAACTAGTTTGAATAATTTACCACTTATATGGGCTTATGATTCTACAACTAGTACTTACACAGGTTTAACAGCTTTTTTAGTTGTTAGTGGATATGTTTCTAGTTCTCTAACAAGTTCAATTAGATATACAGCAACTACATTTTCTGCAAGTGAAAAAGTAACACCTGCATCAGGAGTTGCATCATATAGTGCTTTTACATTTACAGCAAAAACTGACCCTGTTTATGAAAACATGGTGGTAGCAATTTTAAGAAGTAGAGGTCAGGGTTCACAAGAAAATGCTACATTTAACATTTCTTCTGTTACAGCTACATTTAATAATGCAATCCCTTTATCTAATATTACTATTACAGCATATGGTGCAACTGTTAGTGAAACACTAACATTTAATTTAGATTCTACTTCATCAAATTTCATTACAAAAGCAATGGGAAGGAAAAATAGCGATACTAAAGCAAATGTATGGTGTGAAGCTATTTATCCTGATTTAATAAAAAAACTTACTACAGATGGTAAAATAAATGAAATTAAAGATATAATACAATTAGGTGGTACTTCTTCGGCATCGTTTTCAGATTACAATTTAGGTGTTGGTTATACTACACCTGAAACACCTTGGATTGTTTCTGAGTTATATGGAAGTAAAATCAGTAGATTATTTAAATTTATTTCATATTCTGATGGTGATTCTGCAAATAAAGAAATAAAGGTTGCAGTTGAAAATATTAATTTTAATACATTAGAATTTGATATTATTATTAGAGATTACAATGATACAGATACAAATCCATCAATTCTTGAAAGATTTGGAAGATGTGTTATGGACCCAGAAAGTAATAATTTCATTATGAGAAGAATTGGTGGTGTTTATAGTAATGCTGAAGATTCATTCTTAGAAGATGCTAAATCGGCATATGTTTATGTAAATGTACACGTTGATGCACCTGTTGATTCAATACCTGCTGGTTTTGAAGGTTATCATTTACCATTGTTTAGTGTTAGTACTACTGATTCAGTTAGTGCTGCAACACCTGTAATGTTATATAAAACAGGTTATACAGCAACAGATAAAGTTTTAAAAACATATTTAGGTATTTCGGAAAAAGCTTTTGATGCACCTGGAACTAAAGGTTTGTCAATTAATGATGATATGTTTAAGTTTTATGGACCAAATACAACATTTGGTGGTCAATCTTCTTATAAAACAAAAGGTTTCCATTTTGATGTTAATGCAACAGGAAAATATACAGCATCATCATATTTAATTGGTGAATTTTCTGTTGGTGCAGGTCAATTTAATAATACAGGAGTTTATTCAGATATTACTACAAGAAAGTTTGTAGTTGTTCCATATGGTGGATTTGATGGTTGGGATGTAAATTATGAAGTTGTAGGTGGAAGGTCAATTACATCTATCTTTAATCCAGGTGGAGGTAATTCATATTTTGAAGGTTGTGATTATGATGCATATCTTGAAGCATATAGAGTTTATGAAGATACTGAAAGAACACCAATTAATTTATTTGCAACACCAGGTATAAATTGGTCTGATAATTTAGGTCTTGTTGAAGATACAATTAGTATTATTGAAGAAATTCGTCAAGATGCACTTTATATTATTGATGCTCCTGATGCTGGTGCTAATGATACTTCAACAGTTGCAGCAAATTCTTATGCAGTTGATTTAGAGTCAACAGATATTGATTCTTCTTATGCTGCTACTTATGTACCATACATTAGAAGAAAAGACCCTGATTCAAATACAAACATTTACATTCCACCAACAGGTGAAGTTTTAAGAGCGATGGCTTTAGCTGATAGAACATCATTTATTTGGTTTGCAACAGCAGGTTTAAATAGAGGTGGTCTTCCAAATGCTAGAGATGTAAGAAAAACATTTAAAGAATCCGATAGGGATACATTATACCTTGCAAGATTAAATCCAATTGTTAAATTCTCTAATAATACTCCTGGTGTATTCATTTATGGTCAGAAAACATTACAAATTGCAGATTCAAAACTTGATAGAATTGATGTAAGAAGACTTCTTCTTTATGCAAAACAAATTATTTCTTCTCAAGCTAGACTTTACTTATTTGAACCAAATGATGATGTGTTAGCAACTAACTTTATTGCAGAATCTAATAAGAAACTTAAAGTTATTCAAGATAACAGAGGTTTACAAACATTTAGAGTTAGATTAGATAATACATTAAATACACCTGAAAGTAGAGATAGAAATGAAATCTACTTTGTGATTGACTTGTTACCAATAGGTGCAGTTGAGTTTATTGGTCTAACATTTGTTGTAAATAAATCTACAAGTTCACTAAGTTTTAATGGATAAACAATAAAAAAATACTATTTAAAATAAAGAAATAAAATGCCACAAGGATTTAGAAATGTACCTACCCAATATGAACCTCTCAGACCTAATAGGTTTGAGTTGTTTTTCCCAGGTGATATTGACATGAGTCAATATGCTTGGATTGTTAATGCTGTTGATAGACCTAAAATGAAAGTTAACTCAGTTCCAATTAAATATTTGAACTATGAACAAAAAGTTGCAGGTCATGTAACTTTTGATGACCTAACTGTTGAATTAATTGACTTACAAGGTCCATCCTCAGTACAATTGATTATGGAATGGTATAGACTATGTGCTGAAAACTTAACAGGTAGAATGGGTTATGCTTCAGGTTATAAGAAAGATTTAAGACTTGTTGCTCTTGACCCAACTCTTGTAGGTGTTCAACAGTTCACAATTTTTGGAGCATTCATCAGTAATATTGATTTTGGAAAGAATGAATATACTAGTGATGAAGTACAAAAAATTACGCTTACTTTAAGTTACGACTTAGCTGAAAATAATTACTAATAATAGTAATAATTTAAAAATTGAAAATCCCATTGGTATCCGATGGGATTTTTTTTGGTATAAATATTGTATATTTATATGTATAAAATAAAAATATTATGATAAATTATAATCTTGAAGATATCTTTTTAAAAGATGCTGGTTTAAGGACTGATGTTAGTACATCAAGATGGCAATATTTTTCTTTAAATAATGATAAGAAAGACTTTGTTAAACAATTACAATTTGCAGGATTTGATAAAGAAGAAGTTTCTGTATCATATGAAAATGACTATTTGACAGTTGAAGGTAATTCAAGTATGTTAGATAGTCAGTATTACAAAAAATATTATCTACCATTAAAATATTATGATGTTAATAGTATAAATGTAAAATTTGAGAAATGTATTCTAGTATTGAATGTAAATTGAAAGAAGAGAAAGATTCAAAAGTAATGAAAATTATAATTAAATAAACTTAATTTTAATCTTTTCTTTGTTTATTAATCTTCTTTTGGAGAGTTTTATATTTTCATTATAAAGTTTTTTATTTGTTTTACTAATTAACTTTAGATTTATACTATAGAACTCTCCTTTTTCTTTTAGTTGATTCAATAAAATTATTTTCTTTTTTAAGAAAATTTTATTATTCTTATCAAGAATATAATCATCATCATGGCATGGTACAAAAAAATTTTTTCTTCTATATAAATCAATTATTTGAACTTTTTCAAAAATATCTGTCATTCTAACTTCAACCTCAATTTCAATATATCCATTTTCTTTTAATAGGATATTAAAAAATTCTTTTCTTGAATAATCTTTCAAAGAAAGTTTAGGTTTACCTATCTTTTGACCATAAACAGATAAAGTAAAAAATCCCCAAATTATGGGGATTAGTTTTATCACATTAGTTTTAATTTTTCGCAATCCCATTTTTCACCTAGTTTGAGCAAACATTTTTTTAATTCCATTTTAGTTTTAAACCATTTTTTGTCAGCATAGATTTCAGTAACTTTACAATTTCTTGCTAAAATAACATCATCATTTGAATTGTGAATAACTTTTAAGATAACTGATTTTTTTATTGAATCCGATTTATCCCATGCTTTAGAAATTCTTTCTAACAATAATTGTTGTCCTGTTGGAATGGTAACACCTTCTTTTTGAAATTTAAATTCCATAAGAATTAAATATCTATCATTAAATTCTAAAACACAATCTATATCAGATGGATGTATTTTTTTATTACTGATTCCTGTAAAATCAATAACTTTTTTTAAATAATTTTTATTTCTAATTAAAGATTCCATTTATCCTTCACACATTATACATTCTGAATATAAATCTCTTTGTTCTTTTGTATCTGCTCTCAATACAGACTCAGACCTCAAATAATATAAAGATTTTAATCCAAGTTTCCATGCTTCAATGTGAACTTGATTAATAAACTTAGCAGGTGCATCATTAAAGAATGCAAGATTCAATGATTGTCCTTGGTCAATATATTTTTGACGAATACCTGCCTGTCTAACAAGTTCAAGTTGATTAATTTCCTTGAATGTTTTGAAAACAGCCTTTTCTTCTGTACTCATACATCTAACATTAATAACCGAACCCTTATCTTCAGAAATTGCATCCCAAACCTGTGGTAAGTTTTTACCTTTAGATTCTAATAATTGTTCTAAAAATGGATTTCTTCTAATGTGTAATCCTTTTGCATCATCATCCATATAAATGTTTGCTGCAATTGGTTCAACACCTTGTGAATAACCACCTGCTAGTTTTGATGAAGACCTATTTGGTGCAATAGCAAGAAGAGTTAAGTTTCTTCTACCTGTTCCTTGACACCATTCAGGTTCGCCATATTCTTTTGCCAAATCCATTGTTGCTCTTTCGGATTCATCTTTAATATATTTAAAGATAATATTAGTCCAAGCATTAGCTTCAATAGAAACAAATGGAATTAATTTGCTTTGTAAGAAACTATGCCAACCTAATGCACCCAATCCTAATGCTCTTGACTTCGTAGCAAAGCGCACAGCATCCTCAATTCCTTTATATGACTCTGAGTTACCCTTTTGAAGAAAGTCTTCCATTACAGCATCTAAAAACATTACAGAAAGATAAACAGTATCAGTACCTTTCCATTCTTCAAACTTAACAAGATTTAAGGAAGAAAGACAACACACTAAAGTATGATTTTCATCTGTTGGTAAAAAGATTTCAGAACAAAGATTTGAATGTCTAATCTTCAAATTATTTTTATGCCACCAATCAGGTACAGAATTATTAGCATTGTCAATGAACATAGTATAAGGTTCACCTGTCTTTACTCTTTTCTTTAAAGTTTCAAGCCAAATTTCTCTTTCCTTACCATTTTTATCAACAACTTTATTCATAAACTCATCTGTAAAAATTGCGCCTTGATGAATATTGTGTGATTGTCTATTTACATCACCTTTTGGTTCTCTTACTTCAAGAAATTCTTTGAATTCACCATGTTCTGCATTCAAATAAATCGCTACAGCACCTCTTCTTGTCTTTCCTTGCTTAGATGCTAAGATAGTTGAGTCATAAGATTTAATAAATGGAATTATACCATCTGAACTTCCACCTCTACCATCTTTGATTTTAGTACCCATTGCTCTGATTGAAGAAAAATCGTATGCAGTACCTCCACCATATTTTGAAAGCATTGCCATCTCAAGATTCTTACGATAGATTTCATACATAGAATCACCAACATGAGAAGAGAAACAACTAATAGGTAATGCTACATCTGTTCCAAGATTAGCCATTACAGGTGTAGATGGAATTAACCATCCTTTCCAAAGAATATCAAAGAATCTTTCTTGAAATTCAGGTTTATTTAATAACTCTGCTGCTCTTGATGATACTCTTGTATATCCATCTTTTGGTGTTTCACCATCAAGAAGGTATCCACCTTTAATCGTTGTAAGGTAAAGTGCATTATTACCCCATTCAGGAAAGTCAATACCAACTTTCCAACCCATGTTTCTAGCTATGTCGTGTGTTTCTAATTTCATTTTTTTATTTTAAAATAAGTCATCTGTATTATTCCAATCTTCATTTGGTTTTGAGTATGAAGTTTCACGATTTGCAAAGAAATCGGTTTGTTGTTCGCCTGATGTAGCAATATAAAACCATTCCATTTCTTTAAGTAAATCATTATCAACAGTATAGACAGGTTGTAACATTAACTCTTTAAGTTTTCTGTTTGCTCTGTCAAACATAAAGTTTTTAAGAATATCTTTTGTAATGGTTTCCAAATTACCAAGTTCAAATATTTTATCAATGTAATTAAATTCATTGGTAATTGCTAAATCAACACCTTGATAAATTGTATTTTTTAATTCATCTGTCCAAATTGATGGATTTTCTTCAATTAATGTTCTGAACAACTTACAACCTGATTCAGAGTGTAGAGATTCATCACGAACTGAAAAAATCATTTGTTGACCAATACCTGTCATCATATTCTTTTTTCTAAAAGAAAGAAGAACTGCAAATGAAGAATATAATTGGATGCCTTCTGCACAAGCAGAGAATAATGCAAGACTTCTTGCAATATTAGTAAGATTTGTATCATTAGGGTCAATTTCCATCAATGCTTCAAGTTTAGCCATAGTAGCATCATCCTCCATAAATGATTTAAAGTCTGTTAAACCCAATGTATCATTAAGATATGAATAAGCAACAGCATGGATTGTTTCAAATGCTCCAAATGTACTTGCCATCATTTTAATTTCAGGAACAGGAAACCATTTTGTTACATAAGTTGACCAATAGTCATTAACAACAGTTTCTGTTTGTGTAAATCCTTTTAGGATGTTACCAATAACATTTTTTTCTTTAAATGTTAAACCATTATTCCAATCTTTAACATCTTTTTGCATATTAATTTCAGTATGCAACCAATGTGCATTCTGTTGTTTAAACCATGCCTCATATGCCCATTGATATTGAAATGGTTTAAATTCTAATCTTTCTTGTGTAATCATTTTTGTAAATTTAAGTATAAAAAAATCCTGTTTATATTTTACTACAAACAGGATATGTTATTAATTGTTAGTCTAATTTTGTTGTTTTGTAGATGAACCAAAATGCACCAATGATAAATATTGGAAGCAATATTAGGGTTAGAATAACCATAAAATGGTCATCTATACCTAAAATACGGAAGTATTGCATGAAAGAAAATATTAGAGTTGGTACAAACAAATATAGGACAAATTTATGGATTCTAAAAAAAGTTCCCAAGAAAAGTATGTCTAAAATTTTCCCTAATTTACTGTGTTTTATGTTATCTAAGAAATTTTTCATTACGGTTTTTTCTCATCAAATAATTTTGTTATTTTTTGAATTAATGGACTTCTTACGCAATCTGAATCAACAAATTCAATGACTTTAATATGTTCATCAAAATCTCTAAAATGTTGAGTTAAAAACATTAATCCATTATCGGTTTTATCTTTAAAATCTCTTTGACGAATATCACCAATAATAATCATTTTAGCACCTTCTTCAAGACGAGTTAAAACGGTTTCAGTATTATCAACTGATACATTTTGGAATTCATCAAAGATATTAATATTATCAAGAGATAAACCTCTTAAATTACCCATTGGTATTACTTCAATGATTTTTTCTTTGAATAATATTTCCAATGCAATTGGACTTAATAGTTTATTTAATTGCATTGAATAAGACATTAAAACATATTCTAATTTTTCTTCAACACCGCCTGGTAATATACCAATATCTTCACCTTGTAGTTGTTTTAAAGGTTTAAATATTCTAATCTTTGTATAGTTATTATTATCTGATAATAATAAGTTTATTGCTTGAACCAATGCTATGAAGGTTTTACCTGCACCTGCAATTCCTGTAGCAATTACATACATTGATTCATTGTCCAAGATATCTTCAACAAATTTTTCTTGGTTTTCGGTTTTAGGAGAAATTTTTAAATATGGTTTTCCAACTTTTTTTCTAATCTCGTTCTTTTTCTCCTTTAGCTTGTCTTCTGCTGTTTCTTCAACATTGTATTTTTTAATTTTCCTATTCACACGCATTTAGTTTCATGTAAATAGGTTATCCAATACTTGATTCTTTAAAAAAGATACTAAATTTTCATCAAAAAATTTAATTTTTTTATATGTAATATTCATTTCTTTTATAATCGTCTTATTATCATAATGTTTTAAATATTTATATTCATAAAAATTTTTTAAAGTTTCATCATGACAAATTTTCATAATTTCGTTTATAGAATTAAATTGATTTTCATAATCACTATTAATAAAAACATTATCAATGAATTGTGATTTTTCATCTATTGAAACATATTTTTTATATTTTTTTCTGTTGATTTTTCTTACATAATCATAAAAATGATTTTGTGTAACAGTAAATACCCAATTATCTAGTGTTTTTTTATTAAGTTTTTTATGATAATTGATAATTATTTTGCTCATTGTTTCAGCACTTAAATCTTTAGATAATTGTGCATCCAAAGTTTTAGAATAAAAGTAATTTATAACTAATTTTTCATATTTTTTGTAAATCTCTTTATCTAACTTTTCTTTTTGTATATCTAACATTATTTTCCATTTTATAAAATAAAATTTATTGTTTTAAATTCGTTTTAATTAAATCAAATATATAATCTTTTCCATAAATTTGCATATTATTATTCAAATCTTTATTATCATTATACATTTGTACCTTTACATTTTCTAATCCTAAACTCAATAATCGTTCCTGAATCTCCAATGATGAATTGGGAGTCATTTTATAATTAAAATATTCCCTTTTGTCAATAGCATCAGGATTTAATAATATAATAACATTTGGTTTATATTTAATTAACTTAGTAAGTATATTATCATAAAGAGATTTACCTAATAAGATAATAGTATTAACAGGTAAAGTAGTATATTCAAAATATGCCTCAACAATATAAACAGTTCCATTCCAATTTATGTTTTTTTCATTGAAAATAATCTCTCTTTTATCTGCTTGTGGTAGTTTATATGTTTGATGTTTATCTGTGTTATTTTTAAATGCTCTTGTAATATAAAAATTCAATTTATTATTTAAATCATATGAAGGTTTGATAATCCTATCTTTATAATAACCTTCAAGACAAAATCCAAGATTATCTCTTTTAATTATTACATCAGAAACTTTTCTATTATTTCTAACATAATCATATGCTTCTAAATGTAATGGATTATTTTTATCCATATTTTTAAAAGATATAAATTCTTTTGGTAATGAAAATATTTTATATTTTTTTATTTGTGATAAAACAATTGGTTCATTTTCATATTTTAAAAATTCTGCAATTTGTCTTTTATCAGCATATTTTTTAAATACAAAAAAAAGTGGACCTGATAATCCACATTTCCAACATTTACAAACTTTATTATATTTTCCCTTATTATTTAATGCAATATTGACCTCAAGATTGTATTTATCATCGGGAATACCATAATTTAATTTAGCGCATTCAGGACAGTTAAATTGTAATTGAATTGATGAATTATTTTTAGGATGCCCAAATACAGATTCAAGTAAATTATAAATCATTTTTAATAATTTTTAAAGCTTTATCATGAATTGATTTAATTTCATTTTCACTTTTATTAATTAATTTAGATATTTGATTAAAACTTATTTCAGGTTTATCATTTAAACCATATGTATAACTTAAAACTAATTTTTCAATTTTATTTAGATTCTTTAAAGATATTGATTTTAAATCTGTATTAAAGTATATTGATTTATCATCCAATATTGGTGATGGTAGAATATCTTCAAACATAATATCCTCAGATGAAGAAGACACAGGAGAAGATATTGAAATTATATTATTATCATCTATTGCTGATATTGATTTTGCTAAAATTTCGCAAGAGGTTTCTTCGGATAAATCTTCTTTAATATCTTCTATGTTTGGGTCAAACCCATAATTATTATAAAATTTATTTTTTAAATCTAAAAACTTTTGATTTACAGCATGTAATTTAATAGGTTGTTTAATAGCTTTTGATTCTTTTGCAATACCTTCTAAGATTGATTGTCTTATCCACCAAACAGCATATGTACTAAATTTAAATCCTCTGCTTGGGTCGAATTCTTCAACGGCTCTTATTAAACCAATATTTCCCGATGAAATTACATCTGATAATTGATAAAAACTACTATTATGATAGTGTTTTGCAACATTAATAACAAATCTAAGATTATTATTAATCAATAAATTTTTAATGTTTGGGCATTTTGTTGCCTTATATTCATAAAATAAATCTACTTCCTTACTCTTGGGTATATCATCAATTTTCCTAATTTCTTGATGATATAATTTTAAAATATCGGATGTGTCTTTTGTTATATTGACCGTGTTTGAGTTAATTCTCTTCATATAAGCAAATATAATAATTACAATAAAAACTACAAAAAAAATTTTATTTTTTGTTAAGTCGTTCATTTAAAATGAGTACCAATTCGGACCATCTCTTTTCAATTGAAAATATTTTTTCCTCAATTAAACTTGCTCTTTTTTTATAATCATCCTTTTTTATGTTTTTAAAGAAAAAATCATCCTCAAATGGTTGATTTTCAATTTCAGTAACTAAATCATTTAATTGGTTTTGATAATTATCAAATTCATCAACTAAAAAATTTATACTTTCAATTATTTTTTCGTTCTTTTCTTTTTTAAAAGAATTAATTTTTTTTTCTAAAATTTCGTTTAAAATCATAATTCATAAATATAATATATTTTATTCAATAATTGTACCACCATTTGAAAAAGTTGTGGTAGAACCGTAAACAACAACTGGACCACCTGCATTACCACCTGCTGCTACAATTTGTGTTCCTGGTGCATCAACAGAGGTTATTCTAGCTTCATTAGTAATTTCATCAATTATAGCTTTCATAGCTGTATACCAAAGTATATCATCATAATTTGCACTACCATCAGTTAAGTTACCTGTAGGAATACCTAATTCTTTTTTCTTTTCTAAAACTTTATTAGTAGCCCTAAGTGCTGACATACCATTTCTTGTTTGTGATAAAACAACTATTGGTGGTGGAATAGTACCAAAATTTGGAGGTGTTTTGATACTTAGAATATCATTTAAAGTTGTTATTGCTGCATTTAAAATTTCTTTTGTCATATGATAGATTTTAAATTTTCTTTTATTTTAACTGGTGATAATGATTCTAAAATTTTTGCTCTTTTTTCTAATTGTTCTCTTATCAATTCTATTGTAATTACAATAACTAACTTAATTACAAATTTTTTTATATAATTAAATATAACACAAAATAAGTCTTCATAAATTGTGTCAAACATTGATTCAAATAATGCTTTTAATCTCTCTATTAATGTTGCAATATCAAGTATATTTAAATCATAATTAAAATCTATTAATTTATTAATAATTGTAATAAAAAATAAAACAACAGGTTGTTTGATTATTATTGATATAATAGCTTCTATTATTGTTTTTAAAATATTCTTATGATAATCATTTTTACCATTAGATGATGAACTTGTATTAAATTCAGGTACTAAAGCATTAAAATTACTAATAGTAGGATTTAATATAAGATTATCTATCTGTGATTGAGTAATTTCAATGTTTTCTCTAAAACAACTTGTATCAATATTAATACCATTTACTTCTGTATCTAATTCTAAATCTAATAATTTTTTTAAATCTAATTTAAAAACTTCTTTTGTTTCATATTTTGTATATGAACGAACAATTGTTAAAACTTGTGCATCTTCTTTTGAGAAGTTAGTATGAAACAATATATTAAGAATTTCATTTATAACAACTCCTGCTGAAAACATTGACCCAATTAATCCTTTTAAACCATCATATAATTCTAATGCACTAATTGATGGTATGTTTAAATTGATTTCATCAGTTTGCTCTTGATATTTCAATTTAATTTCTTTAGTTGTACCAAATAATATAAATGGCACTTCTACATTTACATTTGATAAAACATTATTTTTAATATCTTTAAAAAATTGATTTGTTTGGTTTGCTACTGCACCTGTTTGTGCTGATACTGTCTGTAATAATTCTGGTTTTTTAAATTGATTTGTTGGGTCAATTGTTTTAATTGGTATATTATAATTTACTGTACTTGATGATATACTTTCAGGTATAGTTTTTCTTATTGAATCATAAACTTTATCACTTAATTCATTAAGTTTTTTTTGTTTAATTATTTTAGATAATGCACTTTGGACTACCATCTCCAATGCATTCTCTCCAATTGTTGATTTTATAATATCAAGTAAAAAATCAATTGGGTCATTAGTATTTGGTATTAAATCACTTAAAGAATTAGCATCAATATTACTATTATTTGCAATACTTATGTATAGCTTTAATTTATTTATTATATTTGATTTTTTCTTTGATAAAGACATATTATCCTAGTTTTGAAACTGTTACTCTAATATCAGTATTATATTTTATTTCAAAAATACCATCATAGGAATTGTATAATGTACCATCACTTAAATCAATTTCCTTTGTTGTTCTATCCAAAAAATTAATTGACATTTCGTTATTTGAATAATTGTTAGATACTTTATTAAAACATCTAATTGAATTAATATTAATTATATTTGGTACATTATTAATAGCTTCAATTAATCTTCCAATATAAATATTTTCACCAATTCTAGCTTTATAGATTGAATGAAAATCTAAAACTTCTTTAATTACTTTTGCAATTACATCATAATCATTATTTGATGTTCTTTCTACTAAAACATTTATTTGGTATGCAATATTATATATTTGTCCATCTTCAACTTCAATGTAATCATTAACCATTCTATAATGAGTTAAAAATTCTGAAATATTTTCTTTTAATAAGTCTGTAGATGTGTTATTTAATTTTTTATCTGAATCTAATCCAATAATATTATATATAATTTTATTATTTTTTAAAGAAGTAGTAAACTTAAATGGAACACCATATTTACCATCCATTCTAAAAAGAATTGCATAATAATCTTCTAATGTTACTGCTCTATTTTGTGCTGAATAATTGTAAGAAATCATATTTCTAATTTCTTCAATTGATAATGGGTCTTTACCTCCTAAAGCAGGTATTGGATTATTACAAATTAATGAATTAATAACAGTTTGATTTATATTTAAATTAGGGCCATTAACAACCATATTTTTATTTGTTACGTTTGTTATTACATTTGGTCCTAAATTAGTATTAACACCACCACCTGTTCTATATTTAATAAAAATTGTTGAGTTTGGTGGTATTTTTTCACCTAATGCTGTATTGTAAAGGTATGATTCAATTTTTGAAAAATTATCAAGATTATCTAATGTATTATTAAATATATTCATTGCTCCACTACCACCACCAAACGTAATTCTACAATTACCATTTTCATTGAATTCTTTAACAAACTTCTTTTTTACTTTTTTCCAATAACCTTTTCTTACACCATCTTGAGAAATAATAGGTGATGTTTCAATGAATACTTCTGATTCAGCTAAGAAATCAACTTGAAAATATTGTAAATCTTGGTCATTAAATTCATCATCTGTGGGTGTGGTTGTTATATTACCTGTTTTAACAACAATTGATGTAATATCAATTATATCAGTATCGGGTAATGTAATTTGATAAAATGGTCCTGCTTGAGTTGAATCAACAAATATCTTTGCAATTTTTGTTGACCCATTATATACTATTTCTCTTTTAGATATTCTATAAGAAACAACTTCACTAAAATTATTTAGAATTGGTATGATTGTTCTGTTTGGTTGTCCTTCAGTTGAAAACCCTGAAGAAAAATCAACATCAGATAATAATTCAAAACTTACATTACCATTGGTAAATTGAGTACCTGCTTTAACTATTGGTAAATAATCATCATTATATGAATCATTTAATGTAGGTACAATAACATCTATATCGATTAATGTAATTGAAGGTTTTTTATTTGGTAGTTTAACACCAAGATTTTTGGCAATGTTAAATAAGGATTTTTTTAATTGGGCATTTTCAAGTTGTGTTTCTTGAAATACACGGTCAAGATTAAAATATAACATTTCACTTGTACCTGCAAGGATATCAATGAAAACAGAACCAACAGAATTATCTTCTAAATTTAAAAAAACATCAGGATAATTTTGTCTTATGTAGCTTTTTAATTCTTCTCTTAATTCGTAAAAATTTCTTTTATTATAATTTAAAACAGTTGCCATTTATTTACTTATTTTCCTTAAATAGTTGAAAAAATACTATTTATAAGAAACATTATGCCAAGACCTAAACGCTCAAAATTATCTCTTACGCAAGAAAGTATCGAAAAACACATGAATGAAGTTTATGGTATTTTAGAACACTATAAACAAATGGGTGTTAGACATTATAACTTCGTTCTCCGTATTATTGAAGAACTTGGTTCTGACAGCATTGAAGACCCTGTAAGACTTCAATTAATGGCTCAACTTGAACAGTCTAGAAATAATTCTTTAAATGCTTTTAAGGAGTATTTAAGAATGAAAACTGACTTAATCACAAAACACCTTAATAGTGTTAAGATATTTGGTGATTTGGATGTTAAAAATAATAAAACTAAAACAAGTTCAGGTGATAATGCTTCTTTAAGTAAAGAAGACCAAGATGAAGTTCAAAAAATGATTCAGGATTTAATGGATATGAAACAAACTAAATTTTAATTACCAAAAATAATTGAATTTAATTTGTCAATATTTAATGTGGGATTTGGTGAATTAGAAAATATATCAATATCCTTTAAAAAAATAATTGAGTTTTCTTCTCTATTCTTTATGTTTATTTCTTTTAATGATAGATTATGTTTATTGCTTAAATAAATTATTAAATGACCAATAGATTCTATCTGTGTTTTTGTATATTTATCATACAAAAAACTTTCTTTATTTAAAGTAACTTCTTCAACATCTTTCTTGTCAATAATTTCATTGCACCAATTAAGAAAATTATTTTCAAGTTTATTTAATAAACCTGAATTTTCTAATCCAATAAAAATAGAAGTTTTGTTTATTTTTTCTATATTAGTTATGTTGCTATAATAAAAATCATCATAAAATTTATGAATATCTCCATTTTTTTTAATAACATATGCAGGAGCATATTCTTTCTTTTTTAATGAGAGAATATATTTATCAAAATCCTTTCTTAAAGTATCATGTATAATGATATATTTTTTATCATTTTTATCTTTAACACAATTTTCAATAGGATTGATTAATATTTCTTTAAGCATCTAAACACAATCTTTTCATTATTTTACCTGTTAATACCACATCCATTTCACAGTAATTAACAATCTTTTCTAAATTATTATCAATATGAAATGTTGAACCAACCATTGAACCATCCATAAAATCTTTGTGTGATTCAAGTCCTAAACAACTTGCAACAGCATCCAAAGAAACAAAATTCCTTGTGTTCATTTGCCAAAGAAGAAATATATCTTTGAATTTTGCTGACAATTCCCAAGGTTTTTTATCAAATATTCTAAAAATAGGTGGGATTTTTTCAATATTGTTAACAAATGACCTTTTTATAATGAAAGGTACATCAAACATATTGATATTATAACCAACAATACAAGTATTTGGATTTTTCAACAATTTTTTATAACTAAATGAGTAGAAATCATTGAGAATTTGTGCTTCATTATCTTTAGATGAAAATGAAATTGTTGCTACTTCATCATCTTTGAATCCACCACAAGTGATTACAACAATCTTACCGTATTCTGAATAAAGAGATGCTTTTTCAAAATAAATTTTACTTAGAAGTTCATCGTTTAAATCACAACGATACTCATTATCTGCATACCATTTTGCTCTTTTTGCAAAACTTGCTGCTAATGCAGGTTTTTGTTTTTTACATTCCTCAAATGATGAAAATTCAGGTACTGTTTCAATGTCAATGATAATACCATTTTCTATATCGTATCTTGTAATCATAATTAATAAAGAACTTCATTTGAAAAAGTAAAACCTGAATTTTCACATATACCTAAAATAAATCCTGGTAGTTGATTATTTCCAAGTCTATCCAAAATAAATTCATCTACTGAACAAACTGATGGTAATGAAATTTCCATATAATTTGTACCTGCATTATATGAAATTTCTGTTGTATGCCAATGACCGTTTATAACTAAATGATATCCTGATGTTCCAATACCATAAAGATTAACAAGTTCATGACCTTTCTTTTTAATGATTTCAGCATCACCATGATGAGCAATAATACACAAATCATTCATTTCGTGATTTTGAATCTTTTCAACATAAACTTGTTTTCTTGGAATATTAAACATAATATATTCATCATTTTTAAATTCTCTTTGAATGATGTTATATGCAATTAATGAACCTGTTCTTTCTTGGTCATCATCCCTATCTTTTCCAATCCTATCATGATTACCACCAATGTATGTAACAATAACAGGGAAATTTGCGCCAAGATTTTTTCTCAATTCATTTAAAAATTCAATTTGAGAATCAACACCATAAAGAATTTGGTCAATGCCTGTAACATCCATTGATTTAAGATGTTCTGCTCTCATACCACCTGTCATTACAGATTCAAACATATCACCACCAAAAAGAATATAAAGTTTATTAAGATTTCTATATTTAATATACTCAATAGTTCTTTTAGCAATTTGTATCATTCTTTCATGGGCAATTTCTTTATTATAACCCCTTCCAAAAACAGGATTTGAATATTTTTTACCATAATGTATATCAGAATAAAATAGATAACATACATCTGTATATTTGGTAAGCAAATCAGGTTTTTTTAAATCTCCTTCAGGCTTTTCTGTGTAATATTTTTCAATTGTATTTTCAATAAAATTTTGAATGTTCTGAAGGTCTTGAATTTTTTCTTGACTTTCAAAATATTTCTTTTCAATAAAAGATGCTTTCTTTTCAACAATCTTATTAAGTGTTGCGGATGCTTTATTTTTTAAAGCAAACTCAGCAATCTCTTCCTCTGTATGTTCTTCAAGAATATGCAAAGGAAATAACATATCTTTTGTAATGTTAAAACATCTTAAAATTCTTTTAAATTGTTGGAATGTTAAATATGGAAAATATGAAGACACATTCATCATTGTTACATGTGGATAATATTGATGAATTGTTTCAAGTTGTTCTCTTGTTAATTTACCACTAAATGGTCTTTCTCCTTGAACATATATTATATATGAATAGTCAATAATTTTATTATCCTTATCACGATTAGCTATCCAACTACTTCTATTATCATATTTTTCTTCTTTATCAACATTGGTTGTGTTTACAACCTTTTTAGAAGTTTTTCTTAAAGTTAAATATGTATTATAAATATCTATTAATTTTTTGTAATTTTTGGATTCTTTAGTATTTTTACTAACCAAAACTTTTCTTACAAAACCTTCATACTGTTCGGTATTGTTAATCGATGTATTATTATTAATACAATTTTCAATGACCTCAATTGCTTTGTTAACTCTATTCTCGTTGTTAACAAAAAAATCGTTTTTTGAATTCCAATTAAGTTTTATCATAAGTTAAATATAAACTATTTTTTAATCTTTTTGATTTTTTCTCTGATTTTAACAGCTAATTCGTAATTTTCCGTTTTTAAAGCATCATCTAATTCGGACTGAAGTTCCAATTCCGTTTTCCTTCTTCTTTTGGTCTTAATCTTAAATAAATCAATAACATACAAAGTGATAAATTCATTGTTGTCACTATAGTGTAATGTTATTGGTATTAATAAATCTGTGTTGTCTTTTTTAACTAAAATTTTTTTATCTTCTTCTGATATTTGTTCAAATGAATTTATAAAATTAATATATTCAACATCGACTAGTGTACCTGTTAAATACATAACTCTATGTGATTTTTCTAGTAATGGGTCTAATGTTTCAAAAAAAACTTCAGGATTTTCATATTCTTTTGCATATTCTTCAAAAAATTCATCAACATCATCTGGAAGAATCATCTCACAAGAAAAATATGAAAAATTATTAATTTTTAATAAGAAATCGAGGTAGGTTTGATTTTTTTCATTTTTAGTATTCTTTTTCATAAAATTTTTTAAAAGATGCTTTGGCAAGAGCAATTGAATCTGTTATGTCATAATTCTCAGTCTTTAATTTTCCCTTTTTATCTAATATCCAAGAAATATTTTCATATTCTTTAGATATTTTTTCAAATATATAACTTTTTGGGTCATTTTTTCTAGATTTAAATTTTAAAATTGTTTTATCCTTTTTCATATCATATTCTGTCATTTCAGGACAGAATAACCTTCTTACTTCATCTACACTCATAAATTTAGGAATGATTCCTAAAACATCTCTTAGTATATATGAACAAATTCCATTAAATTTTAATAACTTATTAACAGTATAAACATTATTAGATTTAACTAATGGTTCTTCAACAAATATATCAATAATGTCATATATTTTTAAATCTTCAACAAATTTTTTAAAAGCATCTCCTTTTATGATTTCAGGGTCATCTTCACAATCCTTAGTCTTTATCATTTTAAGTGCTTTAACTGATGTAAGATTAAAGTTTTCATTAAAAATAGATACACCAATACAACTTGTTGATATATCAAAAGATATAAAAACCTTATCTTTGGCTGTCATTATAGCCAAATCTTTAAAATCAATAATTTCCATATAATATAATACGATATTAAATTATTAATCTAATATTAAACGGTACTATATTAGATGGTAATTTTTTTATGGGTTCACTTACTTTTGCAATACCAATTAATTCTTGTGCTTCATTATATAACCCAATAGATGTTATAAATGTTGGTTTATCTGTTGAATTAATATCGTAAGCATCTTGATATGATGTGTTTGTTGTTGATACAAATTCATTAGCACCTGCTATACAAATAATATTTTGAACAAACTCTGTTGTAATTGAATCAAATTGTGAATTTGATAATGTTGAAGATGTAAAATAAATTTTTGCAAAATCAATACCACTATTATACGGACTTCCTGATGGAATTGTATTAAATCCTGAACTTGTACCTGCTGAATATGTAAAACCTGATACTAATGTAGGGTCAGTTATTACAGCAAATCCTTTATCGTTATATAAAATACCTACAGGTTTATCGTAATACTTTAAAAAAGCATTATTTAATATAACACCATCATATGCTGCATATATTTTTTTAGTTTCATCTGCTTCAACTGTTGGAAATTTATTTGTTGGTGACCAAGCATCCCAAGACAAATCATAATTAATAATTTGTTTTATAGTTACTGTTATATCTTTTGATAGAACTGGATTACCAATTTGGTATAATTGTGGATTAACTGATGTAATACCTGGTTGTGTTATATTAACAAAATCAGTAGAATTTATTGGGTATTCATAACCATCAATTATAAATTTAATATCAGAAGTATTATTACTTGGTGTTATTTCAATTTTTATTAAATCATTTGTACTAAAAGTTACAGTTGTAAATGTATATTTATTATTTGCAGGATTATTTATAGTAAATGTGGTTGCTGTTAAAATAGTAACCATATCACCTTTATTTTTTGGTCTTCCATTGATAACATCATTACAATATAAAAATGTTACATTTGTATTGTAATCATTCTCAGCACTTGGTGTAAAACCAAAATAATTAGAATTTTTTTCTGATAATTGTTTATCTAAATTTCTAATAAATGAAGTACCACCTAATCCATTATAACCAAAATATGTTCCATAAACTGTTGTTGCAGTTTTAATGTTGTTTAATGTAACTGGTAGTGTTAATTGAAATGTTTTACCATCAATTAATTCACCGTACTCACCTTTTGGTATTTCAACAACAATAATTTTATCAACATTTAAATATTCTAATGCGGTATCTATGTAATTTCCATTAAATGTTGTAATTTCATCACTAGTTATTGGAAAATTAAAAGACCTAAACAAATTTCCATATGGTGTTGTGGTTTTGTTTCTTTCAGCATATGTATATAATAGTTTATTACCGCTTAAATTTGATGTACTATTATAAATTGTTTTTTGAAAACTAGCTGCTTGTGATTCTATTGGTTTTAATCCGTTTACTATTGCCATATTGATATTTTTTATTATAAATAGTAATTATTAACCTACCCAAGTATAGGTATATATACGCATACTAATTGTATCAATTGAATTATTGAAGTTGGTGTTCGTACCCTCTACTAAAACTGTAAACTCATATAAAGCATTATTTACGACAGCCTGTGCTAGTGGTCTACTAAATGGTTTTTCTAGTTCATAACTAGTTCTGCGTATATCTATAGTAAATGGTAGTATATAATTTGTTAAATCACCGCTAGGATTAGTTGCATTTGCAAAATTCCAAAAACTACCACCATATCCTTCACCAACTATGCCAACATTATTAAAATCAAAATCAACATAAAGCCATTTTGGATTACTATAATCTTTCTTTATAAATCTATAAACTATATTACCTAATTCGGTAGGTGTTAATTGAGTATTATCATTATCTTTAATGGATAATTCAAAATTAGCAGTTGCGGATGGAAATTGAGTAATAAAATTTCCTGAAAAATAACTACCAATAACATCAGAAGTGGCTAATTCAGTTGATGGTGCTGTTAATAAATATGTTTTAGGTCCAACTGGAGGTACACAAATTGTTGTTTTTAGTAAAAAATATTCAGTATTATTACTATCATATAAATAAACATTATAATAAATATCAGTATTATTATAATTTGTTTCTAATAAAAGTGCATTATCAACAGGTGAAGGAGGTATTGTTTTAATACTTGCCCAATTTAAGGGTATGTTTCCTACTATTGGAAATGTAATTGGAATGTTATTTATATCTACAGCTACAACTTTCCATGTGTAAGGAGGACCTGAACCACTACTAGGATTTTCAACATATAAAAATTGTTTACTACCACTACATTGATTAATAACATTTGCTGTTGCAATAGGTATTGGTTTATCTTTTAAGAAGACAGTTGTTGATGCTGCTAAATTAATTCCTGTCGAATCTTTTAAATACATAGTTACACTTTCATCGTTTTCTATTGTATTATCTTGTTTAACATTTAGAGTAAAATTAGCAGTATTTGATATAATTGTAACAGAACCATTATCTGTATTTTCAGTAAAATCTGATGCACTTGCAGTACCTTGGAATGACCAATATAATACTGTTCCATCCGCTACATTTTGAGTTGTTATTGTATATGTAACACTTTCTGTTTCAAAAACATTAGTTTTATCTGGTGTTATTGAATATGTTTTTTGGGTTTGAATTTCATATATCAACATATTTTTTTCTAAAAAAGTTGCATCTGATATATTTGGTAAACATAAATTATAATCACCTGTAATATCAGGTATAAATCCACTTTTAGGAACATTATATGTTGTTCCACTTTTTTTTGAACCAATTTTGTAATTTATATCTTCATCATGCAAAGTAAAATATTTTATTAAAAAATCTTTAGTTTCACCTGTAATAATTTTTTCTTTACCTGTCTGTGTAAGATAGGCATATATTTTTTTTGTATTTGATTGTTGTATGTATCCCATGTTATGCTGAATAAATATTTGCTCTGTATGTAAATATCTGTTTTATTGGGTCAATTGCTCTATTTGAGTTTGTTGATATTAATCTCAATTTTATTTGAGCAGGTTCAACTTCGGATGGTTCTGGATTATGATTTATATCTCTACTAAATGTTAATAAAGTTTGTAAATTTGAAGAACTTGTAAAATTAATTGTTGCAGGTAATGATTTATTACCAACTTGAATACTACTAGTTAAAATAGCATCTCCTAATGGTGGTTCTACTAATTCAATAATAAATGAAGTTGTATTTATTTCTGATGTAGTTGGATTTGGTTCACCAGCATTTTGTAATAGGTTGATATTTAAAACATAACTAAAGTTCTTTTTATTTGGTGGTGTTGAATAATCATCTATTGGTGTGTTTGTATTATTTTGAAAACCTATTGTTAATATTCTACTAGATGGTGGAGATGGTGCATATATACAGCTTCCATTATCAATTATTGCTGCTGAATTATAATTAGTAGCATCTGGGTCAGTACATCCTGCTACAGGTGATATTATTTGTGTTGTACCAACTAACATATTTTTAGTTAAAACTTTACTAACCATACTTTTTATACAATTATCAGGGTCACCTGTGATATCGGGTATGAAACCACTTGTTAGTGGTTGATTAATTGTACCATCTAAATTTGATGTGATTTTATAGTTTACATCTTCATCATGTAAACTAAAATATTTTGCTTGAAATTCGTTAGTATCACCATTAAAAATTCTTTCTCTTGCATATTGTGTTAAATATGCATATAGTTGAATTGTTGATGAACTTGTTACAAAACCCATATTTTAAACTTGATTTATTAACCTGGCTTTATATGTATAACTATTTTTATTACTATTAATAATTATATTTGGATTGGTTGATGATACTGTCAAAGTAAATTGAAAAGGTAAAAAATCATTTTCATTATTAAAAAGTAATCCATCACTTATAAGGAGAAAAATATCTTTTAAATTTATAGATGAACTATTTTGTGTTACATTACTAAAACTATAATTAATTGGCATTGTTCCAAACCTTGCAGGATATTGACTATCATTAAAAAAATGAACTTCGTTAATAAATGAACTAAATTTATTTTGAAAAACACCTTGAGGGAAATTAGGGTTGGAATATGCTACGTTGGGTGGTGCAGTATTTGTCAAAGTAAATGTTGCTGCATCCTTTTCTTGTTGTGTTATTGGTGTTGTATCTCCTGGTGCTGTTCTTAAAGTAAGACTAAATCTAGAATCATAATTACCAATAGGTTGTGTAGCACCATTATTTGGATAAATAATAACATTTTCACCAAATTTTACTGTATCAACAAAATTTCCATTAACTAATTTTTTCCTATGCTCCCATATATCATTAGGACTATTTATGTAATTAGTTGGGAAATCAAATTCTAAAAATAAAAATCTAGATTGAGGTGGTTCGGGTGGTTCGGGTGGTTCGGGTGGTTCGGGTGGTGATGAGACTCCTGTATAGATTAAATAATTTAAATCATCAACAATATGTGCTTGTGAAACACTTATAATACAATCATTATCAAATCCATCACCTGTAATGTCAGGAACAAATCCTTTTGGTAATTTATTAAATTGAGTACTTATTTTTTTTGATGTAATTCTATAATTAATATCATCGTCATGTAAACTAAAGTATGTTACCGTAGATGCAGTTGCTGATGAAAAAAGTAAGTTGTATCTTCCTTTTTGTGTTAAATAAGCATATAAAGTGCGTGTTGATGAACTTGGTAAATATCCCATATTAAAAATCCATATCTAATTCTATTGTAAATAACTTATTGGTATTCTTTTTAACTGGATTATTTAACTTACCAACTGCAACCAATTCATCAAATGTATCATAAATTGCTGCTTCAGTAATATATACATCATCACCTGATGTCCATGTTGGATTAATTGATGAATTATAATTACTAAATCCTAAAGTTTGTTTAAAACTTGTTTTGTATACTGTTGCTTGTATGTTTGTATTAACATTTCCTAAAAATATACTTTCTTCACCAAATCCTAATTGTGGTGTTGATGACCAATTGCTAGATGTTGGTAATGTTCCAATAAAATTTGTTAAATCATATGTATTTGTACTCGCAGTATAATGACTATTTGTTAATGTATATACTCTACCAGTTAATGCCGATATAGGCATTGTTGTAGATGTCCAACTATTAACATTAAGTAATTCTGGTGTATAATCAATTAATTTCCAACTTGCAGGGTTAGGTTCTGTTCCATTTGTTACCTTTTGTGCTAAAATATAAAATTTATTAGCATTGAAACCTGTTCCATCTGCTCCTGAAATATCAGATTTCATGAATTTTAAATCACTATCAATAAAAGTAAATCTTACATTTTGTCCTGTTGTTAAATTTTGGTCAAAATATTTAATGTAACCACAATGAATACCACCTCTTAATCCATAACTTCTAGCTGTGTTGTATCCATTATTTGAAATGTTTTCATTTGTAAATAAATATGTTAATGCAAGATATTGTGTTGGTGTTGATGTATATTTTGGTAATAATATATCTGTTGTTGCAGGTGTTAAAGACCATTCTGGTGATGGTAGCGTGTGTGACCTATCACTTTTAAGAGCAAGTACATTTACCAATTCTTCATCTTCAATTACTGCAATTTTTAAATCATTAAATACTTTACCAACTTTATTTCCAGATGTGGTTTCTATTAAATCATAAAATGTGGTTGTAAATCCTGTTAATGTTGTTGGATAAACTTGTTTTGTTGTAGATGATAAAACAATACCCATTGTTGCATTTAATTTACCGTGATACATTATGGTTGGTAATGTTAATTTAAATGTATCATTATAAAAAGCTTCACCATAATAGTTTGATATTGAATTATTTGTATAATGTATGATTGCTATTTGAGATTTTTTATTATTAGTTGTATATCCATGAATATATTCTTTGAATCCTGAAAAAATTGCACCATCATAATATTGTGAGAAATAACTATTTGGTACACCAGCAGGTGTGTCTCTATATACAATATTTAAATTCCATACAGCGACATCATCATTTGAACCAATATTACATGTTGAATCAAATGATAAAGTATTATAATTCCAATAACTTACTGTTGTTCCTGTACTGTAATAATTATCAATTGCATTATTTGGTGGGTATACATAAACAATACTTTTATTTTTTGTTGTAGCAGTATTAAAATTAGGTAATGTTCTATCAACTGTAACATTACTACCTGCAACTGATTGAACTTTATACCAAAGGAATTGTCTTGGATATGATTCACCAATAGCACCTGTTAAACTTGTAAAGGTGGTTAATTTTGGATTTCTCCAATCAATTAATAACATTGTACCTGCTGTGATATTTGTTACAGATGGTAGTGTAATAACAGTTCCACCTGTTACAGCACTAGTTGATACAGTAACAAAATTTTGAATATATGTACTTGATGTAAATGCTGTAAATCCTTGTGATGTTGAGCCTGTAAAAAAACCTCTTTCTTTTGCAGTATTAATAATCAATCTAGTATCAGTATTAATTGTAGTAATATCTGTTTTTGTAACATTTAATACGCCATCTGTTATAGGTATTGGATACTTAATATTAGGATTAGAATCTTTTGGGCGCATTATTGATAAATCTTTACCAGTAATTACACTATTAAAATCTCTTAAAAAATTGTAATCAACTTCTGAATCACCAAATTCAATTTTTTTAAATGTTAAACCGCCAGAGGCGAGTAATAACCTACCTTTATTTGTAAGTTTTGTGTTTATTACAACTGCATCGTTTTTCTGTATAAAACTCATTGGAATACTATTTATAATAAATAGTTCGATTATGTTTAATTCTTTCTTTAATATATTAGCAGAAAATGCTTTTGTTAAATTTCTTTATAAAATTTTATTTGATTCTTTTAGAGATAGTAATTCTAAAAAATTCTCATTAAGTAGATTTTTAGCTGCTGTTTTATTTGTTATGGTTGTTTGGTTTCATGTCAAAGCAATTCAAATAATGTTTGAAAAGAAAGAAATTGACCATACTTTATTGTTAGAAGATTTTGCTTTCATTAGTTCAATAATTTTTCATAAAAATTATATTAATAGAAATAATATTGAAACAGGTCAACCTTATACACCAAATCCTTTAGACCCAAATGTGATTGATGGAAATTCACCATCCTAAACCAATTCGGGTTGTTCTTGTTTAATTAAACCTCTATAAAAATCTGCTCTAGTATGGCTTAGAACATCTATGTCATATCTTTTACAAGCCAATTCATAAGCTGCTTCACCCATATCCTTAACATGGTTTGGATTATTGATGCAATATTTAATCTTTTTATACCAATCTTTATATTGTCTATCAGGATTTAAAAATAAAATATTTTTTCCATCAACCCAATCCTTATCGTGATTATAAATTGGAACATCAGAGGCAATTACAGGAACTTTATGAAAAGCTGCTTCAATAATTTTAAGATTTGATTTAGCAAATTGATAACGATTATCAGAATTATCATCCATAACACCTTTACCATAAACTTTAATTGGTGCAAGTGCCACATCACCATGTTTATAATTTGCAGCAAATTTATAAAGACCTTGAGTTTTATGTCTAAAATAGTTTTGTTCAGATTGTTTTTCATAAACAGCATCCAAATCAAACTTCATTAGAAAATCATAGTAATCTTTATCTTTAATAAGTTTATAATTTGAAGTAAATATTTCTTCATATCTTGTCCAAACCGTTTCTTGAGGATTAATTGGTCTAGTTTGTTCATCTAATACCTTTCCATTATATTTTTGAACAAGTTCTCTTGGAATTTCAGGTGTATTAACAATATCAAAATTATTTGCAACAAGTTTTTTATAAACATGTTCATTAAAAAGACCCATTGATTGCATTTCTTTAATAAATTCTTCATTAACAATATAATTTGTAGTCGTACCTCTAAGGTCAAAACCTGAAAGATGAACCTGAAACTTATCTGTTAATGATGTATCGCTTACAAGCCTTTCAAAACTATCTTTTAAAAGTGAAACATCTTGTAGGTGAGATGAACCTGCAAGATAAAGAATTCTCATTTTATCATATGAGCATTTATCATTAGCAGGAATCCATTCTTTTAAATTTCTATTAACACCATTTGGAATTATTAAAATATTTTTATTATATGGTTTAATATAATCTGCGTAAACAGATGTTGTGGTTGAAACAGCATCAACAATTTTTAAATTACCAACAATTTTATCTTTTAGATTATCTTTTTTAACGGCATGATAAAGAGGATGTTCTCTTGATACTTCCCAATAATCATCAATATCAAGAATTACTTTAACTCCAAATGAATGAAGTTTATCAACAAGCATTGGCATTTGAGAAAAATCACAAAGAGTTCTATGACCATGAATAATATCATATTGTTTTAAAAATTCATCGTCATTCCAATTTATATTTTTAATATAATCAATTTCAAATTCATCATCATAAAGTTTTGATAAAGATATTGCAGGTTGTTCAGAGCGATAAAAATTAACACCATGAACATCCATGTTGGTAATCAAAATTCTTGGTTTTTTCATAAATTAAGTACAATTTACTTAAAATACGATAAAATGTTATGCATTAAAAGATATTGAAATATTATCTGATGTAGTTGTGTATAGATTTGTATATAAAAAATCAATATTTAGATTTAAAGTATTTGTATTTTCTGTTTGGTCAATTGTAATATCTTCAATTAATAAGTTTTTAAAATATTTTTCAATATCTTTTTTTAATGATTCTTTTATTTCTGATGCAACAATCATATCATTTTTTTCAAAAAGAAATTCATATAGTCTTGTTCCAAAATCAGGGTCATACCATCTTTCTCCTTTTTTAGTTGTAACAAAGAAATATAATGAAGAACGAATATCATCAAGACTTGTGGTATTCATCTTTAATAATTTACCATCTATTCCATCATCTCTAAATGGAAATGCTATTGATATCGTTTTATTATTTGCCATTATGTAATAATTAACATTAATTTATCCCCAAAGTTTATACCATCATAACCTGCTCTTTTTGCAAAACCATTTAATCTATCTTTAATAAATTCAGCATAAACTTTGTTTACATCAGAAGCCATTTTTTTAATCTTACTTGGTTCTTTTTCAAAATTAGGGTCAAGGATATACATACCTGCTAAATAAAATGGTTCATATAAATCCATTTCTTCTTTTGGTACATTCAATACCTTATCAAAAAGTATTTCATATTCTTTATCATATCCTTTATCTTTTGTAAATGACATAATAAATCCTGAAGTATTTCCTTTATCAAAAGGTCTTACTGAATAAAGAGTACAAGTTTTATTTGTAACATCATCAAATGTTAAATTATTTTGTGTAGCATCTTCTTGCTGTAAGTCTTGTTCAGAATCTTTACCTAAGTATTTTGCTTTTGGTTGATTTATGTTTGATATTTCCCTTTCTAAAGGATTAAACATACTATATGAGGTTGGTTCAGTAATATTATATTCTTTTTTAAATTCAATTCTATCTTGAATTTTATTTAATAATCTGCAAGCATCATTTGAATTTAAAAATATTTTAAAACACTCAACTTTTGATATATCGGGTCTTGTTTGATAAACATATGCTCTATGATGACCATCTAAAATATTATTATTAGCATCAACCCATGTTTTAGGAAGATATGAATCATTATCAACAAGTTGATTTATTTCATCAATTTTATGTTTGGTAACTTTCTTTTGAAGTGGTTTTAAATAACTTGGTTCAACAAGAACATTTTTTACAATAACACCGCTATCTTTTAATTCTTGAAGGATTTCATTAACATTTTCTTCCTTAATCTGTGGTAACCAAACTTCTGAAATGGATTTCATATATGTTTTTTTATAATAAATAGTGCATTAAATTGAAACTATTTATATTAAAATTATATCTATGGAAAATGTTTCAAATTCAAAAGCAAAACTTGATAGTTTGCTTCCAAAAGTTGTATCTGACTATGTTGATTTCCCATCACAAGGTCTATTTTATGAATCAGGTATTGATAAAGTCATGGTAGAGTATATGACTGCATCAGATGAACAATATCTTTTATCTGAAAACTATATCAAAAATGGTACAGGTTTTGAACTACTAGCAAAAAATAAAATTAAAGACCCTGAATTTAATTCAACAATGTCAATTGAAGAGTTGTTAACAGGTGATTTAGATGCTGTACTTCTATTTTTAAGAAGATTTGCATATGGTGAAGAATATCCTGTACAAGTTCGTGATACAAATGGTCAAATGTTTGAAACCACCATTGATTTATCAAAAATGGGGTATAAAGAAATTATACAACCAACAGGTCCTGATAACACATATAGTTTTCACTTACCAATTTGTAAGACAGATGTGACATTCAAATTGTTAACACATGGTGAAAAAAAGAAATTAGACCAAAGAATTGAAAAACTTGCAAAATATAAAAATGGTTCACCAATTTTTGATATGCAGGAAAGAATTATTACACAAATAGAAACAATAGCAGGTGAAACTGATAGAACATTTATTGAAAAGTTTGTTAAACTAATGCCACCAAAAGATGCATTAGATTTAAGAACATATATACTTGATGTAGAACCTGGTTTAAATTATAATTATGAATTTGAAGGGAAATTCACAGGTGACTTTTTTCGTAGTAAGATTACCTTCGGTATTGACTTTTTTTATCCAAGAGCCAAGGTATGAGGAATTAATAGCGCAAGAGATTAATTTTCTTGTTGAAAATAATTATTCATACTATGATGTAATGTACATGATACCAACTTATTTTCGTAAAAAAATAATAAATATTATTTTTGAAAAAAATAAGAAACTATTACAGGAAAAAGAAAGAGCAGCAGGTTATAAGTCTATTTAATGTCTATTTATATTAAAATTATAACATGCAAATTTTATCTTATAAGATTTTAAATGAAGCTATTAATAATAGATATCGTCAAGTAAGTGGGCAATTAGGTGGTAATCTTGGTAGAGATATATTTAAATCATCAAGAATTGCAAAAGGGAGGGGATTGGAAGGTGCTGATGAAGGTATTAGAACTATTACTGACATAGTTGGTTTAACATTTAATTTTTATAAATTTGGTTCAGTTAATCAACCATTTTTTCCTAATGTTTTTAGTTATGAATTTGGTGTATATTTTAGTGATAGTAATCAGGTAGCACATTTATATCCATATATTGGTAATGAAATAATAGGTATGCCAATAGAAGAGTTAGAAAATTATGCTTCTTTAAGTTTATATACAGCTATTTCAGGTCAAAATATTACTTATAATCCATTAGATATTAGAAATGTTTTTACACAAAAAAATAATGGTAATTATTATTATTCGTTAGGAATTGGAAGTGATTTTCAAAATCTAAATAAAGGAAAATATTCAAATCTAAATAATTTATTAGGTCAAAATCCACCGCTATATGGTAGTCAGGTAAATACAAATTATTATGTTGGTTTGGTTGCACAAGAATTTAGAAGAATTGATAATACTCAATCAAGTACTCAACAAAATAGGCATCAAATATCATTTACTTTTAATGCACAACAACTTCCTACAAATGTAGGAAATATAATTAGAAATTTTAATACACCACAATCTTCTATTGTTAATTTAAATCTTAGTAGTAGACCTAGTGGATTTGGTAATAGACCTAATACTATTCCAATTGGTTATTATTATACAAATATAATAACACAAAATTATGATATATTATTTGCACATCAAGGAATGATTAATGTTAGGACAATGCTTAACAATCCAATAAATTGTTTTATTGAAATAAGAAACGTTACCCCAGGACCAATACAAGGAACACTAAATATTACTAATTTTGTATAAATTAAATGACACCAGAGGAAAGATTAAAAGCTTTAGCAGAAACTATAACATCGGCAAATGAACTTGCTGATGTTTATAATAGAGTTAGTTCTATTCTTAGTGAACAAAATAGTTCTATTAATGGATTTTTAAATACTCAAAATTCAATAAATGAAAGACTTAGACAAAGGACAACATTAGAAAAAACTATATTATCATTAAAAAAGGAGGAGGAAGAAATCATAGCCTACATTGAAAAAAGAGAAAGAGAAGGTGGTCTTGCTATGAGCCAAATAGAACATGAAAGAATTAAATTACTTAAACAAAGAATAACATTATTAGCACAAAATAAAGAAATTATAAATGATGAATTAAGTGTTATTAATCAAGAAAGAAATGCTCTTGAAGCAATTGGTAATGAATTAATTTCACAAACAAAATCTTGGCTTAAACAAGAGTTTGGAGTAAAAAGTATTTGGAGTTATTTACAAAAAATTGATGGTGGTATTAGGTCAATGCAGTTATCAATGGGTATTACAGGAGAACGTGCTGAAGACTTTAGAAGACAAATGGAAGGTGCTGTAAATATTTCAGCACGATTTGGTGTAAATATGGAACAACTTGTTCAAATGCAAAGTACTCTAAATGAGACAACAGGTAGAGCAAATGTTTTAAGTGAAAACCAAGTTGGTAATATGGTTTTAATTGCCAAAGGAACAGGTATGGCTAATGAAGAGGCTGCTGCTTTTCTTGGTAATATGATGAATATAGGTTCTTCAATTAATGATTCAACTAAATTTATTGAGGGTACTGTAAATGAAACTGCAAAACTTGGATTAAATTCTTCAACTGTATTAAAAGGTATTACTTCAAACATAGGTAAATTAAATCAATATAGATTTCAAGGTGGTCTTGATGGATTAAAAAAGATGGTTCAAGAATCAACTAAATTTAAAGTATCAATGGAAAATGCTTTTGCTGTTGCTGATAAATTCAGAACATTAGAAGGACTACTTGAAGCAGGAGCGCAACTAAGAGTTTTAGGTGGTGAATTTGCAAAAATGGATGAATTTAAGATTTCGTTTCTTGCAAGAAATGAACCTGAAAAATTAACAGCAGAATTAGCCAAAATGACCAAAGGTATGGCATCATTTAATAAAGAAACAGGTGTATTTGAGGTTTCTGATATTAATATGGATATTTTAAGGTCAGCAGCAGAAGCAACAAATCAAGATTTTACTAAATTAGTTGAGTCAGCTAAAAAATTCAATCAAGTAAGTTTAGCAAGAAAACAAATAATTGGAGGTACAGAGGAAGACAAGGAAATCATTGCTAATTTAGCAACTTTTCAAAAAGGTTCAAGCATTGCTACAATTGAAATTGATGGTAAAAACTTTAAAGTAAATGAATTAACAGGTGAACAAATAAGTCTTTTAAGACAGCAAGAAAAAACATTAAAACAAAGAGCAGAAGATTCACAAAACTTTAATGAAACATTTGATAATACAGTAATGCAATTAAAAGCATCATTACTGCCATTGTTAGTATATATTAATGATACATTAAAATGGTTTAATGGTATTATGGATGGTTGGAGAGAATCAACAGGTAAAATGAAATCAATTGCTGGGATATTACCTATTGGAGGTTTATTATTTGGTGCAACCGCAGCAACTGCTGTATTTAGTTTGGGTGGTGGGCTAATTAAGAGTTTGGTAGGTTTAATAGCAGGTGGTATTGGTGGTGCATTTAGATTGTTAACAGGTGGTATATCTTCTTTAATTACTTTAGCACCTGGTGCTGCTGCTGCTGCTGTGTCGTTAATAGAGTTGGGTGCTGCTGTTGCTTTGATTGGAGCAGGTGTTGGTGCAGCAGGTTATGGTCTTGGTAAAATGTTTGAAGGTTTTAATACAGAAAATTTAAATTTTACAGGTTTAGAATCATTGAATAATGTAGATTTCAATAACATGGATAAATTGAAAGTTTTACAAAACTTCAAAGAAAGTGATATTGAAAGAATGAATGAAATGTTTGATATTTTAAACAGAATTAATTCTATTGATTTATCAAAATTAGATAATTTAGGTAAATTGTTTGCAAGTGGAACTATGAAGGTTACTCTTGATGGTAATCCTGTTATTAAAAATGATATTACGATTGATATTGATGGGGATAAGTTTTATAAAAAAGTAGAAAGAATGATTCCAATTATTGTCAAAAAAGGTCTAATGCCAAAATAAAGCATATATTTGACTTCAGTAAAGTTTTTATTTTGAATTTAAGGGTGAGTAAGGTTAAAACACATATGCATTTGCCATTACAAATGGTGAACACAATTGTGTCTTCATCTACCTATGAATTCAATGAATTTAAAACATATTTAAGTTTTGCATTTCATACATCAGGGAATTGTAAGTTAAATAATAAAATTAAAAACGATATTTCAAACCATTTAGATATTAGTCAAAGAACACTAAATAAACATATTCAAAGTTTAATAGATAAAAATTACTTTGGATATAATATTAAGACTAATACACTTTTTATAAATGGTTTAAAAAAGATAAAAAGATTAGTATACATAAATAATGATTATAATGATGATATCTTAACTAAGACATCATTTGTTTTAAATGTATCTGATTTTAAGAATCTTAAATTTTTAACATTTAGTGCTACTGAAAGTTTAATTTTAAAATATCAATTAAAATATAAAAATAAATTAATTTTTAAACAATATTTAGTTAGCAATAATTTGTTAAAACGCTATGATAATGGTAGCGAAAATACAAAGAGATATTTAAAGAATATTTATAATTCAGAGAAAAAAACTAAGGGAGATTCAATTAAAAAGGAAAATCCAAACCACCTTAGTTCTAATCTCTATATGGATGATAAAGAATATTTAGGTGTTTCTAATTCTTTTATATCTAATAAATTTAATAGAAGTAAATCTTGGGGTTCTAAGATGAAGAAAAAATCTTCTTTATTATCTTTATTAGAATATAAGAAAAAATTTAAGTTAATTGATTCATTTCCTATTACATTTAATGTAAGAAAATATCTATCAATAAATTGTCCTGAAAAGTATAGTAGATTTATTACTAAGAGACAAAATGATATGATAGTTGTTTATGAGACAGGTTATGATGAAATTAAATCTAATGTTAAACTAACCACAAGGAGAGTTAAATAATCATTTATTTATTGGAAATTCTGGAAACCATAATAAAAGGGTTCTAATAACAATATAAACTAATGAATAAAAGAAAACTAATTATAGAAAATAGAATATTTATTTTTGTAACTGTTTATGTGTGTTGATAACAATCTTGTTAATATAAATTTATTAGACCCTAATTGTCAAATATTAAAGAATAGTCCTTGGACTAGTTCAACTGAAAATGGTATACCTAATTTTGAAGATATTAGGTCTTTTGTTGAATTATCAATGAAACCTAAAAATCCTAACTTTATTGAATATACTGGAGATGAAGTTAGTTCAAGGTCAACAGTACAGGATAGTATTATTTTAAAGTTAGGAGGAGATTTCACAAATAAAGATAATGAAACTTACTATTCAACTAGATATACAGATGAATTAATGGGTGGAAATAATTCTACTGAAAATAACTATGAAGGTTTTGGTATTAATAGCGTAGATATTGTATATGATGCAAATAAAATACCACAAGTTACTGTAGTTTTTTATGATTTAAGAGGAAATGTTTTAAATGATTTTAATAGTAAGTATGCTAAAATGTTTCAACTTCCATATCCTATTTTTCAACTTAAAATTAAAGGTGGATTTGGTCCAATAATTGAATATAGATTATTGAAAATAAGAGATGATATTTCTGTTGATGAATCAGGTAATTATATTATTACAAGTAAATTTATTGGAGATAGATTTTCACCATTATCAGATTTACCATTATTATATTTAATGGCAGTACCATATTTAAAAAATGGTACAGATGTAAACATACAAGATGAATTTATTGAAAGTTTTCTTGAATTAACTAATTCATCAAAAAGACTATACGAAAAATTAAATCAAGCACTTGAATCTGATGTTGAAAAAGAAAATGAAGCAGAATTTCAAAAATTATCTGAAGAAAGAACAAATTATCAACAAAAACTAGAAAATATTAAAAATAAAGATATTTTTTTAAATTGGTTTAAAGAAGATGTAAAATTTATAAGTTTTTCACAAAGTTTGAAAGATACTGTTATTAATTATGTTAATAGTTGTACTTTTGATTTAAAAAATAATAAAATAAATTTTCCTTCACTAACAAATATATCATTGTCAAGTGAGTTTTATACATATATCCGTGAAATAGTAGAAAAAAATGTTAATATTTTAGATGATAATGAAGATATAATAATATATGATTATACAACATTTAATACTACACAACTCGTAATAGAATTTATTGATTATTCTGAATTAATTAAAAAAATTAATGATAAAGATAACCAAATATTTGAAAAAGGATATAAATTTCATAATGATAAATACGTTAGAATATCTAATTTACCAACTGAAGTTCTTGGTGAAACCAAATTATCAATAGGTAATATATTTAAAATAATCTTTGAAGATTATAATTATCTAATGAGTAGAATAAAAAAAGCAGGGGATAGTGGATACAATGAGATTGTTAATACAGAGAATAGAAATCAACAAACTTTTGATAAAATGGGTTTTCCAACTGTTATTCAAGATGGAAAACTAGTATATCCAGGAATAATAAATGATTTTAAAAATTGGTCTGAAATAATATTTATTGAGGATTTTATTGATTCATATTATCAAGCATTAAAAAATACTATAATTTCTGATTCTTTATTAAATAGAGAAGAAGATGGTAGAAGTAAATATGCTCCTTTAAACCCAAGAGAGTTTTATACATTCGTTAATAACGAACCATATAAAAATAATGTTGAAAATATATATTTTAACAAAACAAATAAAGAATTTTATCAATTAATTTATGAAAGATTTTTATGTTTGGTAAATATAAATATTAGTTTTACAAATCTTACACCAAATGAATATTCTAATTGGACTAATACCCAAGATGTTAAACAAGATTGGTTAACATTTACAAAGGAATTATTTGTTGATAAAAATGTTGATAGTGTAGAGATTAAAAAATCTTTATTTTTTTTAATGGCAGAAATTGAGGCTAGAAATATTGCATATTCAGTATCATTAAATGATAAATTAAAAAAAGATATAACACAATTATCAAATACTTTTTCTGATAATTTTTTCTATGAAGAAGTAAATGGTATTTTTGCAAATGAAAATCATGAATTATTTAAAGGAACTGTTAATGATAGAAAAAGTTTACCTTTATATAATAATATTAAACTATTTGATGATAATTATGTAACAGTTTCAACAATATCACCTAATAAAAATTTAATATCAGATAGTTCACAACCTGGTGATATCATTAGTTCATTTATGAAAACATTACATGATACTAAAGTTCAATATAAAATAACAAAAGATAATATATTTTATATTCAAGATACAAAATTAAATCAAAATGAAAGTGATTATGATAGTATTTTTGCTGTCAAAACATTACAAAAACAACTTGATGAAGATGGGTTTATATCAACATTAGTTGAAAGACCAGATATTGTAACTACAAGTATGCCAACTGCATTTAATATGATTAAATTATATGATAATGCAAGATATCCATCTTTAATTGAAATACCAAGAGGAATATTAATTGTTTTAGGTGGTTTATTAAAAGCAAATGTAGATTTTTATCCTAATAAAGATATTTTAGACATTCCAGTTTCTTTTAAACTATTAGATTTAAAAAAATTATATATAAAAAAAAATACACCAATATATAATTATTTATTAGAAGAATATGAACTTTCTAGAATAAAATTTGGTTTTAGCTATAGTTATTTTATAAATACAAATATTCCATCTCTTAGTAATGTAGACATAATAAGTATTAAAAGAACTTTAGGTTCACCAGGTAATAGTGAAGAAATTATTGAATATTTTTATCAAAAAAGATATTTAAGTGTTAATGATTTTTCTTTTACATCATATGATAATAATAATGTTTTTGATAGTTTTTTTACTGGTGGTATAGATTCTGATACATTATATACACAATATTTAAAAGTTTTATTACCTAAAGTTGCACAATTTATAAAAGAGGATGATAAAAAAATACAAGATAAATTAAAATCTTTTGGTTCATACATTAATGACCCTGAAGTTAAATTAGCTATTTACAAATCCTTTCAAATAATTTATGAAAATTATCTTCATGGTGTTGAAGAAGCTGATATATTACTTTCGGTAAATAACAATGATACAAGTTCTTTTAAATTTATTGATAGAGCATATAAAAATATAGGAAATGATTGTATTTTAGATGTTAAAACATTATTAAATGATATTAACGATACTGATGTTAGTTTATTAAGTTCAATATCAAGACTATTATCTGATAATAATTTTTGGTTTTATCCGTTTCAAAGTTTTATAACAACTACAAAAAATTATAATACTCTTTTTGATATAAATTTAAATAATCCCGAAACAACAAAACCTGTATTTGTTGCAATGTATGTTGGTGCTTTATCAAGCAATCCAAATTCATTACCAACTTCACAATTGCAAAATGATGGAATTACTAAAGATAAAATACCATCAGATTTTGGAACAGACTTAAATGCATTTTTAGTTAAATTCACAGGATTACAAAATCAATCAGTATTTTCAAATCTTCAAATATCAACTGAATCTTTAAAAAATACAGATGAAGGATTAAGAATACAATCTGAAATTATTAATAATTCAAGTAATTCATATGCAATACCAAAAGGGCAATCATTATTAAATGTTTATCAAAAGCAAAGTTATGTTTCAACAGTAAAAATACCATTTGGTAATATGGGTATTCAACCAACTCAATATTTTTACCAAGAACATATGCCATTATTTGATGGTCTATATATTATTCATAGTGTATCACATTCAATTAACGCAGACACACAAAGATTAGAAACAACATTCAAAGGATATAGATTAAAAAAAGATACAAATCCAATCATAACACAACAATTTGTTGATTTTCTTAATAATGATATTTATACTCAAGGTTTAAATGATTTAGGTGTATTAGGAAATATTGATTTACCAACATTTAACCCATCAGATGATTTTTATACAAATGCTAGAAGATTTGTTATACCAAAAGAAGGATTTGTTGACCATACATATTGGGATGTAAACAATTGGAGAATAGGTTATGGTAGTGAAATATTTGCATTAGATAGTGCTTTAAAAGCAAAAGGCGATGACAGATTTAATGGTAAATATTACAGAACATTACCAAGTGATAAGACACAATGGCCCAGACATATTGATTTAGGTACAGGTATTATTAATTTTAAAAAAATAGATAATGGTCATGTTGAAAAATATAATTATAATAAAAGTTTAACAAAACGTGGTTTGGCTCAATGGGATGCTGCTAGAAATGATGATAAATACAAAGGATATTTAACAAAATTTTATACAAAAAATCATGCAGATAAAGCATTTGATTTTACCTTTAAAAAGTTTTTAGATATTACAAGGGCTGTTAATCCAACAGGATTTGCTAAATTAGGTCAAAAAGCACAAATTGCACTAACATATGTTTCATATGGATTTGGTAGTATAAGAAGCAAAGACCCAAATATGATAAACATAAGAGCAGCAATAGTATCAGGTAGTGATGCTGATGCAGCAATTGCACTAATAAAAGATTTGGCAACAAAAGATGGGAATTGGGTTAAGCAAACATACTACAATAGTGCAAAATATATAGACTCAAATATTTATAATAATATTACTTCAGATTTACAACAAAAATTAATACAATACCAAATTTATCTTTAATTTTTTTTCATAAAATTACGGCAAATCTAAAAATTTTCCGTAGATTTGTGCAATTATGAAATTGGCATATTTATACGGTATTGATTCGACAAATCCTTATTTGTCAACATATTCCCATTATCCTATTACAAAAAATATTTCAATTGTTAATAAAATATATAACGATAAACCATTATTAATTGTTGGTATTAAAAAGGCAAAAGAACTTTATCCCAATAAAGTTGATTTAAGTAATAATCATATTGAAAAAAATATTTATTGGTGTTATTCACCTGAAGAATATTTATCAGAATTTCTAAAAAGATATGAAGAATTTATAATTGGTATTCATAATATTTATTTAAATTTTTTAAATTTTGAAATTATTGATGTTTTTTTTAAAAACATTAATGAGAAGAAACAATTAATAGAACACATAAAAACATTAGACATAGATATTTATTATCAAGTAAATAAAATGTTATATTGTTATTCAAGTATAAATAACAAAATTTTTATAATAAATCTGAATGAATTTTTTTGGTTTGATTTAATAAGTTTTAATGATTTGGATGATTTATTCAATGATAAACAATTTTTTTATGATAAAGATTTAAAGATTTTTAATTATTTCACAAATCTTTTTTCTTTTCAAGATAATTTTTTTATAGAAAAGACAATTCCATATTTTATTTATTTAAAACATCAAAATAAATACTAATTATAAGAAAATAACTATGGAAAATAAGGATTTAAACAATAAACTTTCTGAAATCATCTCGCCAAAACAAAATGAAGAACAACTAGATGAAAATGAAGTTGTTATTAAAGTTAGAGATGGTTTATTTGAACATACTGAAGTTATTAACAAAAAGTATGTAACCAATGATGGTAGACAATTATTGAAAGAAGTTAGATTTGAGCAGTAATTATGAGAGTTAAATATAAGAAAAAACAATCTTATGACAGATTTAGATTTTTGCTTGAATATCAAGTAAAAAAAGGTGCTGTCGTTGAACAAGACGAACAAGATGAAACACCATCTGATGATAATATTTCAGGTAATGTCTTTAATGAATTAGGAGACTCTCTTGATACAAATAAAAAACCCGAAACAGAAGTTAGTCAAGAATCAACTATCGAACAACCTATTGAAAATAAAACAGACGTTGATGTTAATGTAACAGATAATCAAGGTTTTGAAGATACGGCAAGTGATTTACTTAAAATACATGCATCTAAAATTGATAAATTAACAGGATATATCAACGATTCTGTTAAACTTCTTCAAATGTTAGGTCAAAAGACAGATGAAATATCATCAAATGTTGGTGAAATGGGTAATAAGTATAATGAACTAAACCAAAGAGTTGAAAAACTTACACCACCAACACCACTTGAATCATTAAATAAAATGATTTCAAATACTACAGGCGCACAATCAATTGAAGACTATTGGAATCAATATTTTATGAAACATGGTAGAAATGATTTAGTAAATGGTTCTTTATATTATGGTGATAAACAATATAGCGAAAATGAAAAAGGCATGAATTCGGGAGTTTACAAAACACCTGAAATTAGTGATTTACAAATTAAAGATATAATTAAAAATACCTAATGATATTCAGGTCTTACTTTAAAAAACAAGCAATTCTAATAAAGAATTCGTTTTCAAACAATTCAAGAAATCCTATTATTGAACTTACTTATGGTGGTGGTGAGACAAGTGCAACCACTATAATAAGTCGCTATGTTTTTAATATAGACCTAGATAAATTAAAACAAAAAATATCAAGCAATACGTTAAATGAACATACAATTAAATCACATTTTTTAAAAATTAAGAATTGTATTTCAATGAATGATGATTTAGTTGGTGTTGATTTTATTACATCAAAAAGAGCAAGTGGTTTTGATTTAGCATTCATTAATTTAAGTGAAGAATTTGACGAAGGTACAGGTTATGATTATGTCTACAATGATAGACAATTTAGAGAAATTGATTTAAATAAATCAGCAGCTAATTGGTATAACAGAAAAAACCCTCAAGTTAGTTGGTTTCAACCTGGTATTTTTTTAAATGATACTAATTATATTGATGATATTATTAGTGTTACAGGTCTTACAACAGGTAATACATCAAATCAAATAATTGATGGTGATTTTGGTACTTTTGAATTAAATATAACAGGTATCACAAGTGATACCACTAATAGTATTTTAACATCATCAACACTTTATAAGTATTCAGGATTAAATTCATTACAACTATCAAATACTGACCCATTAAATTATTCATTTTATTCACCAACAAACACACTTTTTACATTTACAACACCAATAACAATATCAGCAAATACAAGTGCAAATACAAGTTATTATATTACAGGAAAAATATTTGATTTAAGTAGTTATACTTGTGATTATAAACATATTTATCTTGATGTATCACCTAGTTTAGATTCAGGTATTATATTGAATTCTACTATTGAATATACATCAGCATTTAATTCAGGTGTTTGGAATAATTTAGAATATAAATTTACAGTTCCAAGTGGTTTTACAGGTAATACATCATATACTCTGTCTTTAAAAATTGATGGAACAAGTGGAATAACAGATAATTATAATTTTTTCTTTGATAATTTTGATTTTTCAACAAAAGTTGAAACATCATATACATATACAACAGGAGCAACAAATTTATCAATCATAAGTTCTCAAAGATTTGAAATTGGTAATGAAGATATTGAAGTTGATATAACTGATTATGTAAATGGTATATTATTTTCAGGAAATCCAAATAATGGTATTGCAATCGTATATTCGGCAAATACAGAAACATTAACAGCAGTAAGTAAGAATGTAGTAACATTCTTTTCAAAATATACACAAACATTTTTTGAACCATTTTTAGAAACTTTATATGATGATAGAGTAAATGATGAAACATGTTGTTTAATTTTTGATACACCAAATGATTTCTTTTTTGTATCTCAAACACCAATCACATCATTGGATAGATTAGAAATAGTTGATTATTATGAACAAACAATATTAAATGTTACATCAGGATTTACACCATTAAATGGTTATAATTATAAATATACAACTACAATTGATTCTGAAACATATGAAGATGTAGAAATATTTTATGCTAAATGGTATTATACACAAAATGGTAAAATTAAAATTCTTGAAAAAGAATTCAATATATCTAAAGAAAATCTAAATGATGGTACTAGTCTAACATATGGTACTGAAGTATATATAAATGTATTGGGTATTAAATCAAGTGAATCAATTACAAAAAAATCAGGTGTAAAAAGATTAGTTTTTAAAGCAAAAAGACTAATTGAAACAAAGATTTTAAAAAGCATTATTGGTGATATTGAATTTAGAATTTTTGTTAATCAGGGCAAGAATCAAATTGATGTGATACCATATACTAAAGCATCAAAAGTTAATAATGAATATTTTACAGAAGTTGATTTTTCTTGGTTTATTGCTCACGATTACACAATAGAAATGAGAGCATTAGATAAAAATGGTGTTCAATATCCTAATACAAATTATGTGAAATTTAGAGTGACAAATTAAAAATTTTCACTTTTTTTCATTAAAATCAGACTATTTACAAAAAAACATATATATTTGTTTAAACAATAATTAATTTTTAACATTTTAAATTTTTAACATCATGGGTTTTGAAACGAATGAAAGAAAAAACCGAACCTACATGTCATTGGGTTCAACAAAGTCAAATGACAACAAAGTAACATCGAAATTCTTCGTTGTAAACAAAAAAAACAATAATGGTCAGTATGAAAAGCTTCCGATGGTTGACCAAAACAACTATCCTAAACCTTTTTATGGATTTTTGACTAGAGTAACACCTATTCTTGATAATCTTATTACAAGAACAGATGGCACTAAAATTCCAAGTCCAAAGGTAAATTTTGAATTCACCGATGATAGTGGTGAAATCTTTATCCTTGACTTACCATTTACCTCACAAGACAAAAGAGTAAGTACTTATATCTTTGGTTTTGTAAATTCTATTGGATGGTTAGCAGCAAACAATAAACTTGGTTATGTTAAACTGTATATTTCACAATCAGTTGATAAAACAGAAACTAAAAGGTTTAATCTTGCTCTAAGATGTGCAAAAGATTGGGTTTCAGGAAGTAAAAACTTTAGCATTTATATGGAAGATTCAACAAAAGTTGATTGGAAATATAATGCAAAAGATATTCCTTCTTTTGAAGTAACCAAAAAAGTTGATGGCGAAATGGTAACCATTGACAACAGAAAAAAACAACAAGATTTCTTTTTGAAAGAAATTGAACTTATCAATGAAGCAATCAAATCTGCTACATATGATATTGGAGAAAACAAATCAGCATCTATGAACAATTCACTCACTTCTTCTCAAATCTTTGATGAAGATGGTGATGATAGTGATGCAGAATTTGTAATGGAATCATCAGCTACAGTTACAAACTCAACAAAAAAGGTCAATTCTCCCTTAGACCTTAATGCTGATGATGACGATGATTTGCCGTTCTAAACGGTAATCATTAAGGATGCGACACAGTAAGTTTCATACTCACCCTTACTTATTGTTGTCGCATCCTTTTTTTATATCTATTAATTAAAATAATTAAAATATCTATATGGGTAGAACATTAGTAAACGATTCCGAAGAAAAAAAACCAATTAAAAAGAAAGAGTTTTCATTAGCAGATTTTAAACAAAAGTTTAAGATTAATGATGAAGATGTAAAACCATTATCTTGGTTACCGATGGGTAAAGCATATCAAGAAGTTATTGGTCTTGAAGGTATACCACGTTGTGAATTAACATTAGTAAGAGGATATTCCGATACAGGTAAGTCAACATTTGTTTATGGAGCAGCAGTTTCTGCTCAACAAAATGGTGAACTACCAATTATCATTGATACTGAAAATGCAATGAAAAAAGACCACCTTGCTAAAATGGGTTTTGACTTTGATTTGCCTCATTTATATGTTGATACTGATTATTTGCTTCAAAATTACGGTAAAAAATATAATAAAGAATTTAAAGAATCATCTATTGAAGATATTTCCGAATTCATGCATGATATTTTAGATGCACAAGAAAGAGATGAACTCCAAATGGATGTTGTATTCTGTATTGATTCATTTGGTTCAAGCGATTGTAGAAAAACATTATCTGCAAAGGAGAAAGATAAAGAAGCAAATAATATGTGGAATGCAGGTGCAATGGAACAATCCTTTAAAGGTATTTTTCACCAAAGAATTCCATCCACAAGAAAAGTAAGTAAGAAATATACTGCAACTGCTATTGGTGTTCAAAAGATTTGGTTTGACTCACAAGCAGGTGGACAAGGTGTTGTTAGACATAAAGGAGGTGAATCAGCATATTCAGTTGCTAGATTAATTATTCATGTTGGTGGTGTAAAAACTAGAGGTGTTGAAAAAATTAATATTACTAAAAATAAAAAAGTAACAGCATTAGGTATTCTAGCACCTGTAAAAGTTGCAAAGAATCACGTTTCAAATATTTCATTTGAAGGTAAAATTCTTTCAACAAGTTATGGTCTTGTATTGGAGTCCGACCTTGAGGAATTCAAAAAGAACCACTTATCTGAATTACTTTCTGAAATCGGTGAAGAAGGAATTGATGATGTACAATTAGTACGCATTCAAGATAATTCTAAAGAAGATTAATGGTAAGTAAATTCCCTATAAATACATTATTAATTGATGGAAACTACCTTTTAAAACGGTCTTTTAATGGTGCTAAACACACATTTAACGGAACTCGTCACATTGGTGGTCTCTATCAATTTATAATGCAAACCCGAAGTCTCATCCGTTCCCAAAATATTAATAAAGTTATTGTATTTTGGGATGGAGAGAACGGTGGTAAACTTAGATATAATATTTATAGAGAATATAAGGCTAATCGTGAAGGAAAAGAATGGTATAAAAAGATTGATTTAACACCTTCTGAAATTAAAAAACAACAACAAGAAAAAGAATCATATCTTTGGCAGATGGTTAGAGTAAAAAACTATCTTGAAGAGTTATTTATAAGACAAGTCCAGGTTGACCAAATTGAATCTGATGATATGATTGCATATTATTGTCAAAAGTATCATGATAAAGAAAATATAACTATTTACACTAACGATAGAGATATTTGTCAACTTCTTGAATATGATAATGTCTCTGTTTATGTTGCTAATTTAAAACAGAATGTTACCAAGAAAAACTACTATCTTCTTTTCAAACATCATTACTCTAATCTTACAATTATTAAAACTATGTGTGGCGATGACTCTGATAATATTAGTGGGATTGATGGTTTGGGTGAAAACACTCTTATCAAGCATTTTCCAAAAATTCAAACAGAAAAAGTTAGGGCAGCAACTATTATTAAAGAAGCAAGACAAATAAATGAAGACAGAATCGCCAATAAAAAGAAACCTCTTAAAGTTCTTGAAAATATTACTGAAGGTATTTTCAAAACATTTGGTAAGGTAGGTTTAGACCAATACAAACTCAATTATAAAATAATTAATCTTCTTGAACCTTTTCTTACAAAAGAAGCAATGGCTGAACTTGTTTTGGTTGCAGAAGAACCTTTAGACCCAAATGGTAGAGGCGAAGAGAATTTATTAAAAATGTTAACAGAGGATTCTTATCTTGAAAATTTTAATGCAGATTTTATAAGATTTCACGAACCTTTTTATCCTGTTATCCTAAGAGAAAAAGATTTTTTCAAAAAAAACACGCATATTTGATAAAAGATATTTAAGTAAAAAATAATGAACAATTTTAAATTTTCCGTTTCTTATAGAAACAATGTTCTTTACGAAAGAATATTTGATGCAGATTGTTATAACCCTATGGTTAGACAGATGGTTAATATTAAGGATTTAGTTCCTGAAATTCGTAAAGTATTACAAAAGATTATGTCAATTCCAACACAAAGATTGACAAATGAGTATTATGTTGGTTTTGATAAGAAAAACAATCCAATTACAATTAAAATTGATGATTTAAGAGATGAAAATCTAAATCATAGATTTCAATATTTGAAGGAAAAACACAAAACAAATACTTCTTCTATTAAAGATAGGAATATTAATAAAAAATCTATTGAAAATAATCTCAATCATATTAATGACAAGTATATGATTGTTATTTCTTTGAAAGATAATTCTACAGAGTTATTTTATAAGAACAATATAAAAGTAACCGAAGATTCAATTATTGATGTTAAAGCCAAATCAACAATTTCATTTGCAAAAATTAGACAAATTGAATTTGTGGAAGAACTTCAGTTTGATTTTGCCTTATATTTGAATGAAAATTATATTATTCAAAGAAAATTTACAGTCTTTAATTTTAATCCCGATTCAGTCCTTTCTGAAGAATTTATTAAAGCTAATAATCAAATTGTAAGTGTTATTAAAAATTATATCAAGAAAAATGATATTGATGCACAATATTTAGATTTTGAAATAATGTCTAAACACGATATGCCTTTTAATGATTTAAAAGTATTATCACAAGAAGAGAAGAAAAAACTCTTAAAAATGGAATATTCATACAACTAATTTTTAACAATAAATAATGCGTAATACTTTATCATTAGGTTCTGACAAACATCAGAGAAGAATTTTATTTCATATTTTTCATAGTGATTTCCCAAAGGAAACCATATTAAAACTTGAATCACAACATTTTTCTGATGAAAAACATAAGATTATATTTTCATTAATCAAACAGTATGTTCAGACCTATAACTCATTACCTGCCGAAAAAAATATTGCAGAGATAATAAGGTCAAACAACAACCACACAACAGAACAAAAAGATGCTTGGGTTCATGAACTTTCATTAATCTATAAAGATTATAAAAATCTTTTAGAAGGTAAAGAAAGAAATGATTTTGAATTTGTAAAAAAGACAACAAATTCATTTATTCAAGTTCAAGAATTAAAAAACCTATCAGAAAGTGATATTAAAAATATTGTTGAAAACAATAGTTTAGAATCACTTGATATGGTTCTTGAAAAAATTAGGAAAATTATTAGTATTGGTACTGAAGATGAAGACCCTGAAGATGTGGATGATTTTGATGAAACTTTATTCACACAGCGTTATAGAGATTTTATCAAAACAGGTCTTGTTGAAATAGATAAAATTATTACAGGTCTTCCAAAAGGAAAACTTGGGATGATTCTAGCAGGTCAAGGTGTTGGTAAATCAACAATCCTCACCAATTTCTCTGTAAATGCGTTTAAACAGGGTAAAAGGGTTCTTCATGTAATCTTTGGTGAGAATGAGGTTAGGGATGTAAAACTTCTTGTTTCAACCGCTTTAACAGGAATGAGTTTTAAAGATGCTCAAAAGAACCCTGAAGAAGCAACAAAGAGAACTAAAGAACAAATTGAAAAAATTAAAACAAAAAATCTTGGTTTAATTAAAATCAAACGTTTTCCATCCAATGAAATGACAGTTCCAAAGTTAAAAAATTGGATTATCAAGTATCAACAGAAGGTAGGGTATAAATTTGACCAAATAAATATTGATTATGTTGATGAAATGATTTCACACCTTTCAAATCAGAATAATCCATATCAAGGTGAAAAGGAAGTTGTAGCAGGTATTCTTGATATGTTTGTTGAATTTGATATTTGCGGTTGGACAGCAACACAAGCAAAGAAAGAATCCAATAATAAAAAACAACTTGACCTAAATGATTCAGGTGGTTCTGTCGCAAAAGTAAAGAAAGCACAAGTAGTTCTTACTATTGGTCGTGATTCCGATGATAGAAATCACAACAGGGCTACATTTCATCTTGCAAAATCAAATATTTCCCCATCTGGACATGTTTTTGAAGATTCAACCTTTGATACTGCTTATATGAAGTTTGAATTATCAACACCAACAGGCTCAGTTGTTGAACAATTTGATGATGATGAAATAATTGATACCGATTATGATGAGGTTAAAGAAACAAAACAATTGCTTGTTGAAACAAGAAAAGAAATTGATTTGTTAAAATCTTTATGATTAATCCAAGTTATTATTTTTATAGAGTTAGGACACCTTCCACAAGAGAAGGTGTTCTCGCTTTAACAAGATGGAAAGAAGATTTATTTCTAGAACTTGAAAATGAACATGTAGCATTGAAACTTCAATCAATGCATAATTACATATATACTAATTTTTATGATAGAAAACTTATAAGAAATGCAAGAAGACTTATTAATTTTATTTATGATTTATTTTTTGAACTTTATACTAGAAATAACTTCATAGATGAAGTAAAATTAGTTAAATCTTTTGATAGATTTATATCTGAACATAAACATGTTTTATACTCTTATGATGAAGAGAAAGTAATACTTTATTTAAATATTTTTATTGAAACTTTTTGATGAAAGTCTATTATTATTGCCCAAATATGAATTCCCCATCAGGTGGAATGGGTGTTTTATTTAAACAAGCAAAAATTCTTGCTGAAAATGGATATGATGTTACCCTTCTTTACGAAGGTGATGGAATTTTTAATCCAACTTGGATGGAGTTTAGCATTTCCCATATTCCTAAAGTTAGAATCAACGGCATAGGAAGCCTTAGAATCGATTCAAATGACCTTTTGGTAATACCTGAAGGATTTGGAAATATCATTGATTATACAAAGAATATGAAGTGTAAAAGAACGGTTCTTGCTCAGAGTTGGATTTACATTTATACATCAATGCCACAACCAAAATCTTGGAAAGAATCAGGTATTGAAAAAGTAATTAGTGTATCACAAGGTATTAGTGAATACATACAAAAACATATGCTAGGAATTGAGGTTGAACAATATAAACAATCTATAAGTCCAATATTTAAATCAAATTTAGATAAAGCATTTAAAGTATGTTATTCATCTTCAAGGTCAAATACACAACAGATGAATACACATAATTTGATTAATATTATTAAATCAAGTGATAAAAGACTGAAAAATGTTCAATTTGTTGAATTAAAAGGAATGTCAAAACAACAATTTGCAAATGAACTTGCTGATTGTGCTTTTTGTCTTTACACAGATGAAATTGCAGGGTTTGGAACACTTCCATTAGAAGCAATGGCTTGCAATACCCATGTTATTGGTTTTTCAAACATTGGTAATAAAGAATATGTAAGAAATAATAATGGATTTTGGTGTCAAAATGGTGACTATCATACACTTACTGATAATATTATTGATGAATTAAATAGATTTCTTGATGGCTATGAGTATGATGATTTGTGTCTTCATGAAATAAATACTTCTTCTGAATACAATGAAGAACAGGAAAAAGAACGTATTTTATATATATTTGAAACTTTTAAATAAAACTATGCTACTAAACGTAATTATTTTTTCAAAAGACAGAGCAATGCAACTTGACTTGCTTTTGCAAAGTATCTTATTAAATTTTAATGTTGAAGATTATAAATTAAATATTCTCTATAAAGTATCAAATGATGAATATAATAGAGGTTATAATACAATTAGAGACTTGTATCCACAATTTACATATAAAAAAGAAGAATCTTTTAAACAAGATTTACTATCATTATTTAACGATTCTAAATATACAGTATTTTTAACTGATGATGATATTATATATCAGTCTTTTAACTTGAATAATGATGAGTTACATAATATTTTTATGTTAACGGAGGCAAATTGTTTTTCATTGCGTCTTGGCTTAAATACAAAGCATTGCTATACAATGCAAAGACTAAATGATTTAAAAAACTTCAAAACACATAATTTTTATTATGATACTGATTTAATTGAATCTGTAATATCTTGGAAGGTTGGAGATGGTACAAATGATTATGCATATCCAATGTCCGTTGATGGTCATATATTTAAAACTGAATATATTAAAAATCTTTGTCAAATTTTGGAATATGCAAATCCAAATTTATTTGAAGCAATGTTATCAAATTTTAGTAGAAATGAAATGATTATTTCATCATACCAAAATAGTAAACTCGTTAATTCACCAATTAATAAAGTTCAAGATATTTTTCAAAATTTATCAGGAATGAAATATAGGTATTCGGTTGAAGACTTAAATGAAATGTATTTAGATGGTTTGATTTTAAATTTAGAAAAAATGAATTTTGATGAAATTAATGGTTGTCATCAAGAAATAAGACCAATTTTTAAAGTAAATGCAGAATAAATTTTTAATTGTATCTTGTTTTTATAATGCCGAACCTTTCATTGAAAGATGTGTTGGTTCAATTTTATCACAAGATTATCAAAATTATCGTGTTTTATTTGTTGATGATGCATCAACCGATAATGGATTTGATTTAATTGATGATGATGAGCGTTTTATAAAAATTAAAAACCAAGAAAATAAAGGACTTCTATATAATTATGCACATTATTTGCCAATGTATGCAAATGAAGGTGATATAATTATTGTTGTTGATGGTGATGATGCATTACAAGGTAATAAATCACTTAGTTATTTAAATAATTTTTATAATGAAAATGGATGTTTTGTTACATATGGACAATCCGTTTGGACAGATGGTAGAAAAGGTTTTGCTAGACCATATACAGAATCTGAATTCTTAAATCTTAGAAAAGCACCATTTATAGCATCACATCTTAGAACATTTAAATATCAATGCTTTAAAGAAATTTATATTCAAGACCCCGAACTTAATTGTTTTAAAGATAACAAAGGTGAATATCTAAAAGCTGCACCTGATGTTGCAATAATGTTTCCTGTAATGGAAATAGCAGGATTTAATAGAGTTAAATATATTGATAAGGTTTTACATCTTTATAATTTCCATAATCCACTATCAGAACATAATGTTCATCAACAATTACAATGGGATTGTCATGAAACTATATCAAATAAAAAATCTTTTAAAATGATATGATTAATTTAATTGTAAATACAAATCACGGACTTTTTTCAAATGTATTGTGTGCATTGTCAGCATTGCATTATGCCGATGACAATAATATGAATTTAAAAATAAATATCACAAATAATAGATATACTAATAATAATGAAAATGTTTGGGATATATTATTTAATCAACCAAAAGAGTTAAATACAAATAATGAAAATACCTTTATTGATAATTGGTCACCATATGGTTGTACATTTTGCTCAATATTAGATGAAGATAAGGCATTTTTATATCAAAATTTATTAGAAAAATATGATATTATAAGACAAAAAGATATAGACATATGTAAAGATTTTTTTAAAGATATAGATTTAACTAAAGTTATAGGGATACATAAAAGAGGAACAGACCACTATCTTCATGGTAATTTCATACCACTAGAAAGGTATTTTAATAGTATTGACGAAGAAATTGAAAAAAATAATTATGAAAAAGTTTTTTTAATAACAGATGAAGAAGAAACTGTAAATATTTTTGTACAAAAATATGGTAGAAACTTAATTTATACTGATAGTTTTAGAAGTACTGATAGTAGACCTATACATGATTATTCTTTTAAACATATTAGTAATAAACTTTTTGATGTTTATCATGATGCTTTAAAATTATCATTGTGTGATAAAATTATAGTAACATCAAGTAATGTTTCGGCATTTTCCATAATTGCAAATAATAATAAATTTAAATATATTGATACTGATATTATTTACAAATAATGAATAATTTACCAATTATAGACCATTTATTTGCCCATGCATCAAGCAGTAGTTTTGATGACCCATCAGAATTTAATTGGGATAGACAAAATTTTAATAATTACGACTTTATAATTCTTACTGATGATACACTAAGTTATGTTGATTTTGCTAAGTCACAAAATAAAAAAGTTTATGCATGGTTGTTAGAATCACCACAAGTTAAACCACATGCAATTCATTTTATAAAACAAAATCATGATAAATTTCATAAAATTTTTACACATAATAAAGAATTATTAAACTTATCTGATAAATGTGTTCTTCAAACATATGGAGGTTGTTGGATACCAAAAGATGAAAGAAAAATTCATAATAAAATAAGAAATATTTCTTTCATTTCAAGCAGAAAAAGAAGCACGGAAGGTCATTTATTGAGAAATAAAATTCTTGATTATTATGTGGTTAATGAAAAAGACATTGATATCTTTGGTAGAGAGATTAATCCAATTGATAATAAAATTCAAGGTCTTAAAGATTATAAATTTTCAATAGTTATTGAAAATTGTAGAGAAGATTTTTATTTTTCCGAGAAACTAATTGATTGTCTCCAAACAGGTACAATTCCAATTTATTGGGGATTACCATCAATAGATAAATTTTTTGATTCAAATGGTATATTAACATTTGATAATATCACAGAACTTTTTTTTATAATTGAAAAAATTAACAATAATGAAATTAAATATGAAGATTACTTAGAAAGTATTCATAAAAACTTTGAATTAAGTAAAAAGTATTTATTAGCAGATGATGATATATATAACATATTAAAATAATATGGATTTTACTTTTGGAATATGCAAATCAATTTATTCTCCTCATTTAGAAAACATAATTGATTCAATAAGAAATCAAAATATATCAAATTATGAAATTATAATTGTAGGCTCAAATCATAAAATATTTGGTGATGATATTAAAAATATTAATTTTGATGAAACTCAAAAAAGAGGTTGGATAACTAGAAAAAAGAATATAATTACAAAAAATGCAAAATATGAAAATATCGTATATTTACATGATTATATATTTTTTACACATCAATGGTATGAAGGTCAATTAAAAAGTGGAAATGATTTTTATATTAGAATGGATAAAATAAAAAACATTGATGGTTCAAGATTTAGAGATTGGTGTATTTGGCCTCATAATGAAAATGAAATGGATGAAATAATCAAAAGAGATATAATGATTCCATATGATATTACACATTTAAGTAAATATATGTATGTATCAGGTGCATATTGGATTGCTAAAAAAAGTGTAATGGAAAAATATCCACTTGATGAAAATTTAACATGGGGAGAAAGTGAAGATGTTATTTGGTCTAAAAAAGTTAGAAATGAATATCAATTCAACATGAATAGTAACTCAATAGTTAGATTATTAAAACAACAAAACAATCATGGTTTTACAGAACCAAAAACAGAAACAATACAAATTTTAAAAAAATATGAATAAAGTAGAATTTATTAAGCAAAACTTTAAGGACTTTTATATTGATAGAGGTCCAGAAAATGGTATTTTGCAAGGAACAAAATATGAAGGATGTGCCACACATTGCAGAGCATGTCTAAATACAATTGTAAGGATGCTTAAACCAAAATCAATTTTGGAAATTGGTTCTTGGCATTATGATAGCACAAAAATTATGTCAGAAGGTATGGATACATATTTAAATGATGATGAAGGTCATATAGTAACTTTTGATATAAAATATGGTGGTTACGATGGTTATGGTAGTACAGCAGGATTACACAAAAGAATTAAACCATTGTATTGGTATCCATATAAAACAGGTTATGACACTTGGAAATTTACTGACCCAGGAATTGTGTATAAAGATTTTGTAAATTATGAAAATGAGGAGTTATATGATATGAATCAAAAAATTCTTGAAGAAGTAACACCTGATGGTGGTTTTGATTTGATTTTCGTTGATGGTGACCACTCTTATGAAGGTGCTAAAAAAGATTGGGAACATGCATTAAAAGTTTCACATAAAGAAACACTAATAGTAATTGATAATGTTTGGGATATTAGGTTAAATGAAGTTAGAAAATTTTATGATGATTTAAAAACAATTAAATGGGATTTTGAAGAATGGAATGATGAACATAAAAATGTTAACATGGTTCAAGATACCGCAATCAGTTTAACTTACTAATGATTAAATTAATTATTTTTGATTTAGATGGTGTATTAGTAGAGGCTAAAAATATTCATTTTGAAGCACTAAATAAAGCATTAAAAGAATATGCAATTAGTTGGGATGAACATTTGTCAGTTTATGATGGTTTAAAAACTAATCAAAAATTAGAAATGCTTCATCAGAAAAAAGGTTTACCAAAAGAATATTTCAAAAATATTTGGGAGGAAAAACAAAAATATACACTTGAAGCATTAAAAAATTTAAATCAATCAAATATTTTGATTGATTGTATGGAGATGCTTTTTAAAGATGGATATAAATTAGCTGTATGTTCAAATAGTATTCGCAAAACTGTATTAACTGTTCTTAGTAGATTGGGTATAATTGAATATTTTGATTTAATTTTATCAAATGAAGATGTTAACAACAGTAAACCACATCCTGAAATTTATTGGTCAGCAATTTCAAAATTAAATGTTCTTCCAGAAGAAACATTAATTGTTGAAGATTCACCATATGGATTATTAGCTGCCAATAGGAGTAATACACATATTTTAAGAGTCAAATCACCTCATGACGTATTTTATGGTAGTATTAATCAAAAAATATACGAAATTAAGTCAAGTAGTAAAAATATGAAACCTAAATGGACTGATAAAAAACTTAATGTACTAATACCAATGGCAGGTTCAGGTACAAGATTTAGAGAAGCAGGATATACATTTCCAAAACCATTAATTGATGTCAATAATAAACCTATGATTCAGGTTGTTGTTGATAATTTAAATGTAGATGCTAATTTTATTTTTGTTGTTCAGAAAGAACACAGAGAAAAATATAATCTAGATACTTTATTAAATTTGATTTCACCAAATTGTACTGTTATTGAAACAGATGGAGTAACCGAAGGTGCTGCTTGTACCGCATTATTAGCAAAAGAATTTATTAATAATGATTCACCATTGTTTTTTGCCAATTCAGACCAATTTGTAGAGTGGGATTCGACAGAATTCATGTATAAAATGAATGAAACAGATGCTGATGGGGGTATTGTTACATTTCAATCAACACATCCAAAATGGTCATTTGTTAAATTAGATGAAAACGGTTATGCAACTGAAGTTGCGGAAAAAAAACCAATTTCAAACATAGCAACCGTTGGTTATTACTATTGGAAACATGGTTCTGATTTTGTTAAATATGGTGAACAAATGATTGAAAAAAATATCAGAGTTAATAATGAATTTTATGTTTGTCCTGTCTTTAATCAAGCTATTGAGGATGGTAAAAAAATTAGAACTTTTGATATTCAAAAAATGTGGGGATTAGGAACACCTGAAGATTTACAAAACTTCTTAAATAATTTTAATTCATGATTTTTGTTTTTGGTAATAGTCATGCACATGTGTTTACAAATACACATCCTGCAACATCTGGTTTAGGTAATCAAAACGATGATTTTACATCTGTTTCATTAGGTCCAACTATTGCATATAATTTTTATGAGCATCATTATTTAACAATGTTAAATTGGATTAATGGTTTGAATATTAATCAAGAAAAAGATTATATTGTTTTAGCAATCGGTGAGGTTGATTGTAGATGGCATTTACCATATCAAGCATCAATACAAAATAAAACAAATGAAGAAATTGTAACCGAATGTATTGATAGATATTTTAGAGTTTATTTAGATTTAAAAGAAAGGGGGTATAATATTATTGGTTGGGGAGGTCATCCATCAACAACAAGTGGACACAATAGCGACCCAAATAATCCTATATTTGGTGATTGTTTAACTAGAAATAAAATAAGTTTATATTGGAACAATCTTTTAGAAAAAAAATGCATTGATAATGAAATTCCGTTTGTTTCAATTATAAATGATTTAATTGATGAAAATGGTTTAACAAAAATGAATTTTTTTGATGATTATTGTCATTTAAATTATAATAATATAAAAGAAAAATTAAATTATAAATTTAAAGATTTTTTATGAAAAAAATAAGAGTTCATTTTTTACAATGTGATACAAATCCTAATTTACCCAATTATTATCAAGATAATATATTTTTATATTTATTAAGAAAAAAATATGATGTTGAAATTGTAAATGATAATCCCGATGTTTTAATATATACATTATCACACAATGGTCATGAATCTTTTAAAGACTGTATAAAATTATTCCATACTGAAGAACCAGGTTTTTGGGATAAAAATACATACCATAATTATTACAGACCTAGCGATGGTGGTTATAAGGAAAGATTTAGACGCTCAATAGAAGATGCTGATATAATTATGTCATCATATCATATTGATAACGAAAGTCATGTTAGATTTCCATCATATTTATTATATTATTATCAAATGTATATTGATAATAGAATACCAAGTTTTGATTATTTTTTTAACCATAGGGTAATAACGGATGAAAATTTATTTAATAGAAATTTTTGTGCATATATACATCGTCATAATAGAGAAGATTTATTTAGGGTTAAATTTTTAAAAAAATTAAGTAAATATAAAAATGTTGATGTTATTAAAGTACCTGGTGCTTCATATGAAAAAACTGAACATGTAAGAATAAATTATAAATTCTGTTTTGGTATGGAAAACACGAATAGTGATTTATGTTTTGGCGAACCTGAAGGAGTTAAATATCCTAATATTGGTTATACAACAGAAAAGATTATTGAACCATTTTGTTCAAATAGTATCCCTCTTTATTGGGGTAATCAATTAATAAATAATGAATTTAATAATAATATGTTTATTAATTGGTATGACTATAATAATGATGAGTACATGATAGAAAAAATAATTGAGTTAGACAATAATAAACAAAAATATATGGAGCATTTAAATGGTATAATTTTTAAACCTGATTATATAAATTCCATGTTTGAAAGGTTTTATCAAGTTTTAGAAACAAAATTAAATTTTTAATGAAAATTACACTATTCAATGATAATCACAGAGGTGATTTGTTTTTAAGTAGGATGTTTATTCAACCACTATTAAATCTAAATGCTGAAATAACATTTTACCACAATCAAAATAAATATTTTTTTAATGATATTGAAAAGAAATATTCAAATTTTAAAGAAGTTTGTGGTATACCTAAAGAAATTGACACTAAAGGTGATGATATACTTGAAAATAATTTAATAAACTGTTGGATAGCAAAAGGCGGTGGTAAATATGTTATAAATGAAGGTTGTTCATTTTTTGCTTATAAAAACATGGTTGATGTAATTTATAAACATTACAACTTAGACATTTATAAGAATAATGAAGAACTTCTACCAATTATAAATTTTGATTATTTAGATTCAAAATCTTTACTTAAAGATTTTATGACTAATCTTAAAGATAGATACAAAAAAATCATATTAATATCTAACGGAAATGTTGAATCAGGTCAAGCAATTAACTTTGATTTTAATTCAACAATTAATTTTTTAGCAAATAAAAATAAAGATTGTCTGTTTTTATTAACACAAAATACTAATATAAATTTACAAAATGTATTATATACGAGTGATATAACAAAATTAAATCCAGATTTATTAGAAATTTCTTATATATCAACTTTTTGTGATATTATTGTTGGAAGAACTTCAGGTCCATATACATTCTGCACACATAAAGATAATATAATGGACAATAACAAAACATTTATATGTTTTTCTTTTAATAAGAAAGAAGGTGCTTGGTTTGAAGATGGTAATGCTAAATGGATATGGTCCGATAACCAAAGTGTTACAAATGTTATGTCTTTATTAGATAAAAATATATGATTATATATCAACCAACAATAGAAGAAATAAGAGATTTTTTTTTAAAAAATGAAAAAAACCAAGTAAATTTTAGATATTTTAAAACTAGAGATTTTAGTATAATAAAAAATCACATTAAAACCATACTTTTAAAAGATAATAATAAAATTGTTGGCTATGGTCATTTAGATAAGGATGAAAATAACCAAATATGGTTAGGAATAATGGTTTGTGACGATTGTATAGGTCGTGGATATGGAAAGAAAATGATGGCTGAACTTTTAATTAATCAAAAAGATAGTATAAAATTATCAGTTGATATTGAAAACAATATAGCAAAAAAATTATATGAAAAAAATGGGTTTGTTGTTATAGAAACTAAACCAAGATTTTATATAATGGAGAAAAATAATCGTATTTTATAATAAAATAAATTATGGCAGATACTTTAGGAAATGTTGTTGACAAGTTAATAACTGTTGACATGAAAATGTGGAATAATCAAGAACTTCTTTATGAAATCAGAAGAATGACATTTGATGAATATCTTGATAAATATTTTAAATCTGAAGATGGGGCAAAAAATTTATGGGAAGTCCTTAAAAAGGCTTGTGATTTAAATGTTCAAAGGAATCAATTAATAAATGAAGTTGATGAAAGAATAATTGAACTAGTAAATGCTAAAATAAATGGTGAAGATTTAGATAACGGTAAATTTTTGCAAAGAACACATAAAACATATTAATGATATGGATAATATACCACAAGGTCAAATGACCAAAGAAGAAAGAGAATATATTTATAACACTATTATAAAAAATAATATAAAATCAGCCATTGAATCTGGAACATGGTATGGTGGTGGTAGTACATTAAGTCTCACCAAAGGATTATATGAAACCAATGGATTTTTACACACTTTTGAAGAACATTATGATTTCTATGAAGTTGCAAAGAATTTTTATGTTAACAGTATATATTCAAAAAATATAGAACTACATAATACCTCTTTTATGAATGGATTAAAAAATTTTTCAGATGAATTTTTTAAAAATGTTGATTTAATTTTACTTGATGGTGGAGATGAATTACCAAATGGGTATCATAAACAAGATATAACAGTATATTTAAATGATTATAATCTTTCAGAAAATGTTGAATCTTTTAAATTTTTAGAAGAAAAAATTAGTGTTGGATGTCATTTATTATTGCACGATTGGTCTATAAATATTGGAAGAGGAAATTTTGTTAAAAGATATTTAGAAGATACAAAAAATGATAAATTTGAAGTAGTTAATGTGATAGATGATGGTATAACATTAACAGGTTTTGCACATTTAATAAAAGTAAAATGATACCAATATATAAACCATATCTTACAAAAGAAAATCTAAAATATGCACATGATGCTATTGATTCCACTTGGATTTCATCACAAGGAGAATATTTAGATTTAGTTAAAAATTATTTAAAAGATTTATTAAAATGTAATAAAATTATTCTTACTAATAATGGTACAACAGCTACACATTTATTAGCATTAGCACTAAAATATAAGTATCCACATATAAATAAAATTATTGTTCCAAATAATGTTTATGTAGCAGCATGGAATTCATTTTTATTTGATAAAAATTATGAATTAATACCAATTGATGCTGATTTAGAAACATGGAATTTTGATTTAGAAAAAATAGAAGAAAAATTAGATGAAAATACGGCAATATTAGTTGTTCATAATATTGGTAATATAATAAATGTACCCAAACTTAAAATACGTTTTCCAAATACAATAATTATGGAAGATAATTGCGAAGGATTTTTGGGTAAATATGAAGATAAATACACAGGTACTGATTCATTTGCATCTTCCGCTTCATTTTTTGGTAATAAAAATATAACAAGTGGAGAGGGTGGTATTTTCATTACAAATGATGATGACGTTTTTGATTATATTAATACAGTTAAAAATCAAGGACAATCAGAAGAAAAATTTATACATAATATTTTAGGTTATAACTATAGAATGACCAATATACAGGCTGCTATCTTGTATGGTCAATTGCTTGACCTTGATATTATTTTAAATAAAAAGGAAGAAATATTTCAATATTATAAAAATAATTTAAAAGATGTTGAAAATTTACAATTTCAAAAAATTGTAGATAATACAGTCCATTCAAATTGGATGTTTGGTATTAGATTTACGAAATTTAATTTAGAAAAAACAAAAGACTTACAATTATATCTTTACAAAAATGGCATTGAAACAAGACCAATGTTTTATGATATAAAAAAACATTCATATTTATCAAATATAGACTGTGAAACAAAAAATGCTAAAATTCTTCAATCTCAATGTATTATTTTACCATCATTTCCAAATTTAACAAAAAGTCAAATAAATTTTATTTGTGATAAAATAATAAAAATTATTAAATGAAAATAATTAATTTTTTTAATTGCGCTCATAATGGTGATTTACATTTTTCTAGAGAATATGTAAAAGATTTAATAAACATATTAAATCCTGATAAAATTTATTACCATCATTTTAATAATCCTTCATTAATGAAAGATTTAGGTGCTGAATTTGTTCAATTTGTACGTCATCCAAATAATATTTTTATACCTATTATTAATCCAAATACAGGTTTGTATATAGATACTTGGATTGGACAGAATAGAGAAATATTAAATCTTTTTTCGGGGTGTAATTTTCCATCACTTTATAAAGTGATGGGTCATATATATGAAAAATTAAATATCGTTCATTTAATGAAAGATATCGAATATTATATACCTTCAATTAATTATGAAATGTTTGAAATTGAAAATGCAAAAAATTATTTTGAAACCAATAAAGGTAAAAAATTTATTTTAGTCTGTAATAATGATGTAAGGTCTGGTCAAGCATCTAATTTCAATATGAATAATCTTATTGAAATGATTTGTGACACTTATAAAGATTATATTATTATAGCTACTAATAATATGGATACATATATTAATAAAGATAATTTTATTTTTGCTCATGATATAATTGGTGAAACATCAAGTGGTTCAAATCTTAATGAAATTTCATATATAAGCACAAAAACTTCACTTATAATAGGTAGGTCATCAGGTCCATATACATTTTCTATGGTAAAAGAAAATTATAAAAATAATAAATTTATTTGTCTATGTGGTTCATATGAGTACACTGGTTATTCAAATACAGGCGAAGATATAACATGGACTGACAACTATGATGAAAATAATATTATGAATTTAATTTCTAAAAAATTATGAAATATTAGATTGAATTTATCCATAAAGGTATTATATTTGAATCATGATTAAAAAAATTGCCCACCTTGCTGATGTCCATTTTCAAAATAATTTGGATAGACTAGCGGAGCAAAAACATGTCTCAAATTTAACGATTGAATCACTTACAAATGATAAACCTGATTTAATTGTAATTGCAGGAGACCTTTTTCACAATTATGTAAAACCATTTAATGAAATTAATGTTCTTGCAGGTGATTTCTTAAACTCATGTGCTATGATAGCACCTGTAGTGATTATCGATGGGAATCACGATATAATGAAATCAAATCTCAATAGAATGTCATCAATTAAGATGCTTGTTGAGATTATTAATAACCCAAACATACATTATTATGACTCAACAGGTTTTTTTGAACTTGATAACATTACTTTCGCTGTTTGGTATCATCCTGACAGAAAATCCCCTTGGCTTGAGTTCAATCAAGAAGAGCGTGATAATAATAAATGTTATATTGACCTTTTCCATGACCCTATTAATGGATGTTATCTACAAAATGGACAACTCCATACCGATAGTAATATTGTTTCTCTTGCTGATTTTAAAGGTGATATTGTAATGGCAGGAGATATACATCTCCAACAATCATATCAAAAAAATGGTAAAGAATTTTTTGCTTACCCATCCTCACTATATTGTACAAATTATGGTGAAGGTGATAATGCTTTTCACGGTTATCTTCTTTGGGATATTGAAGCAAAGATTTTTGAAAAGAAAGAAATATTTTCGGAATATAAATATTTTAATGTTTATATAAACGAAGATTATGATTACGAAAATCTAAATATTGAACTTACAAATGTTGGTAAATATAATCATCTTAAAATTCATTGGATGGACCAATATTCAACATTTACTGTTGAGAATAAACAAAAGATTAAAAAACATTTAGATTCTAAATATGGTGAATTCACCACTATTAAATTTGATAAATCAAAGATTCTTAATAAATCTTTAAAGATTAAAGAATTTGATGAAACTATTGATTTAAATAATGATGATAGTGTAAGACAAGAATTCATTAATTTTCTAAAAGCAAAGAATCATAATGAAGACTTTATTAAAGATGTTTTAAGTCTTGATAATGAAATTAGTTCATTAATTGAAAAGGATATAGAGAATCAATTTTACGATTGGAAAGTTAAAAAGATTGTTCTTGATAATTTCAAATCACATGGAGAACGATATGAACTTGATTTAAGTGATAAAAATGGAATTATTCAAATCTATGGCGAGAATCAGGTTGGTAAATGTGTTCATCCTGAAACTAAAATCAACATTAGATTTAATGAAGAAGAAATAATAAGTAAACTAGGTTATTTACCTGAATTTTTAAAATAAAAATATGACAACAAGTGTAAAAGAAGAAAATGGAATCATTGAAGCAACATATGACTCATCTAATATTGTTTCATCAATTTACAATATTACAAATAATACTTTACAAGTAACATTTGTAAAAGGTAATTTAGTATATAAATACGATAATGTTAGTCTTTCAGATTATAATGAATTACAGAATGCCGAATCAACAGGTAAAGCATTCATACAATTTATTAAAAATAGATATCAAGGAGAAAGGCTTTAAAATTTTTTACTTTTATTTATTTTATCACGAATTATATTAATTAATGATTGTTTTGGCATTGGTATTCTAACAATAGAATCCGTTTCAATATCATTTTCCGAAACATATTGAGGATTTGCCAATAAAATAAATTTACCAAATGCAACATTATTATAATATTTATATGCTAACCTATCTAAACGGTCACCAAGTGTCCATTGAACATATACATCTTCAGGACTTTCATCAATCTTTATGAATGGTAGTGTAGCAAAAGTATTATCTGTTACAAAATCTGCATATATATTAAATTCATCCATTATAATCTATTTATAATAAATAGGTATGTTGTATTCTTTATTATGTTTTTTCGGATTAAGTTATTTTTTACCAAATTTAAGTATTTGGTATAAAATTGGTATATCTTCTATTATTCTTATACTTGATAATACAAAATATATCAAACAAAAGTCATGTGGTTGTGATAAGGATAAAAAACCTCATAATGATAAATAATCATCTTTTAATTTTTTATAAATACATTTAAATGATTTAAGGGATTTTTTAATATCTTGTTTTTTATATCTTGATTCAGTTAGTTCACAAATCATATCAACAACCTTATTATTTAAAAAGAATAAACTCATTTTTGATTCTGTTGGTTCATTAATATATTTAAAATTTTCAATTATCGATATTAATGAATAACCAATATTTATATCAATTTCTTTTAAATTTTTATCAGTTTCTATTTTAGTTTTGATTTCTGTACAAAGTCCAAAAAATACAATTCTTATATAATTATTATCGATATCTTCTTCTAAATTTTCATTAATTTCATAAGATAGATTGATATTTCTTTCAAATATTTCTATATTTTCCACAATATCATCACTTGTTTTATCTTGATTAAAATTTCTTTCAGATATATGCTTGGCTTCATTTTTACATATTGTGGAGAAGTAGGAAAATGCCTTTGATTTTACACCATTTTTATTAATCTTTTCAGGATTAAACATATGAAGATTATTGTATGCAAATATCAACAGGTCATTTTCCATATCTTCTATTGAGTATCTTTTAGAAAAATAAAGAAAATATGATTTTGCTGTAAAGTATGCAAGTTTCTTTAAAGCTTTATGTATTTCTTTCTCATATATTTCATTTTTTTCTTCTAATGAACAGTAAGGGCTATTATATTTAATAATAGCCTTTTCTGTTGCATCAGTAAAATACTCCTTTACAGACCCTGGTTTTGCTTTCCTACCACGTCTGCCTTTTTTAACCACTTCTATCATTTAAATAATAGGTGCTTCTTGCTTCTTTACATAGGTCTTATTTCTGTCATGAGGCCAAACATATTCTTTTTTAGCAAGATTCCACCAAAAACTAATTTCATCATTATCCATTTTTGATTGAATTGATAGATATGAATTTTCTCTTCCAAATTTCCTTAAATAACCAATCTTTGGAATAGTATATGTAATACCATCAATGTTAGTAAATCTCATTAAAAACTCATGAACAAAACTAAGTTTCATTGATTCTTTTAATTTACCTGCCTCTTCAAATTTTTCTTTTTTAATCACAGCACCATTAATTGAAACAAGATTATAATTCATTAATGTTTCCATAGTCAAATAACCATGTCTATCATTTGTCACATCTTTTGCCCAATTAATTTCGTTGATATATCGATGAATTTTTTTATCAATTGAAACATCAGCAATCAAAGGAAGAAACATATCAATATTTGACATTTCTTCCATATGAATATTTACATTTTGAAAATAAAAATTACTTAATTCATCATCACCATCTAAAATCATAAAGAAATTAGTTTTAACTTCATCTACAGCTTTATTAATTTGACTTTGAACATTATCCGATGTTTCATCATTAATAACAACTCTTGTGTTTTTAAACTCTTTTAAATCTAAAGATTTACTAGTTTCAGTAGTTGTAATAACAATTACTTCTTTTGGTAAAATACCATCATTTTGATTGTAAATTGATTTGATTGCTAAATCAAATAATTCTTTATCTAAATCATTTTCCATTTTATTAAATGGAATAATCACAGTTAAATCTAATGTTTTATTTTTCATTTTCTATTACTTGTTTAATTAATTTTTTTCTATTTTCAAAAATATTTGAAAATGCTTCAATTAGTGTTTTTTCATGATTTTCGGTTGTAAATTGACTTGAAACCTTTTCCATGTTATCATAAACTGTTTGTGGAACATTATCAACCATCCATTCTTTAATGACTACACCTAGTTGCTCTGCAAGCACTTCAAGTGAATTTGACCAAACTGCTGTATCATCATTTTTAAGATAATCCTTTTCGATTTCAGGAATCATACCAACTACAACAGCACCACTTTTCATTGCTTCAAGTGGAAGTGTACCAAACCCTGCATCTTTATCAAGCCATAGAAGAACAGGAACTTCACCCATTTTTTCAGCAAGTTTCTCTCTTGTAATAAATGGTTCACCACCTTGTACTCTTTCAAAAAGAACCCAAGAAAGTTCAGGAAATTTCATAAAGAAAATCTTTGATAATCTCTTAATAACATTATCTTCTCTTGAAAAATACATAATAATTGGTTTTTTAATTTTTTTAGGTTTAAAATAATCAGGAATACCAATTGTATATGATTGAATATTATAATTTACTCTTGAATTTCTTTGGATAAATTCTTTTAATTGTTGAGAAGTTGTGACGATTGTGTTAAATCCCCAAGCAGCCCAAGTATGATTTGGTGGAAGAGAATCCAACATATATACTTGAGATTGACAAAGAACAATTTTCTCACATTGAATTTTAGCATCAAAAATTTGATGCATTACATTCACGAAAAATTCAGGAACAATTAATACATCACTAGGTGATACATTAATATTATCTTTTTTAGGTGAAAGATGTGGTACATTTCTTAAATCTTCTGATAAATAAGAAGGAATTTTATATTCAACTTCTTTTTCATCTTCTCCTGTAATCAGAAAAGCATTATAGTTATTTTTTCTTAGAAAGAAACAAATATTGTATATTTCCTCAACAGCCATTGAATATACATTCTCTGGAATAGATGGAACATACAAATAAATATTGAAATTATTGCTTTCAATATTATTGAATAATTCATTCAGTTTGTCTAATTTATCCATTTTTTATTTATATTTTTAATTAAAATACGACAAAAAATCATATATTTGTGTTATGAAAACATTTGCCATTGAAGTAAACGGAATTCTAAGAGATTTTATAAAAAAATTTGAACAATTTTATAAAATTGAATTTGCTGATAGGTCAATAGGTTATCCAATCGACCCATTTAATCCATTACTTTCATTTCATTTTGAAAATGATGAATTAGAAGATTTTATATTTCAATATTCGTATGAATTATTTGCTAAATCAACATTACCTTCAAAAGAAATTATTGCACAAATAAATCAAATTTATCCTGAATTATCTGAAAATAACTATAGGATTATTATACTATCAAGAGAGGGTGTTAAAATGAGAAGTTTAACAGCATTTTATATATCAAATTTTTCAGCATCATTTTATTTTGATGAGATTAGGTTCTACAATAAGTTTGTAGAATATGTTGATGAAGATTTCGATTATATTCTAAGTGCTAATCCTAAATTATCAGAATTAGAATTTAAAAATACTAAAATTATTCTTTTTGACCCTGAGAATAAACATGAAAATTATAATAACAGGGTAAATAATATTATTGAAATTTTTCCATTACTTGAATATGACACAGAAACAGATAAAAATTGAAAATCTTAAAATATTAAAAGATTTACTTCCTGAATTAAATATTGAGGTTGAGACTCCTTGTGGGTATTCAAAAATACTTGCTTATGATGTAACATCAAAAAATTCAGAATTTTGGTCAATTGAAACAGAAACAGGTAAAACGATAAAAGTTTCAAAAGACCATCTTATTAGAACAGATTTGAAACTGTTTAAACCATTAAATGAAATCAGAAATGAATTGAGATTTATAAAACTTCAAACAAAGGATGGTTTAGAAATTATCAAATCAATATTATTTAATCCTAATATCTATGAAGACTTGGTTGATATTCAAGTTGAAGGTATTGGTGAATATTATGCTAATAATATTGCAGTACATAACTCAAACATTTTAAATTCTATAACATATGGTCTTTATGGTACTACCTTTGATACTCTCAAAAAAGAGAAGAACAGAGATAATAAATTTATCAACAATAATAACAAAAAAGATTATTCAGAAGTTCAGTTAATTGTTGAAATTAATGGTGAAGATTATGCCATTAGGAGAAGAACTGAAAGAAAATGGGATAAAACACACACAGATATCACATCATGTTCAACTAAAACCTATTTCAATAAATTAGACTCAAATAATGAAATAATTGATGAAAATAATCTTTCAGAACAAGATAAGTCTAAAACACAAAAATTAATTGAACATTCAATTGGTGATTTTGATGAATTTATTACAAAATCATTAATTAATGCGGATACATTAAATGACATTTTAACAACCGACCATGCTAAATTCTTAGATTCGATTCTTAGAGATACTGGTCTTGATATTTTTGAAAAGAAACTTGAACTATTCAAAGCATATAAAAAGAACGAATATAAAAAAGAATCATTACTTAATATATCAGTTGATAGATATAATCAATTAATTGAAGATGCAAAAAATTTAATTCAAGAAAATGAGACAAATATTGAAGATAGTAAAAATAAAATATCTGTCTTAAATGAAAGAATTTCTAATGGTGAAACACATGTTGAAAATACAATTAAAACATTAAAACCAATTGATTCCGAATTGTCTAAATTAGATATTAATAAAGTTAAGGATGAAATTAATAAACTTATTAATAATAAAGAAGAAAAGAAAAGGTCAGAAATCGACCTTTTAAAACAAATTGAAGAACTTAATAAGTTTGTTTTGGATGAAGAACTTTACAATTCATTAAAAGATAAATCAAATTCATTCAATGGTTGGTTAATTTCTAAAAATGACCAAATCAAGGATTTAAATAAAGAGATAAATAATATAACAAATGATATTAGTATTATAAATGGTTATATTCATAAAGAAAATCTTTCTTTAGGTAAAATTGATTCCCAAATTGATAATGATAGATTAACTTTAGAAAGACAAATTGATTTGATTAAAAATCAAATTTCTTCATTAGAAGATAGCAAAGTTTGTCCAAGTTGCAATCGTTTAAAAGATGATGATGCAATAACAGCAATTAAAGTAAAAGTTGATAAACTAAAACAAGATATTGAAAAAATTGAAGATGATATTAAAAAAGAAGTCTTTAAAAATAAATATCAATTGGATATAAAATCAATTAAGAAAAATATTGATAAATATAAAGAGGAAATTAAAGATAAGGAATTAATTATTGAAAGTAAAAAATTATTAATAACTAATTTTGAAGAAGATATTAAAAAAGAAAGTATTTCAATAACTAAAGTAAAAGAAAAGATTACTAAGATTGAACTTATAATTAAAGAAATAGAAAAAAGAAATAAATTCAAACAGGAATATGATAATATTCCAATGTTTATTGAAAATATTGATTTAAAGATTTCTCAAAGGAATGATACACTTTCAAAATATGATATAAATATTATTTATATTCAAGAAAATAAAAAAATTGAAACTAAAATTGAGACATATAAAAGTAAAGTTCAAGAATTTAAAAGTGAAAAAGAGTCTTATGTAAAAAAAGTTAATGAATTTAAATATAATATTGATTTTGCTAAAAATGAAATTGAAAATTATAAAAACACTATTGAGAAATATCTTGAACAACAAAGACAAGAATTGATTAGAGAAGAATATCAAAATTGTATTCATAGAGAGGGTATTCCAAGCACACTTTTAAAGAAACTAATCCCAAAAGTAAATATGTATCTTCAAGGATATACAGAAGATATTGATTTTAATGTTTTCTTTGATAATGAACTTTTCTTTCAAATGTCAAAGAAAGATACTCCTGAAATTATTCAGAATGTTATCTCAGGTTCAGGGATGGAAAGAGTATTTGCTTGTATTTGTCTTAGACTTGCATTGAGATTTATGAATAATAGGTCAAGACCAAATATTCTTTTACTTGATGAACTTTTTGGAAAATTATCAGAAAGGAATGCAATGAATTTTATTAATTTAATGAATAAAGTTAAACAAGATATTGATAAAATTCTTATCATTGAACATGCTTATGGTGATATAATTAATCCTGATTATCTCATTATGGTTGATAAAGATGAAAATGGAAATTCTTTCATAGAATTTAAAAATTAAATCAAATACTTACGTCATTTTTTGAATATTTTTCTATTTATATATAAAATAGAATGATATTCAATAATACAGGACTTACTAAAGATAACATTATATTTGATTTCGACATATCAAATATAAAGTCATTCGACAATAATGCAGGATTTTCTGTAACTAGTTTAACATTTTGGGAAAATTATGTTCTGTCAAACCTTACTTTAACAGGTTTTGGACAGACAATGTACGATTTTGGTCTTGCAACATCTTTTACAGATTCAAAATCTTTTTCAATAAAAGATAGAAATCTAGTTTTCAATAGAATCGGTTATAATGATTCAGAAGGTAATACTACATTTCCAAACATACAACTTTACACATCATCCACAGAAGGTAATTCTTTTGATTTATCAGGTGGATATTTAAGCACATATATTAAATTATATGATAAACCATTTCAACTTGGAAAATATAGAAATGAGAATGGTTTTTCAATAGATACTTGGTTATATATTGATAATGAAACATTTGAAAATATTAATTCATTTAAAGATGGATTCTTCTTATATTTAGGAACAAAATCAGAAAATAAATTTAATGTCGCATTTTCAGGTTCAAATGATGATACATCTAAAATAAGTTATGATAATTATAATTTTATTGATGATTTAGAATATAATGCAGTAGGTTTAAAATTCAATAATGATAAAACAATATCATTGAAATATTTAGTAACATCTGCATTTACAACAGAGATTAAAACAGATAATCCAATTGAAACAACAGGTTGGACAAATATCGTAACTACTTTTAGATATTGTAAAAAAATTAAAGATTTTGATAATGATAGTTTAGTTGATTGTATTCCAAGAAGAGATGGTCATTTTAAAATTTTTGTGAATGGTGTTCTATTTCACGAAATAGATAATCTTGAAGAATTTTTTTGGTTAAGACCTTTAAAAACTGATGTTGATAAACAAATTGGTATACCATTCACAATAAATTGGGGAGGCGGTACTTGGGGATTAAAACATTCATTTGTTGATGCGATTTCATCAGCAACAGTAACTGAAAATATTATTACAGGTAGAGAATTTATTTATCAAAGTGGATACAGTCTTCAAAATTTAAGCGGTTATAGTTATACTTTAGTAACAGGGCAAACATTATTTAATGATGGTGATTTTGGTACTTTTGAAACAAGTATTAATAATGTTTCATCTGATTTAGTAGGTTCATTACTAACAAGCAGTTTAACACAGGCTTATTCAGGAAGTTCTTCATTACTATTAACATATACAGATTATACAGGTTATAGTTTTAGTGCTATAAGTAATAATTTATTGAAATTTACACAACCTATTATCTTAACATCAAATACAAAATATATTTATAGTACAAAATTATATGATAATGATAGTTTTAATTGTTATGTTAACCAAATTTATTTAGGTTTTCTAGAAACTATAGATTCAGAAATAAAAGTAATTACCTCCTCAACATATTTAACAACAGAAGATTTACCACAAAATTGGATTGATTTAAGTTTAGAAATTCAAACACCACAAATAATCACAGGTTTAACATCATATACACCTGCCGTTAAAATTCAAAATTTAACATCAGGAACAAGATTTTATGAATTATATTTTGATAGTTTTACTTTTGATGCTTATACTGTTCAATTAACAGGTGGTACAAATCAAATAGAATATGGTGATACAAATACTCTTGATGCTACAATAACAGGTGTTACTACTGATGTGGTTTATAATTTATTTACAACTGTACTAACAAATGATAATTCATATTTAAAAATGAATATACTACCAACAACAGTAGTATCATCAACAACAATTACTGCAAGTACAAATTTAATAAATGATATTTATCAAGTTGGAAATGTTATTACTGAAGTTTATAATGGTTTAGTTGAAATAAGTGCTGACCATCCATATCAATGTGAAACAACTCTTAAATTAAGTAATTCTAGCGCATCTACATTATCATACACATCAGATACTAATAATTTATTATTAATTAACACTTTACCAACACCAATTTTTGGTACAACAGGTATAACATTTAATCCTAATAGTAGATATGTTTATACTGCTAAATTTTATGATGATAATAGTTTTACAGGTAATAGCAAGTCAGTATTTTTAACTTTCCAAGGTGGATTAAATTCTGAAAATACAATTATTTCGTCAATCACATATGGTGATACGGTTGAAAAAAGAAAATGGGTTGATTTAAAATTAGAATTTATAACTCCATCGGCATTTACAGGAATTACAAATTATTTACCATCTGTTAAAGTTGATTTTACATCTAATTTAGTTAATAATTATAAGTTTTATTTTGATGATATTTCAATAATTGAATATTCACCTAGTATTTTACAAACTGTTGTCTCAACATCAGCATTTACATTTAGTGCAACAGGAAATAACTTATTAATATTTAATCCTGTAAATATAATTCCTGATAGAAAATATGTTTATAAGGGTAAATTTTATGATGATAATAGTTATAATTCAGGGCAAACCAAAGGTGTTTATTTAACATTTTCAGGTGGATTAAATTCTGAAAATATAATCATCTCATCTTTAACATATACAACTACAACATCTGCTCAGACATGGGTTGATTTAGAATTATCATTTTTAACACCATCAATATTAACAGGAAATACAACTTACTTACCTTTAATTAAATTTGTTAATCCAACAGGAATATCAAATAATTATGAATTTTATTTTGATGATTTTGTTTTTGAACAATATGAAGTTTCAGGAAATACAAATTATTTCTTAAATGGTGATATTGGAACATTTGAAAATAATATAACAGGTGTTACAAGTGATGTTATTAATATAATTATTACATCAAGTACAGCATTTACACATTCAGGTAATTACTCATTAAAATTAAAACCTTTTGACCCAATTGTTTCAATAACATACCTATCAGGTTATTCAACAAGTTATACATATTTCTTTAATACATCAAGCAATATTAATTTTGATACTAGCATTAGTGGTGTAACAACAGATATTTTAGATGTTGTAATAACATCAACAACTGCTCAAACATTTTCAGGATTAAGTTCATTAATATTATCAGCAGCAACCTCATCAACTAAAACATTATATAAATATGTTTCGGGTGGTACAATATTATACAATTTTGAAGGCAGTATAAGTGGATTTACATCAGAAATTAATGCATCAATATTAACATCAAGTACTGAACAATTTTCAAATCAATACTATACAAGTGCAACATCATTAAAATTATTTGGTAATTCATCAGGAATTACAATTACAACAGGACTTACAATTAATACGTTTAATCCGATTTCTGATTTTAGCGAAATAGATGGTATACCAACAGGACAAATTTTTGATTTTGAAAACTTGGTAAATTTTCAATATAAATTAGCAAATAATAATACAGCTGGTTTAGACCCATATGATAACTCATTACCTTATAGTGGAACTAGTGGATTAAAAATTATTCCATATCCACAAAAAAACAGTTATGCGCCATTTTTTAGTATTGATAATAATTTATTTTATTTTAAGAAAAATGTAACATTATTACCAAATACAGAATATTATTATGAAGGTTATGCATATGATTATACATCCACTACTATATATCTGACAACTAGTTATACGATAACAGATTTAAGTGGTAATACAACTAGAGTTTCTGCATATACACAAAATATAGCAAAAACTTGGACAGGTTCAAATAAAGGTATTTATTTAGATACTATACCAAAATTAGACCCTGAAATTATTATTTTATCTGCTAAAACATATACATCTACGACATCATCAAATACTTGGACAAAATTAAGTTATTTATTCAAAACACCTTCTGTAATGACAGGTAATACAACATATAAATTTTCAACAAGTATTGACCATGAACATGATTTAAGTGAACCATCTAAAGCTACTTTAGTATTTACAGGTGGTACACTTAGTGCAAAAACAGTAACATCACTTACAATAAATAATCTTGGCTATAGATTTCATTTTGATAACTTTTTTGTCTCATCCTCAACAATCGATGTTTATACATCATTCACTTTATCATCAACAACAGATGTTTTAGTTAAATTTAGTTCATTTACAATAACAAGTAATACTAAATATATACTTAATACTCAATTTTATGATGATAATAGTTATATAAGCGGTCAAGATAAAGGTGTAATTTTACAAATTTCAGGTGGTTTAAATTCTGAAAATATAATAATATCTTCTTTAACTTATACCACAACAACTTCTTCTAAAACTTGGGTTGATTTATCTTTAGAATTTACAACACCTAGTGCATTAACAGGTTCAACATCTTACATTCCTATTGCAAAATTATATAACAAAAGTGGTATAAGTTCAAATTACAAATTTTATTTTGATAATTTTAAAATTACAAATTACCCTTTAACACCATTTACATCGTTTACATTTAGTTCAACAACCAATTCATTATTAAGATTATCAGCTTTAACTCCTGAAGTTAATAAAAAATATATTATAAATGCTAAATTCTATGATAATAATAGTTACAATACAGGTGAAACAAAAGGTGTTTATATTGGATTCTTACCACCATTAAATTCAGAACATACTATTGTAAGTTCTTTAACTTACACAACCACAACATCTTTTAATGTTTGGAATAATTTAAAAATTGAATTTAACACCCCAACTCAAATAACAGGAAATACATCATATACACCATATGTTTTTGTTGATAACCCATCAGGAATAAATCAAAGTTATAAGTTTTATTTTGATGAAATTTATAATGAAAATTATAATTTACTACCTGTACTTTCCTTAACAGGATTTAGTTATGTATATAATACAGGTTATACAAAGACATTTGAATCTTCTATTGAAAATGTATCAAGCGAAACAAAAAATACATTATTAAAAGTATCTACAGAACAATATTTCTCAGGAAATAGTTCACTTAAACTTGCATTACCATCGCTTGTAATAACTCAATATACATCAAATACATTAACAATAAATGATGCTAATTTTGGTCAATTTGAAAATAGTGGTCATACTAGTGGTATTACATCTGGTATTACAATTGATTTGTTTGGTGGTACATTAGAAACATTACCATTTAGTGAAATTGGTAATCCATCTAAATTTATTTTAAATGTAAGAAATACTGACCTTACAGGTAATACATTCAATTCACCTAGTAATACAATTTTTACATTTACAAACCCTAAACCAATAAATTCAAGTAAAGTTTACATAATTGAATCAAGATTTAATGATTTCTTTAGTTTTGTAAGTACATATAAGTATGTCGAAATAAATTTCTTGAATTTAAATACTGAAAATGAAGTTCTTGGTAAAACAGCATACACAAGTTCAGATTCTTTTAATACTTGGTATACATTAAGAACTGAAATTAAAACACCTTCAATAATTACAGGTTCAACAGCTTACACATTAGGTGCTACAGTTGATTTTGGTGACTGTTTCCCATCAATTTATGGGTTTAAGTTTGATGATTTTAAATTATATGAACAAGATATTGTTACAGGTTTAACATATTCATCTTTAACTAATAATATATTTAAATTTGAAGATATAAATATTAATCCTAGTAAAAAATACAAATTATCAACTAAATTCTATGATGATAATAGTTATTTAAGTGGTCAATCAAAAAGTATTTATTTTGATTTTGAACCTACATTGTCAAGTGAAAATGTTATTTTAACATCAATCACATATAATAATACTATTTCATCAAATACTTGGGTTGATTTAAGTATTGAGTTTACAACCCCTGGGGTATTATCATCTTACACGGTTTATACACCTGTAATAAAAGCAGGAAACACTACTGCAATAACAAAAAATTATAAATTTTATATTGATAATTATAGCTTTACTGAATTTAATCCAATTCCTAATTCTATTTCATCATCTACTGCAACAACATTTAGTTCATTAACAAATAATCTATTAATTTTTGAAAATGCATTAGAAATAAAACCAAATAAAAGATATGTTTTGGAAGGATATTTCTATGATAACAATGGATATAATCTAAATACAGAAAAAGGAATTTATTTTGATTTTACAAATCCATTAAGTTCTGAAATTGAATTATTAACAAGTACAACTTACAATACAAGTAGTTCTGCAAATACATGGACTTACTTATCAATTGACTTTGTAACACCAAGTGGAATAACTGGATATACATCTTATACACCTGTTGTTAAATTCAAAAATTCACAAAATATAACATCTTATTATAATTTTTATTTTGATGATATTTCATTCCGTGAATATGATGTAATTCAATTAACAGGTACAACTTCATATACCATCAGTACTGAAATATTATATAATAAAGGAATTAAATCTGTTATTGAAGAAAATTTTGATGGCTCATTTTATGGAAAAATACAAAGACTTAGAATGTATGACATTGATTTACCATTCCCTGAAATTAAAAAGAACTATAATTACTTCTCTAATAAATACGGTTTTAGAAAACTTAAATAAATGGATTTTTCAATAAAACAAAATAGCGAACTACCAATGTTAGAGTTGAAACCTTATAAAGGTAGAAATTTCTATCAATTAGTTGAAATAATTCAAAATGCAACTGTATTGTTTTCAATGATTGATGAAAGAGGTGTTTATAAAATCCGTGACAAAGGTGCTATTGTTAATGTAGAAACTAAAAATAATTTACAATTAGACCAAGAAGATAGTTGTAGAGAAATTATTGATTTTACAATTCAATATAAATTTACAAAAAAAGATACATCAAAACCTGGAAAATACAAAGGTGAGTTTAAAATTATTTTTGAAAAATATGGAGAACAAAAAACTATTGTTGTTCCATTAAATTATAAACTTGATATTGAAGTTTTACCATCTTTTACTAAAACACAAACAATAACACAAACAAATGCAATACCACCACAACCTCCACCGATTGAAATTGATATTTATGATGCAATCTTAACAGGAATATCGGATGAATATATAAAAGTTGGTGAAAATCAATACTTAAAATTTACATAAAATGATAGTTACAGGAAAAACCATAACCCAATTACCCAATTTAATTACACCAACATTAAATACAGCATTACCTGCACAAGAAGGTAATTCAACTTATAATGTTACAGTTGATAATTTAGCAACTACTTTATCTACTGCTGAACCATTTATGAATATATCAGCTAATTTTTTTAGTAATCCACAAATTGTTTCTGAAACAATAGATATACCACAAAATTCTAATGCAATAATAATTGGACCTATAGGATTAGGATTATTAGGAACAATAAATGTACCTTTAAATTCAAATTTAACAATACTATAACTATTTAAAGAAAAAAAAGATGAGTACTCTTAAAGTTAATAATATACAATCCACAATAGAAGGCGGTGGAATAAAATTTGTAGGTGCAATAACAGCAACAACAATTTATGTTGGTGGCCCATCAGGGGTAACACTAGGTCAATCAGGTGTATATAGCACACAATCAGACCCACCTTGTAATTCAACTGCAACTGAAATTGGTTTTGAAACAAGAGCATGTGGTCCATATTCACATGCCGAAGGTTATAGAACATCAGCAACAACTAATGCATCTTATGCACATGCTGAAGGTAGGGGAGCAATTGCTAGTGGCTACGCTTCACATGCTGAAGGTTATTATACATTTGCTATTGGTAATGATTCTCATTCTGAAGGAAATTATACAAGAGCATATGGTGATAATTCCCATTCCGAAGGAACATATACGGAAGCAAATGGGGCATATTCACACGCTGAAGGTGGAGGTACAATTGCAAACGGTGTAAGTTCACATGCTGAAGGTGGAGAAACAATAACATATGGACAATATTCACATGCTGAAGGATATGTAACAACAGCAGTAACACAGTATTCACATGCTGAAGGGCAAAATACTATAACATATGGGCAAGGTTCACATGCTGAAGGATATCAAACAAGAGCAATTGGTAATTATTCACATGCTGAAGGATATAGAACAATAGCAAGTAATATATCTTCACATGCTGAAGGTGGAGAAACAATAACATATGGACAATATTCACATGCTGAAGGATATGTAACAACAGCAGTAACACAGTATTCACATTCTGAAGGTGAAAATACTATAACATATGGGCAAGGTTCACATGCTGAAGGATATCAAACAAGAGCAATTGGTAATTATTCACATGCTGAAGGTGAAAATACAATAGCTAGTGGTAGAAGTTCACATTCTGAAGGTGGATATACATCAACATTAGGACAATATTCACATTCTGAAGGTGAAAATACAATAGCTAGTGGTAGAAGTTCACATGCAGGTGGTTTTAGTTCAACTACAATAGGACAATATAGTTTTGTTCATGGTAATAGCAGTACAGCACACTCATTAAATACAATAGTATTAGGTGCAAATATCCAAGGTTATTCAGCAAATACAACATATGTCGATAGATTAAATATTAAAACAGTTCCTTCGGGGACTACTTTATATCCATTGGCTGTTGATAGTCAAGGATTCGTAATAATTGATAGAACACCAACAATAGTTATAAGTGGTGGTGGTACTGTTAATACTAGTGGAGGTTCTGTTTATGTTGATACTACAGGAACTACAGTACAATCAAGAGATGGTGGAACTGTAAATATTTTAACACCAGGTAATACAATTAGTTTTTCAGGATATAGTGGTTCAGTAATTGTTAGTAGCGGTGGTAGTATTAATTTACCTAGCGGTAGTAATTTAAATATTTCAGGAGGAACAGTTATTATTACTAGTGGTGGTTCAGTTAATCTTTCAGGTTATAGTGGTTCAGTAATTGTTAGTAGTGGTGGTTCAGTTAATTTACCAAGTGGTGGAACTGTAACTGTTTCAGGTGGTACTGTAAATATTTCAGGAGGTTCTGTTAATCAATCAGGAGGAACAGTTGTTATTGGTGGTGGTGGAAATATTAATCTTTCAGGCTATAGTGGTTCAGTAATTGTTAGTAGTGGTGGTAGTGTTAATTTACCAAGTGGTGGTACTGTAAGTGTTTCAGGCGGTACTGTAAATGTTACAAGTGGTGGAACTGTTAATCAATCAGGTGGTACAATCAATGTTGGAAGTGGTGGTACTGTTAATCAATCAGGAGGTTCTGTTAATCAATCAGGAGGAACAGTTGTTATTGGTGGTGGTGGAAATATAAATCTTTCAGGATTTAGTGGTTCAGTTATTGTTTCTAGCGGTGGTTCAGTCAATTTACCAAGTGGTGGTACTGTTACTGTTTCAGGTGGTACAATCAATGTAACAGGTGGTACTGTGAATGTATCAGGAGGTACAGTAAATGTT